AGAAGATATTCATCAGCATTCAATTGTGGTTATAATAATGGGTTAGTGTTTGATTGTGTGACCGAACCTAATTGGTGGGCGTTTAGCAAAAAGGAATATTACTTACATTCAAGATTTCAATTCATGAAACACAAATTGGAAAAATTATTACCTACGTTTGATAAAGACAAGACTGCATTTGAAAATATGATTGATAACGGGTATGACAGAATTTGGGATTCGGGAAATCTTAGATTTTGTTGGAAAACATGAAACGGAGATAACCATAGAAAAAGGGGCCGAAGCCCCTATTTTATAATATCAAGATTTTTACTTGATATAGATTTGATTACAAAAGATTTGTAACCTTGATACGTCTAAAAAACACATTGGTATTTGCAGTCAAACCATTAGTAGACACATTGGTAGCGTCAGCATAAGGATGGGCGACCACGCCATATCTTTGACGGAAAGCCAATTTTGGTTGGAACGTGTTAGGATCAACAGCACGGAACAGTTGCAAAGGCTGATATGGTGCATAGAACAAACCAGCTTGGTAAGGATTCTGACCTTTGTGACCAATAACTGCATAATGGGTATTTGAACCACCATTAGCGAGGTAAGGATCAACAAACACCTTAAAACGACCATTCAAGATACCAGCAAAAGTAGTAGAAGCTTCATCAACAACATCAACACCTTGCAATGCTGGGTTGAAGTCAAGAACACCAGCCATTGCCAAAGCAGAAGCTACGTCTGAAGAACAGATAACGAAGTTACCCCGACCCAAACGGGTTTGTTGAGCGATAACGTTTGCATCACGTTCGATTTGGAACATCAAACCTTTAAACTTCTCAACTGACCAACGACCACCAGCATCTTGATCCATATCAAAAGTACCTGGGGTAACGGTTGCCTGAGCACCCGGTTTAGCAGATACTGCAATAGTACGGATAATTTCGCGGTTAATTTCAGCAGTGATTTCAGTAGAAAGAATATTGATCAATTCTTGTTCAGCATCCAGACCATGCAATGCTTTCAAGTCTTGAACCAATTCAACGCTGTATTCAGCTTTCAACGCACGGGTCTTAGCTTCAACAGCTTTCTTTTCAATAGTCAAAGCCATTGAACCAAAAGCATTACCACCAGAAGAACCCAACATTAGCTTTCAGATTATATTTCTTAGCATAATTTGTAATTGTCCCAACATGGACATTCAATTTGTATGCCATACTTTCCATACTCATTGAATTGAACATCTTAGTAAATTCAATTTCGCTTGTCAGAAAGTCATAAGTTCCTTTATCTATCTGAATAAAATCGGGATCGATCTGATGATACCACAAAGCAAACCTAATGGTTTCCATATCCTTACTGATTTCATCAACTAACACTTGTTGGGACTTCCCTGATAATTTCCAATCAATCAAATAATCTGAGGTTGCCAATCTTAAATCGATATCAGTTAGTTTTTGAATACATTTTGCATCATGATTACCTTCCCAACGATAATTTGGATATTCTGGCATGAATATCTTTTGTCTAATTGCTGCCCGTGTTGTGTTGACTACTTTCATTGCACTTGAAAAATCTTTATACACAATTCCATCTATAACAATCGATTCAGCCGCATTATTCGGCATGACTTTAACTTTACATTCATTAGAACAAAATTTCTTATATGAATATACAGATTTTCTGAATTCTAATTTTGTGTCACATACAGGACAGTTGTTTCCTTCAAGTCTACCTTCTTTTAAAAGATGAATTGCTTCATAGAATGGATAGTTCAGATATAAATTTTTGATAGCACCAACAATAGGTTTTGCCCATGATGAACACGCAGAAAATTTAGTTGGATCAGATGCATACTTTGTTAACAAAGTTTTATAGTTTACTGACAGCGCATTGACTATTGATTGGATTTCTTCTAGTTTCATTTCAGTTTCTTCAAATATTGAATTTTTCCAGAATCATATGTTCTTAGTAACTTATGTTCCTTTGCTAATTCTGTTTCCGTTTTATTTTCAATATTATACCCTATTGCAGAAAACCGACTTTTCCTAAAATTAAATTTGTGTTCCCGTTTATCTGTCCTGTAGTCATAATAACGGTAATCTTCCCTAATCCGATAAATTTCAGAAAATCCATTCTTAGTGTAAACATTTGAATCCATACTAACGATTTCCATATCCCCAAAGCTTGTTATGAAATCTACTTCATGATTCTTTTCAAAATATGAAAGAAGTTTTGTGAAAGCGCCAGTGACATTAGTATTAGCAAACCGATTCAGTTCATACCCAATACCTTCAGCAACAGGTTTTATGTTAACTGGTATATTCTTAAATCCCATTGCTGATACAATGTTCCCTTCGTATTCTAACCCAAGTCGCACAGATGAACTTGTTTTGCCTTGCATATGATTTTCATTCATAAACGATTCATATTCGGTCTTGGAAAGATTTACTACTTTTGTCTTTCTTGCCCCAATACGGTCTTTGTTGTCATTCAGAAGATTCTTAATAAATTTCTTAACCACTTCTGGTTTATTGTTCCAATCATCTTCCCAAATCTGAACAATCCTAATTCCTTTAGAATGGAAATATTCAACCCTTTCCCGATTATAAGAATAAGATTTTTCTGCTTCAGAATTCCAGTATGTACCATTGAACATAATTCCAAGATTCTTTTCTGCCATAAAAACATCAATATCAAATTCAAACAACTTGTTATATGATTGGATTGCTGTTGGATTTATACCAAAAATAAATTCATAAAACCCCTGCTTACTAATAGGGGATACGACATCAATAACATTTTGTTCTTTGACAATAACAATCGGATTGCCATTTAATATCGACTCGTCTATTATTTGATTAGTTATTTTATTTTCTTTGTTCTTAATCGATGCTTCCTTTGTCCTAATAACAAAATCTTGTTTAGATTCATCTAATTGTGACCAAGATTCAACCCCATACTTTTCTTGCATGGTGATCTTACGTTTGTCAATAGTCTTTCCCCAATTGACATCCCTTTGACCATATTGATTTCTTGCCTTTACTTCAGGATCATTCTGAATACACTTTTGTGAACAAAATTCTGACCAATCATTTTTCTTAGATGACCACTGAAAATACTCAACCCCACACGTTTTACAGTGGGGAACATAGACTCTATCTTTACAAAAGATGGAAAGTTTTCGAGAAAATAAATAATCGTTCGGAACGATACCAGAACACACAGAAAGCACAAAATCAACTTCAGAATTGAAGCCGTTTTTTCTTAGATATGGTTCCCCCAATCTTGCCCCTCTTGATTTACCTTCGGGGGTGTAGCAGTGAGCTACTAATTTTTCGCGTACACGTTCTTCATCCATAAGTTTCATTTCCTTTTCCCAATTCTACCACATTCTTAAATATATCAAACCATCTTTAAAAGAATTCTATGTTTGATCCAATCCAATCTGCTTACCGAAATATTTATTCCGAATCAAAAATTCAGAAGTTTTCATGTCCTTTATTTGAAGCAATTGATGCTGTTCAAAATGAAGAACATATTCCTGATGAATGGCATTCCAAACAGAATCACATCCTTGAACAACTAAAACAAAAATAATATGTACAATCTATTCGAACTTCCTGAAAATTTCTTAACGCACAAATATTCTGATGCTGAAAAAGCACATTATAACAATATTATTTTTGATGCTATCAATTCGCCCGATAAGCTGAATGAAGATTTGACGGATAAACAGAAAGCAAAAGTTGATAAAATGGATACATCATATAGGGGATACCCTGAACATGATGCGGTTTTCGGGAAAGGGGTAGATAGAATCGTTCTTCCTTATGACGATTCAAAAGACCCATTAATCACATCATCAAATTTTAGAACAACCCCAAAAATAGCAAATATAAATGCCGTTCATCATCATATGGTATTTGATGAATTGCATAAGAAAGGGTATGTTGTAGATAATTATCTTTCTGGGTTAACCCATCACATCGATACCCCAAATCGAAAAATTAAAATTCGCAAAGCATTAGAGAATATTGGGGTTGCTGATACTATGACAAGAATTTATAGTAAACCAAAATACAAAGTATCCGAAACTGGCAAGATTTTAACGGATAAACACGGTAATAAAATTGTATCGGTTGAACCAAAACCGTTAACCCTTGGTCAAGTATATGATGCCGATCCAGTTCGGTCTGCTGCAAAAACCCCAAAACAAATTGTTATTACCCGAAATAAATACGATGTTTGTGGAATGTCCACTGATCGGGGTTGGTCATCATGTATGAATATGGTAGACGGTTCAAATAAGCATTATCTTCCCCAAGATATTTATCATGGGACTGCAACTGCATATCTAACAAAAGTTGGGGATGATGGTGTCAAGAATCCAATTGGGCGAATCAATCTAAAGAAATTTCAATCCATTGATGATCATGTGATTTATCGGGCCGAAAAACGTCAATATGGAATGATCCCAAAATCTTTTATTAGTCAGACTGATGATTTCACCAAAGAAAAATATCCATCTAAACCCGGCGTATATTTAAAACCTTCTGAATTGTATAATGATGATGGGGAATCCATGAAGGTGGAAGGAATGGAACATCTTACCCATCATGAATTGATTACCCATGCCCCAAAAATTGCGGAAGCAATTATTCATAATGGCAGAAATGCTCAACAAGGTCTTTCTGATCCAGAATGGGGGGATAATAATGCAGAACAAGTAAAAGATGATACATTAGATACTTTAGATAAATTACACAAACATTTATCCAAACCAGAATTGGCTAATGTAGTCATTCATCATATCGCAGATCATTCATATAAAGAAGATGGAAATCGACAAAATGAATATAGAACTAAATTTAGCGAAAACTATACATTAGATGATATTGATGGTGATGACGCAATTCATCACTGGGCTATTAAACGATTAGGTCAAAACTATGATGTCGATAAAGGCATCAAAGAAATGCCAGTTGATCAAAAAATAGTAAACCTAGATAAAATTCATAACGGAATGGAACATACGGAGGATAATGATCATGAAGCCCTAAAAGATGTTCACGCTTCCATGATCAATTCTGCATTTCTTGATCATCCCGATAGTCATGAACTACATGCTAAGATTTTGAATCATATGTTTGCCCCAAAGAATCAAAACTATTATGATAATCTTATTGATACTAATTCAACCCATCTTGATAAAGTTCATCCTGTAGAATTGACGAAGAATCCAAGAACGATTCATCATATTTTTGATTCTGACACATCTATGTTTCCCCATGGGGATGTTTGGGATACTAAAGGGGCAGTTGAACATATGGGGAAACATGCTGATCATAAATTAGCAGATCATATTATTCATCATGAAGATGCTTCCGAAGATAGTCAGAGGGATTTTGTTCGGGGATTGAATAAAAATACTAATGGGGAAAAGATTTCCCATCAACTGTCCGATGATATGCTTCTTTCTGGGGGCGAATATCATGGCAAAGGGGAACTATTGCCGATTACAAAGCCTCATGAATTAACATATGCTATGCAAGGGGGGCATCGATCAAGGGATTATGCGACTGATGATTCTACACATTTGGGGAAATATGTTGCTTTAGCTTCTACTACCGCATTTAAATCTGTGTATGACAAAATAAAAAATAGAACGGCAACTGATTTGAATCATCCTGATATCATTCAGGCGTTGAAAGACAATTGGGAAATGCGACCAAAACAAGTAACCGAATCTAAAAAAACATTTAGAGATTCTATTCTTGAAGCATATTCAAGGGTTACGTCAACTGCCTAACGACTAAATATCATTAGGGTTTCTTGTTAAAGAATTATAAACATATTATTAAGGATATATTTTGCCGATCTATGACTACCAATGTAAAACATGTTCCCATGAATTTGAACGCAATGTAAAAATTGCAAATATGCATGACGTTCAATCATGCCCTGAATGTGATGCCGAATCTGAACGTGTTATTCGGGGATGCCCAAGTTTAGGCGATCCTATTCGTTTAGGGCTTATAAAACCATCAGATGGATTTCGGGATGTTCTAAGAAACATCGCAAAGAAGACACCGGGGGGTTCTGTGATGATGAACAACTGTAGCTACCTTTAGAATAGCCCTACAACGCACCAGAATCGTCTTGGTTGCGTTTAGATAGTCTAAGGTATACCGATGTAGCCTGATGGTCTTCTAAGCGATTGTAGGGGCTTTAAATAGGTCAACAAAGGAAAATAAAATGCAGAAAATTACTGAAGCATACAAGAAAATGCTGTTGAATGAAGATCAAGTTGATATCGTTTCAATGGACGTTCCATTTCTGATTCGATTGATGGAGTATTCAAGGGAACAGATTAAGTCTGATGATGAACTTCACAAAGTTGCAACTGTTTTGATTAAACAATCGAAGTTTGGTAATGTGACAACAAAAGATATTAGTAAGATTCTTAGAAAGTAATCATGGCTATCACCACTTTAATCGCATTCAAACAATACTGCTTAAGAAGTCTTGGAGCCCCAATATTGACTATTGATGTCACTGATGATCAATTGGCCGATAGATATGATGATGCTTTGAGAAAATACCAAGACTATCACTTCGATGGAACAGAAAAAACATTTCTGAAACATACTGTTACTCAGACAGATTTTGATAATAAATATATTTCCTTACCAACAAATGTAGTGAGTATTATTAGAATTCTACCATATAATTCTGGGTATGCATCTTCTGATCAGTTATTTTCAGCTCAATATCAGTTTCTTCAAAATGAAATGCATAATCTTTGGTCAGGGGGAGATTTGGCATACTACAAAATGACAATGACGAATTTAGCCCTCTTACAGGAGACACTTTCTGGGAAACCTACCTACAGGTTCAATAAAGTAACTGATAAATTATACATAGATATTTCTTGGGAAAGAAAACTAAATGTTGGATCAACTGTAGTTGTTGAATGTATGTTATCCATCAATCCTGAAACCAACGATAAAGTCTTCAATGATGTGTGGTTCAAACGATACTATACAGCTTTAGTTAAAAGACAATGGGGAACTAATCTGAAAAAGTTTTCGAATGTTGTTATGATGGGGGGAACTACCCTTAATGGACAAATTATTTTTGATGAAGCAAATCAAGAAGTAATGGAACTTGAACAGGAATTAGAAGATAAATGGTCAGAACCAATTGATTGTATTTTCATTGGTTAATTAAAAAAGGGACTCAATTGAGTCCCTTTTGTTTACATGTCTTTCAACAACTTTTCAAATTCATCCATTGAATCATCGTCATCAGTTGGTTCAACTTTCTTTGCGACTTTCTTTGCTGGTTGGGCAGCATTCTTAACCATTGCATCCAAATCTGGAACATCTTCAAACTGTTGCTGTTGTTGTTGTTCAGCAGTCTTAGGACTAGACCCACCTTCACTAACCCGTTTGAATTCTGTCATCAATTGATCATACGTCTTGAAGAATTCTGGTTTTGTGAATTCAGAAAGATCATATGCCTGATTGATAATTGCTTCCATTTCTTCATCAGTTTTCGCCAAAGGACTTGGGCTTGCCCATTCACTTGAATCGAAATTTACAAAATCCGCAACTCTCTTTGCCCGAAGACGGAAATTACTTCCGGTATCAATATCCCATACCATCTGAGGTTCATCACCATCAAACTCTGGACTAAGTTTACCTTTGATAGTATCCAAAATCTTCGATCCGAATTTCCACAAAAATACCTTACCGTCATTTTCTGGATTTGCTGGGTCTTTTACGACAAAGATGTTTGCGATGAACTGTTTACGAAGTTTGCGTTTCTTGGCAATTTCAATCTGATCGGCTTCTTTGGAAGCATAACACAGACCATTCGCTTCCCCTACTGGGTCAACCTGCCCAATTGACCACAAACTGTTATTGATGTACCATTTACCATTACTGCCCTGAAATCCATATGTAAAATTATTCACATATGGGAGTTCGTTACCATGAACAGGGGGAAGTACCCGAATGATAGCCGAACCCACATCAGATTTGTCGCGGGTCAAAGTCCAGAATCGGGTATCCGCTTCTTTCTTATCAAATCCTTTTTTTTCCATTGATTTGATTACGTTTGCCATCATGCTTGCGCGATTTTTGCGCATTTCTGAAAGAGATGTTGCCATTTTTAATTGTCCTTAAAGTTTATGTTGTTTAAAAAATTGTCTATGTGGCTTAGTTGCGATACGCTTAATGTGCCTTTGTTGACGAATTTACTTGATTTGTACATGCGTACCTGATATTTAGTTGCGTCAAATCCAGCTATCTTTTGGATACATTCGATTGACCTATCAAGAAGAATAATGGATTCGTATTCAACTTTAGCTGATAAAATATCAGATATTACTTTTGTACTAAGGTACTGGTCTAAACTAATCTTGTTCCGCAACATTTGCAGTTCAATATAGCTTAGGTCACGAAACAATGTATAGTCAATGGATTCCTTGACTTTATTCCAATGTTTATAGTTGTCTTCTGCATAATCTTGTTTATACAGAAATTCTGGGTTCCCATAAAGATGATTAGCTACGCATAATTCAATTAGTTTCCTTTCTGAGTTGGCTATTTTTAAAAAAGACTTGATCAACCAAAAGTCATTCCGTTCAGAAACTTCTGATTTGTTCTTAAAATTTGTCCCATGAACAAACACATCATATTTTGTTGTAAAATGCAATCTAATCGCAAAATACAACTGAAATGCCTTTTCGTCGGTCATTCGTCTAATGGGGCAGACGTTCGTTTTGGCATGGAGTAGTTTTTGGTTGCTTCCATGTAAATTTTTTCTTTCAAGGGCGCAGATATCATTTCAGCAATGTCTTCATATTCAGCATCTGATTCATATTCACAAAAATACATCAGGGCTTCCATATAGGAAAGGTTTTTAGTGCTTGCTAATTCTTCGATATGAAGGGAAAATTGGGCTGGATTCTCAAACATTTTTTCAATCATTCTTATCTTTCTTCTAAGTTGTTGTCATTGTACCACAAATTTCTTCCAAAACAGAAAAATCTTTAACTTTTTTCACAGTCAGATGTCGTTCAAAAAGTTCAGGAACAACTTCCCGATGGGAAATTACAATGATGTTTACGTTTTCTTCAATGCTTTCTAAAATTTCGATGAACGTATCAACAGACTCAATATCTAAACTACTATCCATCGTTTCATCAAATATTAGAAGATTGGTTGAAATAGAATTTCTTGATTCAGCAATCTTTCTCCAACTGAATAGAATAGCCAAGTCAATCTTCTTTCTTTCCCCTTCAGAAAAAGAATTGTAGGAAAACACATCCCGGTTTCTACTTTTGATTGTTTCCTGAAACAGTTCATCCAATTCAAACTGAATGAACAGATCAAATTTCTGAAGATACTGATTGATCAAGACATTCAACTTAGGAATGAATGTAGCTATGATCTTAGCTTTGATGCCAGTATCCTTTAGAATTTCTAAAGAGGATTTGTAATAGATCAAATCTTCGTTAAGGACGTTCTTGTCATCTTTCTTTTGGGAAGATAAACTAAGAAGGTCAGAAATTTTAATTTTACAGAGATCAATGGTGTCGCTGTTGTCCCGCAAGTTTTCCATCGCTTCATATTCACGTTTAGCCCGTTTTAAGATTTGGTTACTACTATACAATTTATTGGTTGCATCATCAAACTGATCAACCTGACTTTCCAATGCTGCGATTTTAAACCCAAAACCATCTAAATAACCTTCTGCTTTGGAAATTTCTTCTGTTAAAACGTGAACCTGATCAAACACTTCCTGATTTTTCTGTTCCTTTAGGGCTAATGGAATCGTCTGATTGCATGTTGGGCAGGAATCATGGTCATAGAAACCAGTTGATGTTTCCAAATCCTTTTTCTTGATGTTATTCTTAAAAATCATTCGTTCAAGTTTTGTTTTGGCTTCTTTCAACTTATCCAATGATTCTTTTGCTGGTTTTGTAGTTTCAATAATTTCATTCAAATCTTTTTGTTGTCTTTGAATGTTTGTGATTTCGGTTACCAATTCCGATTTCTTAAATTCAATATCCTGAAGTCTAATTGCTTGATCCTTTTCCAAAGAAGTCAACATATGATTCTGACTTGTTAATTGATTGGTCAATGTCCCAAGTTCATATGTGACATTATCAATCGCAGATTTAGTTTCATTATGTTTTTGTTTACAAATTTCCAACATAGAACTAAAGACTGAAATATCTAAAACTTGTTCTGTTATCAATCTTCGTTCTGCTGCGGGTAAAGACATGAACGGAACATAGTTAGCTGATCCAATCACAACAATCTGTTTGAATGTCTTAAAATTGATCCCAATAATAGATTCTAAAACAGTTTGATAATCCTTCAGGGCAGCATCTTCAATGATGATTTCTTGATTCTTATAGATTTCGAAAATATTTGGTTTCATTCCCCGCTTAACCAGATAAACATCAAGACCAATTGAGAACTGGATTTCGACCATCAAAGATTTCTTGTTGATTGAATTGATCATCTGACCAAGTTTAATCTTTCGATAAGGGGAACCATACAAAGCATAGCAAATAGCATCTAACAAAGTTGACTTACCCGATCCAACCGAACCTTTTTGAATAGTTGTTCGGAATGATTCTAAATCTACCTTAGTGAATACATTACCATATGAAAGAAGATTTTTATATTGAACCCAATGAAATTTAACTTGCATTTCCAACTTCCGACAATAATTTTAATAGAACATTCTGTAGTTTGTCCTTTTGAATATTCACCCCAACATCAATATTATTGACGTATCCCGAAATCATATCTGACAAGGAAGTGAATTCTGATGTGTCGATTGTATCAGCATTTTTCTGTTCGGTCAAGACTGTTACGTCAATGATCTTCAAACTGTGGGGGTTCATGCTATAAATTTTATCGATCAACTTTTCCCGATCTTTTGCGGAAAGTTCAACATCAATATACAGTTTGATATGCTTATCCTGAACATCAACAATAGTAAAATCAATATTTTCTGATAATCGAATTACCCCATAGATAGTATGATGATTATCGATGAATGTTAATGTATCATCAAGAACATAGAATCCCTTTTCAATGCCATAATCAGACCAAGTTAGTTGATATGGGGTTCCTGTATAAAGAACATTGTCTTTTTGGGAACGGACATGATAATGGCCCGAAAATACTTGATCAAACTTCTTATATTCTTGATGGAAGTAATTTGTTTTTGCTGGTTGACCCCGAAACAAATCAAACCCATTGAATTCAAAATGTCCAGCACAATACTTTGCTTTGCTGTTCTTGATAGCAGATGAAACGTCTTGTTCATTATCTTTACATACCCATGGAAGCAAAAGGAAAGACTTACCATCAATGAATGTATCAAATGGGTTGTTGACCACAATGAAATTAGATTTGTATGGTAACAGAACTTCTTCAACTGAAGATACATCAACTGTTTCTCGATGAAAAATATCATGGTTTCCAACCAAAACATAAACAGTTAAGTTTCGTTCTATACATGGTTGAATAAAGTTTTCCCTAAAGAATCTTAAAGCCCAAGTGTTGACGTGCTTTCGAACATCAAACATATCCCCTAACTGTAACACAGTTTTGATCTTCTTTTCATCGATGTATTCAAAAAATTCAACAAAGAACTTCTTCATGTATTCATGATGAATGACTGATGCGTTGTGACAATTGAAGTGACAATCTCCCAAAATAGCAATTGTCATAGTTTAACCCAAATCAAGAACTGTTGAAGTAAGTTTTGTCTTTCTTGGGGAAAGTTTAGCTTTTTCTTTTCTATCTGACATTTTCTTTTCGAATTCTTGAATATCAAAAAACGGGGTTGTATCGTTCATAGAATCTGTTTGTTCAGAAAAATCTGACATATCATTATCATCTAAAGTCTGGTCATAGTCTAATGATTGGTGCATCTTGGCTTTGATATAAGACATCTTGGCTTCAAAATTGATCACATCAACCATTGCCCTCCAACAGACATTGGTAAAGTATGCAAAAGCATTTGTACTGATGTTATAATCAAATTTTCGAATCTTGGCACAACAGGCAAATATGGCATCAGATACCATATCATCCCGATATGAATATCCAGCGAAGTTATATCGGGAACCAAGTTTAGTTGCAAGAACAACAAACTGTTTTGCTATATCATCAGGAATAGGGGGAATGTCTTTCCCTTCATCTTCTAAAATTTTACACTTGTCTATGTATTCTATAATTGCTAAACTAAATTCTTTGTTTGAAATATAGTGTTTGATTGGCATGTCATCTGTCATTATTATCCTTAATTAGTTTACCTAATGACATTATACCACCTTTGTCGCAAAAATACAACAACTATTCAAATTAATGTTGCGTGATGTATTGTAATTAATCTATTGGTTTGATTGTTTCGAATGAACTGACGCTTAGAATGGTCAATCTGTAATTTTTTATTTCGAGGAAGCATGAATTCATATTCTTCAGAATTACTTGACATATGACCAATATATGCCCCTGAAGATTCCTTGGGAAGATGTATAGCAATTACATCCCCATCTTTTTCTCTAGCAAAATTAACTGCTTTCTTTTTCATCAAAGATGCCGACAAAAAACTTGGATGGGCTACAACTGGATTGTTCCTTACAATATCGGCATGTTCTTTATTAGTTCCAGTATAGACAACCATATCATCTGGGGTTTTTACTTTAGAAAGGGCATCATCCAAATGACCAATATATGTATTGTGATGGGATTCCAAATTACCCTGAAGTAATCGATCATTGATATTAGAATGGGTTTCAGAATAATCCCGAATTGCTTGTTGATGATTCTTGTTAAACTTTTGGCTACTATAGTGTTTTGAAAGGGATTGATGTAGCTTATATGCCTTTTCTTCGGCTGAATTGCCCACATCAAATTCATGATCTATTGCATCATTCACAGAATCAAACTCTATTGGATTTTGGCTTCCCGAAAAAATGAATGCTTTATCAGGATGGTTTGGATGCTTATAGACATCTCCAATATATTTCTTATACCCTAATTTTTCTGGATCATGGGCTTCATCCCCAATATAATTTGTGTAATCTGGTACAGAAATTGCTTCCTTTACTGATTCAGTTGATGATATACCACAAAGAATTTTTGGGATTGGTTTGAATTCTGAAAATTTGATCATTGGGAAATTAGCTGTTTATAGGATTGAACGAATTCTGAAAGAACTTCGGGGTGCATAATTTTAATTGATCGTTTTTCTTGATTCAAACGACGTTCATATTCAAGATTTGTGATTGGGGCTCCCCCAACATAAAACACATCAACATAATCCCCCGATGAATCTTCATAGTGATGGATACCATTGATGTCAGTATACTTATCGGTAGTCATTTTGATGATAGATGCATCATCTTTTGGAAAGTCCCGATATGGATCAAACTTTTCGTTCAAAAGCATAATCACCCAATGGTAATAAGTAGACTTATAAAACTTATGGGAAATGATTTCAGGCATTTCATTATCCAAACATTCGTATTCATAGAATAGGGTTGGATCGGTTTTCAGAACCTTATCAAGTTTGACTGCCCGAATAAAATCGGTAACAAGAACTAATGTCTTATCGTCAATATTGAAGTATGTGTTGGGGAAATAATCAAAAAACATTTATATCACCCCATCCATTTTTGCATATTTTATTCTTAACGCTTCATCTTGAACGTGCATACTACGGGTTGTAGTATACATATTATCAATTTGGTCATCAGTAGTATTTGGATTATGCATAGCAGCAATTTGAACATGTTCTGATGGGTCTTTTAGGAGCATTTCATGTTTTTCTGGGCTTAATTTTGGATTTTCGGCAACAGTCCTTAGAACCCGTTCATTATCGCTATGCGCCAATTGATCAAGATGTTTAGTTGTTGCGTTTGGGTTCATTGATGCATATAAATTTTGTGTTGAATTTGATGAATTTACCGCTTTATCTAAAAGATCATTTGGTAAATTGGGGTGCTTAATAGCATTATTTCTAACATCAATACTCATATCGTCAAATCCTGAACGAAGAACTATATCATCTGCATTTTTATGAACTACCGTAGCTTGTCTTAAAGACCAATCATCAGATTCCATTGATTTATACATTTCTTCTTTTGATGGATTAGACTTAGGATGCCGCATATATGCCAATGGGTTGTCATCATATGTGAAATGCCCTTTAGATGGATTTGTATAGCGCCTTAGAAAGTTTGAATCGATCATTTTTAATCCTTTAGTATTGGATCATTCAAATCATAGATGGATTGCAAAGTTCGCAATCTTCGGGAAGCAGATGTGTTTACCCTATAGTCAGGATCAGTTAAACCAGCCCTGAAATGCTTTTCTTCAGCTTTTGGATGTTCCATAGCAGAAATCCTGATAGACGATTCTGGGTCTTTTAAAGCGGTCGTAATGTTGTCAGATGTGATATTGTTGTTATTGATTGCATAGCTTTTTAAAGCATAATTTGCAGGATCAGAATTTGGTAGTTCTAATACTTTTTGAAGTTGTTCAGGCGTAGCTTTATCATGCTGAACCGCTATTTTCTTTTTCCACATATGAGAGGTTGGGGATTCCAAAACATCCCCGATAACTTTAGAAGTCATGTTTGGATGATCAAATGCAGAATACGCTAGATTCATTTCTGTTGATGGGGACAACAAGACCTTACTTAGTTGATCTTCGTTCACATTGTTTTTTCTATCCCGAACAAATGCTTCTTTGTTATCTTCAAACGTGTAATGACCTTTGTTTGCATCAGCAAATTTTAGCAGAAAATTAGTATTAAGCATTTTAGTTTAGATTTATAATTGAAGCTTTTATTGATGCAGAACCAGTAACGGTAGTATTACAATCCCCATTTACTTCAATATTTAAGTTACCGTATACGATCAGTTTCTTGTTTCCATATACCGTTTCATTTGAATTGTTTTCGGTATGAATATTAGAATCCCCCATAGTAATAGTATTATTATCTAAGTTTACTACTGTGGTATTAGTATCCCGAACTTTTGTGACTAACTTTCCATCAGGATAGAATTCAACAAAGGTTCCTGATTTATGATAAACATGAATCCGTTCATAACCGGGGGTATCATCCAATTCAATGATATGCCCTGATCTTGTTGCAAATACTTTGTTGTATGGATACTTAGTATTATATTGAGTAACAGGTTCAGAAATTGTAGTATCGCCAGCTTCTTGCCCTGAAATAGTTCCGGATCGTTTTGCATCAACAATAGTTCCGGTGATAATACCCCTAATCAATCTATGGGTATCTGCTTCATTATAATATAATGGGAATTCTTTATCTGGATCACCAAAGCCCCGGTCTCCAATTTTTTTAGTAGATTGAACAGCAATAGTTTTTTCTTCTTTAACTATTTCCTTTTTCTGATCTTCTTTGTAAACCGTTTTTTCTTCAACGACTGTAGTAATTGCTGATGCACAAGTGCCAGTTTGATAAGTAGCAGCAAGTTTCATTAAGTCGGATTTTTCCGACTTAAACCGTTTGATTAGACCATTCCATAGCCCCGGACTTGATTTGAAATCGGATTGAACAGTATCTATCCTTGAATCATATAATAACGAAACTGTCTTATCATCACATACATCAGGTGCTACGTTCCCAATTACCGTATTTATCTTTGATGCAGCGCCCCCCGTACCAAGTTGAACTGACATAGACCAAATTGCCTCATGAATAGCTTTGCCCCTATTCGTAACTGAAGTTTTGCATTTTGATGCAGCAACTTGATAATAGTTACGTTCAATATATTTGTGTTGGTCTGCTAAAAAAGCTGAACGATCAGATTTTGCAATTTCTTTCCAAACAGAATCAAACGCTGTTGTTGCCGGGGTCAAACCTGAAAATTGACTTGCATATTGACTTGTCCTAATATATTGCATCACGGGTGAATTTTTGATCTGCGCTTGGGTAACACTTGTTCTTGTTGGGGTGTTTTCAGCTTTTAAATATGATGCAAATTGATATGCCCCATAAGAAGCCCCCCCTAAGTCTACCCCAGATGCATATTTATTAATCGTTCCTGGATTTCCATTAGATTCATATTTTGAAGAAACTGACCCAAGTTCAGATGAAATCACCTTTGAATTTGTGGCTTTTGGAATAGTATCAGGAACTACCACTGGTTCAGTTTTGATTGGTTTATTGGAACTATCAACAACTGGTTGTCCTGAACTATCTTTCAATACATTTTCAGAAACAACAGCTTCTGAATCTGAAAATTCCAAGAATTCTTCTGTTGCTACCTGATTTGTATTGACAGGAACTCCCAACAATGACCCCAAAACAACCGGATACTGTTCATCCTTATCTTTGAAATATAGCGTAACCCATGACCCCTGAAGCAACCCATGCATGGTTCCTATACCTGACATAGATGCAAATGTTGTTGACATTTGAACTTTAGCCCACGGCAATGCATCTGTTGGTATTAGGTTCTTATCATCGGTATGTAAACCAAATACTCGAACCCGAACCCGACCCACTTTTAATGGGTCGTTGATATCTTCAACCACACCTTCATAAATTTTCATATTTTAACCCTTGAATCTTTATTCAACTGTAATGTCATACTATGTCTTTCCCGATCAAACATATGTTTCATTGATGTAACTAAGTATCGTCCCGATAATCCTTTATCGATTATTTTTGACATATCTTTAGAATCTTGTTCTGTTATATGAGTCATTGGAATAATAAGATTAACAACATCCCCAGAATTGATATTCATATTTCCAGAAACATCAATATGAACAGTTGAGCTTGTTATGCTTGCAAGTTCTGTTATACGCTGTTTAAACCAAGATGATGTAAATTCATCAGGCATATTGGTCCTTGTGTTTGAATCAATATTTCGGGTTCTTAAAATCTGATTCAAACTTCTTGTTGCCGAATCTGTCCCCAAAGCGTCTTGATTCAATCTATTAAATTTCGAAAACGCTTCACTAAAATCATATGTTTCATATTTATATGTCTTGGAACTCGAATCAATAACCAATGTTCGATTACCATATGTCCCATTCATAATCCTATCAATATAGTTAAAGCCTTCGTCTACATATAGTTTATGAATGATTCCTTGTTCTTTTGATACAGATAAACTATGAGTATTGACCGAATAGAAAAAGTCAAATAATGAATCTTGAGCAACCATTGTGTCTAATGGAACAAAGTTAAACTGTTTCTTATTTTCAAAGAAAAGATAAGAGGGGGCAGAATTATCAGAACTTACTGTTCTATCACAAAGAAATTTTATGTTTTGAATTGGGGACCAATAGTTTGAAATATATGATATATTATTTTTCGATGGATGAGAATATATTGGTTTAGCGATTGCTAAAGATCGTTTACAAAAAATAGTTTCTACTAAGTCTGATGACAAACCAGAGAACGACTGAGATAACTTTATATTCATATCCGCAATGGCTCCAACAGATACACAATTTAATGTATATGAAACTGCCCGATCAGCAACAGAAATACGATCCGACATTTTATAAATAAAGAATGTCTGACCAATCAACCCAATTGTGTCATCTGAACCTCTGATGTCAATTTCAATGTATTCTTCCCCAACCAATGGTAGCAATGAAGTTAATGATTGGGCATCAGTAATATTAATATTAACGGTTAAAAATGGAGAATATACTGATTCATATACTTCTACATAGTTAACCAATTTACTAATTTCTAATGGTTCTTCAATAGATGATGAATAGATATTAACATACCGTATTTCAAAGTCTGAAGGTAATCTTGCCGTTCCTTCATTTTGATTCATTGCCATATGTTAATACCCTTGTTCAATTCTTGCTTGATGCAATGTTTCAATTTCTTTAAAGCTTAATGTCATTGTGGTCATTACTGGTTCACCATTAGCCAAAGATTGATATGATCCATTTGGGGCATAGTTAATATCAATATTCTGAAGAACGCATGATGAAATCTTGTTTAGTTTATCATTTCTGGATTCTTTTCCATCCCTTCTAATGCCATATTCGATATCAAATTCTGCTGGATAGATGTACAGAAAGTTACCATATCCTTCCATCATTTCGGGATGGGAAAAATATCTAAACATATAGATGATATCAGCAACTTCTTGTGCTTCTTTTGCAGATTTTGGGGCGAACACATAAGTAAACTGAAATTCCCTATTTCCAACAGACTTGAACATCACATCCCGTTTTTTATTGACTGCTGTTCTGGTTGCCATTGAAATTGTAGAATTTGTAGATGCGGCAATCCGAGCTGCTTTTCCAGCAATTGATGCTGTTCCTGATATAGCACCTGCAACATTTCCGGCAAGGGAATTTCCTGAAACTGGAGCGGCCCCAATCTTATCCAATGATCCAGCAATTGCCCCAAATTGATCTTGCTGCATCAAATCTAACATAATATCTGTTGGCATATCATATTCGATATTTGTTGTTGTTTTGATATTGTCGGGGGCATATAACGTAATAGATGCTTTTAAGCGCATAATTTTATTACTGATATTCAATGAATTTGCTGCTATTAATCCAACAGTAGTACCAACTACCCCTGCAGCAATTGCAGCCCCAGTTCCTGCGACAATCACGTTTGGTAGTTGGGGTTTCGTTGTAGTTTTCCCAGAAAACATTTTCTGAATTGATTTTGTTGCGTATTGTGCCCCAATGACCACCCCAGCAACTCCTGCTGCTGCAGCCACCCCAGAATTTGTTGCTGAATTTCTATTTACCCTCATTTGTTCAGAATTATCCTTAACTCCTTCAGTTGTAATATACTTTGTCTTTATCAACGATGATTCTTCATTCAAATTGATATAGAATCTAACATAATGGGTATCCCCAGTTAAAGAATCATTTAGCAATGGATATCTAACAGACTTAATCTTACTTGTATCAGCTTTCGGAATTGATTCTATTGTTGAATAAGGGGAATCTAATGACATGGTTTTAAATATAAGTTTAATTACTATTATTTAAGCATGGCTTCAAAATTTAGACAAGGTATATTCAAACCAATAAATTATGCGAAGTATGAAGGTGATCCAACAAATATTGTCTATAGATCATCATGGGAACTTATTGTTCTGAAATGGATGGATGTTTCTTCAACAGTAGTAAAATATTCATCAGAAGAAATTATCATTCCATACATATCAAATGTTGATGGAAAGTCTCATAGATATTTTCCAGACATGAAAGCAACATTCAAACAGAAAGATGGTAGTTTGAAAACTTTCCTGATTGAAATCAAACCTTATACCCAAACTATTCCCCCCAAGAACAATAAGAACAAACGGATTCTGATGGAACAGTTAGCAACTTATGAAGTCAATCAGAACAAATGGGAAGCAGCAAGGAAATATTGTAAAGATCGAGGTTATGAATTCATGATCATCACAGAATATGAAATAGGTCTAAAGAAGCGTTAAAACGGCTTAGAATCGTCTATATGGCCTTCAGGCTACATTGGTATACATTAGATGGTTATACTTGATTGTAGAAGGTTCTGATGCGTTCTAAGGCTATTCTAAGGGACTAAAATGGGCCTTGATGTTCTTGAAGATGGATTAGAATTTATTTTGAAATTATTTTTAAGTTCATCAAGTAAATTAAAGAAATTTGATGTATAATTATTGTATTGGTATTCTAGAGAGTCTTTGAAAACTTCTTATATACAACTGTGAACTTTGTCCACAGTTGGCGCTGCGCGCTAGACTAAGTTTGTATTTGTATGTATTCTAGTATAGAATTTATATAGTGTTTAATGAAATTTACTAGTACTTCTTGGAAACCAAGAATATTGTATCCCAAATTTCTTCCCTTGTCAAGTCTTTTTTAAATTTATTGAGAAATATTTTTGTGGTACAATAGACGTATGGCATTAAACGAACTTTGGCTCCAAGAAAAATACATCTCTCAGTTAGGAACCCGATTGAAACTTTTTCATCGGGTGAAGCATAACTGTTGGGGATTCCGTTGTCCTATCTGCTTAGACTCCAAGAAGAACGAGTACAAGACACGAGGGGGCATCTATCTTCCCCCAAGGGCTACTGCTTATAACTACGGTTGTTATAACTGTGGCGCTTCTATGTCCTTTTCAAACTTTCTGAAACTTCAAGACCCATTCCTTTACAATGAATACAGTTTAGAACGATTTCAGTTAAAGAAAGATTCTGAATATATCCCCGAAGTCCCAAAGGTTGAAGTAAAAGAAGCTCCCAAGAAATTATCTTTTGATGGTATGGAACCGATTGATTCATTATCAGATGATCATCCAGCAATCAAATATCTAAAAAATCGAAAGATTCCAAAAGAAACATACAAGAAACTATTCTTTGTGCTTAGATTCAAGAAGTTTGAATTCACATGGCGAAATATCAAAGTTAAAGACAATATTGATGGGGAACATCCAAGACTGATTATCCCATTCTTTGATAAACAAGGAAATATTATCAGATTGTCAGCAAGGGCATTTGGTAATCAAGACCCAAAATATATTTTCATGAAGATCAAGGATGACGCAAGTAGAATATTTGGTTTAGATACAGTCAATCCAAAAAAGACAGTGTTTGTATTAGAAGGCCCATTAGATTCTTTGTTCTTAGAAAATGCTATTGCTGTTGGCTCCGCTGATCTGATTGTTCCTGAACTAAGTTCATATAAAGATGTAGTTTTGATTCCAGATAATCAACCAAGAAATCCAGAGGTATGTAAAAGTATTCATAAGATGGTTCTTTCAGGAATGAAAGTTTGCCTTTGGGAAAAAGATTGGGGAAAGGATATCAATGAAATGGTTGTGAACGGACATTCAATTGAAGCCATCCAAGACTTGATTGCAAAATCTACCTATCAAGGAATTGCCGCCCAACTGAAGTTCAAGATGTGGATCAAAGTTCGCCTACCTAAATAGTTCCCAAGCGACTTTTCTTTTAACTTTACAATGCAATATTTGGACATCATCATGATTTTCTGTGGTATAATTACAACCATGATGCAAATCCCCTTGACATTGTTCAAGATGAACTTAGAAGACTTGTATATGGAACAAAACAAATCCCCCGAATCGAACTGGTTTAAACATGAATGAAATAGAATGGTCATCCTTAAATTTAGATTCTTTAGAAATTACCGTTCCTGATACATACTATCAGGATTGTAAAGAAATCGATGAAGTTATGTTTCGTTACTATAGTCGCAATGGAACAATAGAAGCTACTGCATTCAAAGTGGTCAAGCACACCCCAAAGGGGGTTAAGATCATGGTAGAAGGGACAGAACGCTTCGTGAAGAATGATTCTATCAAACGGTTTGCTTATGAAACCAAAAAGCAAGCATTAGAAGGATTCATTTTCCGAAAAAAACGACAACTTAAAATTTTATCAGCAAGAATTGAAACTACAAAAGTAGAACTTGATCTTGCTGAAAAGATGATTCAAGAATTAACCACAAAATAGAAAGAACAAAAATGAACGAACAAAATACATCAGGTAATGAAATGTTGGCAGAATCTAAATTCTTCATGGGATATTCCCGTTGGAACGACTCTAATAATGCGTATGAAACATGGGAAGAATCTGTTGAACGGGTTATGAACATGCACCGACAAAAGTATGTTTCTATTATGTCCCCTGAACTTTCAGAAGCGATGGATTTTGCCGAAGCAGCATACAAAGAAAAACTTGTTCTTGGGGCGCAACGGGCATTGCAATTTGGGGGAGAACAAATTTTCAAACATGAGTCCAGAATCTACAATTGTTCCGTTTCATATATTGATCGTCCAGCATTCTTTAATGAATGTATGTATCTTATGTTATCAGGGGTAGGGGTTGGATTTTCTGTTGGGAAGAAATATATATCTAAACTTCCCCAAATTGCCCGTAGATCACAAAAGAAAGTTAAGATTTTTCAAGTTCCAGATTCTATCGAAGGTTGGTCAGATGCTTTTGCAGTTCTTCTAAGTTCATATTTTACAGAAAACGGAACCCATCCAGAATATAAAGGATGTCAGGTTCACTTTGATTTTTCCAAAATTCGTCCTGCTGGGGCTAAGATTTCTGGAGGGTTTAAAGCCCCCGGTCCTGATGGGTTGCGTAAATCATTGATTAAATGTGAAGACTTGATCGAATGTCTTTTGACTGATAAACCTATTTCAAAATTCAATTCAATCACCGCATATGATTTCGTGATGCATATGTCAGATGCCGTTCTATCGGGGGGCGTTCGTCGTTCAGCAACTATTTGCATCTTTGATAAAGATGATCAAGATATGCTGACAGCAAAAACAGGGAACTGGTTTACTACCAATCCTCAACGGGGCAGATCAAATAATTCTGCCCTGATTATTCGTGATAACATTACCCGCGAAGAATGGGCGCATATCATGAAGTCAGTAAAAGACTTCGGGGAACCCGGTTTCATCTTTTCTGATGTTGAAGATGTGTTGCTGAACCCCTGTTTGACAGGCGATACGTTAGTTACTGTGTGTGATCATGGATTGCAAGAAAACGGTAACATTACAAGTAGAGGTATTCCATATCAAATTCCAATGAAGATGTTAGTTGAATTGTATGAAACATCAGATTTGTGTCCAATGGTATTAACATATAACACAAACACCGGAAAGTTGGAATTTGATGATATTACCAAAGCTGCAATGACAAGAAAAGATGCTGATGTTATCAAGCTAACAATGGATGATGGGTCAATAGTTAAGTGTACCCCAGACCACAAAATCTTTACTGAAAATCGTGGTTGGGTTGATGCTAAAGATTTAACTACAAGTGATGTACTGATTTCAATTTAGGATAAAAATCCCTGTGAAAGTGTTGTTTGCGTAAATATACAAACAACACAGGGATTTTATGAAATTTACAGAAACATCACCACACTTAGAACAAAACACCAAATTATTAATGGTAGAAAAGGGACATCATAAATTTTCAAATCACGTTCGCAATTTATCTGATGACATAAAAATACATTTGAAGTCACAGATACAAGAATACTATTTTGAAAGGGGATGGGGACTAAAACTTGTAGCCAGGAATGTTCTTGGTATATCTTATACTAATTGTAGAACATTATTTAGATTATTAGAATTAACCTTCAATAAGGGGTATAATGTATGCAATGATACGTTAAGGGCTTTTAGAAAACAAAAAGCAATTGAAGAGAACAAGGAAGAAACTGGATTTCGACATCCAGACCTATTAAGATATTCAAAGACAACACATCGTGGGGTACAAGGATACTATTTTAATACATCAACGCAATCTTATGTTTGGTTGAGGTCAACATGGGAATTTATATATGCCAAGTTTCTAAACAAAGCTGGTATAAAATGGAAAATTGAACAGCGATACTTTAGATTGTCTGATGGGACTAAATATAGTCCAGACTTCTACATATATAATGACACATGGGAATTGCAAAAGATAGTAGAAATCAAAGGTTATTTTGATAAACGCGCATATAAGGTGGAATTGCTTAGAGAAGAATTCTACAAGGATTCAAAAATAGATATAATCTTAATAAGAGACATTAAGTTATATTTGGAAAACGATTTAACATACGAAAAGGAATTGAAAACATGGAAAACGATAAGAAAATCAAAAGAATTCATCTTACAAGAATAGAATTATGTCCTAATGAAGACGTATATGATATTACAGTAAAGAATAACCATAACTTTTTTGCTAATGGTGTACTGGTGCATAATTGTTGTGAAATTTCTATGTTACCAAAAACACTTTCTGGAGAATCCGGGTTCCAATTCTGTAATTTGACAGAGATAAATGGGGGAAAATGTTCTGATGTTGATACATTTATTCGGGCGTGTAAAGCATCTGCTATTCTTGGAACTATCCAAGCTGGATATACAAATTTCAAATATCTATCCCATGCAACAAAAGAAATTACTGAACGGGAAGCCCTAATTGGTTGTTCAATTACTGGTTGGATGAACAATCCAGATGTACTTTTTGATAAACAGAACATGATTGATGGGGCAGAAATCATCAAGAAAACTAATAAGGAAGTTGCTGTATTGCTTGGTATTAACCAAGCTGCAAGAACAACAACAGTAAAACCGTCAGGTAACGCATCTGTATTACTTGGTACAGCATCCGGTATTCATGGGGAACATTCAGAAATGTATTTCCGTCATGTACAAATGAACAAAGATGACGATGTTGCTAAGTTGATTCAAGCGGTTAACCCAAAAATGGTCGAAAAATCTGTTTGGTCATCAAATGGTACTGATATTGTTGTTGCATTCCCTGTTGAGACAAAAGCTGGTTCAATTTACAAATCTGATCTTCTTGGAGTAAAACAACTTGAATATGTTAAACTTGCCCAACAATATTGGATCGAATATGGCACTAATGTTGAATTATGCTCCCATCCTAAACTTCGTCATAATGTAAGCAATACAATTACCGTTGATAATTGGGATGAAGTTGAGCAATATCTTTTTGATAATCGTCAATGGTTTGCAGGGGTATCTTTGATGGCTGCATCTGGGGATCGGGCATTCAATCAAGCCCCCTTTACTGCGGTTCTTAAATTTGAAGACATTGTTAAAGAATATGGGGAAGCATCAATTTTTGCATCTGGTTTGGTTGTTGAAGGTCTTAAAGCTTTCAACGAAAATTTATGGTTGGCATGTGATACATTGGTTGGAAACGGATTGACCCTTTCAGATGAATCGGAAGACTTGCTGAAAAGGGACTGGGTTCGTCGGGCAACTAAATTTGCAAATAATTATTTTGGGGGAGACACAACAAAAATGTTTGCTTGCTTGAAAGACTGTTATAATCTTCATAAATGGTCTAATATTAAACGTACTATGAAACATATCAAATTTGCCGAAGAATTGAAAGCCCAATCATTTGTTGAAGTTGATACAATGGCTGCTGCTGGTTGTGCCGGGGGAACTTGTTCTCTGGAATTTTAAGTGGATGATTTCTTCAAGACTGCAATAATCAATGAAGTCCCAAGATCAGAAGTTAGGGACTTCATTGAAACTAACCATTACAGTAAAAATATCAATGGCGTAAAGGTAAGTAAATGCTTTGCTTTGTACTACAAAGATACTTTGGTTGGGGCTATGTTATTTGGAGAACTATCAACAACAGCATGGAAGAAATATTCCGACAAAGAATCTGATGTTGTTGAGTTAAGAAGATTGGTTTGTCTTGATGAATGTCCAAGGAATACTGAATCTTGGTTCATTGCCAAAACAATCAAAATTCTAAAGAAGACAACTAAGTATAAAGTAATAGTGTCTTATGCTGATCCTTACCATAGTCATCTTGGGACAATCTACCAAGCAGCAAATTGGAATTATCAAGGAACAACAAATAAAGATGTTCTTTTGAAAGACCCTGAGGGTAAACTTTATCATTCACGGGCTATGAGAACTAAATACAAAGGAAACCTGAAACCATTTGCTAAACGGTTGACTGAATTGATGGAATCTGGTAAACTTGAATTGGTTACAGTTCCCGGAAAACATATCTATACCTATTCATTAGTTGGAATACACAAACCAACTTCAACCCCATATCCAAAATGAAACCAATCATTGTTAATTCAGGACGCGAAGATGCTTTAGCTAATATCCAAAAGGTCGAAGAAAAATATAAAGCATCCTTTGTTGGTCAATTCTGTTTGAAAACTAAACATGGGGGTTGGTCAGAAAATCCTGCTGATGTTTACTATCAAGAAGTTGTTCCGATTGAAGGATATTCTCATTACTTTGGATTGATTATTCAACAAGGAAGTTTGTATATTGTTTCAGGACAATCTGCAATAGATGAACCATTTTCTGGTATCATAGCTGATGATGGGGAAATCATCTATTCAAGATACCGGTATGATTATAGAACTTCTAAAGATGGTTCTGTTTGGATTGATGGGGGAAAGGATTATACTAAGGGGCCGATTTCAGATAAATTTATTTCTATCATAGTTGTAGATGGAAAGTTTTATAAGGTATAATTAGGATTAAGCGGGTGTAACTCAGATGGCTAGAGTAACCCCCTTCTTTTATGTTTTCGAAATAGAATATAAAAAAAGGGGTAAGTCGTGGGTTCAACTCCCTCCACCCGCACCATTAATCATACACACGTTCATTATCAACATAATGATATGTTTTCCCTGTAGTTCCTTTATGGTTTGGATTATAAAATCCAAGTTTCCACTTGCCATATTTAGTTAAAAAAGTAACAAAGTCAATTGGTATAATTATATTATCTATTCCGTTGGTTAGATAAGTTCGTTTTCTGGTTGACTGTTTTTCTGGATTTATTTTTATCCATCCATCAATCGCATAATCACAAAAATAAATTTCTCTTATCTGCATTTCGTAACCATATGGGGAGTAAATTTTGATTTGTGCCCCCATTGTTTTAAAATCTTTTGGGGAAATGATTCTATTGATTGTTTTTGGGTTAGGATTTATAAATTTATATTTTCCATTTCTACCAAAAATCCAACCTTGTTCTAATGCTTCGTTTATATCACTGATATAAAATTTAGAAGGAATGTTGGTTATTATGTTATACATCCAAATCTTACCATATTGAGAATTAGTTTTACCGCTTTGTGACAGTGACATAGTTTCACTCATATGTTTTCTATTTGATTCATATAATCTTGAGTTAAAGTATCTATATTGATAATTCCTACCAGCCTTCATCATATTAAATGCTTTTCTACAGCTATACAATGCCTGATTGATAGTAAATTTAGTCAATAGATAATGTAATAGAAAATGTCTTCTTGATGACAATCTAACTAAATTAGATTTTATATCAGTTCCACCTAAACTTCTTGGTAGAATATGGTGATTTTCATTATATTCAGATTCATTAATAATATTTGATTCTATTATTCTTAGATATAATCTATAATATTTATTTTGTATAATGTTTGGATGTTGAATCATGAGGTTCTCGCGTTAAATAGTTTGGGACAGCACGGTTCTCCGTTACTGTGTTGGTAAGGACAGCAATCTTTACCTAACCATCTATTTAACCAAACTTCATTCTTGTGAATTTTGTGTTACAATCTGGCGTACAAATAGCAAATAGCACATTGCATTTTCTGATATAATCAACCAAACTTCAAAGGAACCAAAATGACCATCTATGAAATAATCGAATCAATCGCCTCTACTTCTTCTACTAAGGAAAAGCAAGCGATTCTTGAACGAAACAAAGACAATGAACTTCTGAAGAAAGTGTTTTATTACGCATACAATCCGAGAATAAATTTTTGGATTAAGCCTGAAGATTCATATGATTCATTTGCTGATAGTGGGTTGAATGAATATGTATTTGAATCTATTGATAAACTAATCAATCGGGAAATAACTGGGGATAGGGCAAGGAATCTTGTTGTTGGTATCATGAGTACACTTCATCCAGAAGATCAAGAAATTCTTCGTAGGATTATGCTTCACGATCTGCGTTGTGGGGCATCTGATACAATTGCGTCTAAGGTATGGAAGAATTTAGTACCTGATTTCTCAGTTCTTTTGTGCTCGAAATTTGATTCTAAAGCAGAAAAGTATCTTCAACAATTTGAAAACAATGTTGGATTTTCTGCCAATAAGAAAATGGATGGGGGCCGAGTAATTGTAGAAGTTGACGATGTAGGCATTGTTAGTTATCGTTCCCGCAATGGTTCGCCTTTGAATCTGTATCATTGTTTTGACAAATACTTTACTAGGCATGTTAATTCAGTATTTGATGGAGAATTGCTTGCTATCAAAAATGATGGTAAATTTGAATCACGAACTGTAAGTAATGGTCGATATACTAAGTGTGTGAGGGGAACGTTATCAGAAGCAGAATCTAAAACACTTGGTTTGGTGATTTGGGATATTGTTCCTATCCATGAATACCTTGCGGGAAAGGGTACTGTTCCTTATAACATTCGCCAAGAAACTTTGAATGAAATTTCAACGAAATGGGATAACAAAGTTTCTGTAGTCGATTATAAGAATGTTAAGACATTAGCAGAATGTATGGAATACTATGCTGAAATGCGTCTTCAAAAAGAAGAGGGAATAATCATCAAAGTCATGAATTCCGTCTTTGAAGATAAGCGTAGTAAGAACTACGTTAAGGTCAAAAATTCAGATACTGCCGATCTCCTTTGTGTTGGTATCGAAGAAGGTACTGGTAAGTATTCTGGTATGATTGGTTCTTTGATCTGTGAAACTTCTGATGGATTACTTCATGTGAATGTTGGAACTGGTTTGAAAGATTCTGATCGTGATCCAAGTATTCCATATACGAATTCTATTATTGAAGTGTCGTTTAATGAATTGATCACATCAAAATCCAAAACTACCCATTCTCTCTTTTTACCTGTCTATGTACAACGTAGGCATGATAAATCAGTTGCGAATTCCTTAGCTGAACTTATGTAATCTGTTTTCCTAAATAGTCAATCATGATTATTTTAGGAAACTATGAAAAATTTAGAAACTGAATTAGATGTTTTAATTGGGAAAGAAGGATCATATTCAAATGATCCAAAAGATTCAGGAGGCGCAACCAATTGGGGTATCACTGAATTTGTCGCCCGTTCTTTTGGGTATACCGGGGATATGAAAGACTTACCAAAAGGAACTGCAAAAGAAATTTACCGTCAACGGTATTGGGTTCAACCAAAGTTTGATAAAGTATTTGATATTAGCCCTGAAATCGCTGGGGAACTTTTTGATACGGGCGTGAACATGGGTGTAGCAACCGGGTCAAAGTTTCTTCAACGGGCATTGAATGTTCTTAACCAAGAAGCTAAATTATTTCCAAACATGACTGTTGATGGGTCTATTGGAAACATGACCCTATCATCCTTGAAAATCTATATTGATAAACGGGGAACTGATGGGGTAAAAGTTCTCCTTAGACTTCTTAACGCTTTCCAAGCAGTTCGTTATGTAGAAATTTGCGAGGGTAAAGAAACCCAAGAAAATTTTTTGTACGGCTGGGTTTTGAATAGGGTAGAATAATATGAGTAATTTTGATTGGAAAAAAATTATTGGTACGGTGGCTCCCGCAGTTGCTTCGCTCATTGGGGGGCCAATGTCAGCAATTGCTGTTAAGTCTTTATCAAATATCTTTCTTGGAAAAGATGATGGGTCAGAAGATGAAGTTGCCCAAGCTGTCCTAACGGGAATGACTCCCGATAAGATTGTTGAACTTCAGAAACTCAATAAAGAACATGAAGAAAAAATGGCTGAAATCGGGTTTGATTATGCTAAACTAAATCAAACAACTGAACTTGCTTATGTTGATGACACAAAAGATGCAAGAAAGTATCATACCAACAACACGTTTTGGTTAGGGGTTGCGATTCTTTCTATGTTTGCTGTTACAATGGGTATGTCTTTGTTTGGGGCTTACCAGATTTTATCGGGGGGTATTACAATCAAAGATGTTGCAACTGTTGCTGCTGTATCAGGATTCATTGGGTCTATCATTGGTTATGTTGCATCAGCTTCCCAACAAGTCATTGGATACTTTTATGGATCATCGTCTGGTTCATCTAAGAAAACTGATGCCTTAGCAGAATCAATTAAGAATATAGGAAACGGAAAATGAAAGAAGACTCAGATCATTCAAGAATTACCCATTTGGAAGATCAGATTTCAATTCTTCATGAGGAAATTCGGTTTTTGAAGATTGATTTAGCAACAGAAATCATCAATCAGAATAGATTTGAGAAAAGAATATTGAAAATCCTTGAAAAGATGGTTGATATTGACGTATAATTGAGTTGTTGGTAAGGTAGCTCCTTACCGTGTTTTCGGAAAAATATCGGGAAAAACGAAGCGAGAAATAAAGGTTGCTTGACTCAGGATCATTTGGTTGAACCTAGAATACAGTAATAAAGCCCGACCAATTCTTAACTTCAAAGGAAATATCATGGAAAAATTTGAAATTGGTAATCTGTATACAATCAACGGCGAATCAATGAAATGTGTTCCTGCAAAAGAACATGGGGGGTGTGATGGTTGTTCTTTGTTTGATGATAAAACTTTGAACCGTAGCTGTGTAGATGATGTTCAGGAACAATGCATTCGCAATCATAATATGATGTTTAAAACCGAACCCAAAATCCCTAAGATTATCAAAATTGATTCTGGAACATTCCAAGAAGTATTTGATGACGTTTCATGCGCTTTTTGTGCTTGTAATTGGAATGCTACTGGTACTTGTGATGAAATCAATCGTGTCCATGATTGCGAAGAGAACAATTGTATGTTTAAAAAGATTGAAGAAGAAGAAACACTAATGATTCCAAAAACAGAAGAACTAAAATACACTGTTCGAGAAGTTTTGACTGCATTTGATGAAGGTATGTTTTGGGATAATGATGATTTTGATATCTTAATTGAAAAGGTTTCCAAAAAGCTGAAGTTGGAATCTGATCCTGATTATATTGAATATCTTCGCCTCAAAGAAAAATTTGAAAGTACAAAATGAATTGTCTTGATTGCCCATCTCATAAAGTAATTGCTGATCCTGATCCATATGATAGTTTTTGTTCGGATGATGTTGCCGTTATTTGTACATTAATGACCCAGACGCCAGATAACTTTCCCAAATATTATTCTGATGCTCAAGAATTCAAATGTGTAACTATTTCATGTCGTCCATATAACAAAAGAAAAGAATCAGAAACACCAGATTGGTGTCCAAAAATCTGATATAATTCATTCACCAAATCTCAAAGGAAATATAAAATGAACGTCATCATCAACCGAATCAAATCTAATCCCCACTTGGCAGCTTTGACTATTACGGCTGACATTGTTCTTGTTACCGTGATTGTCCTTTTCATCAACGCTGTTTGGAAATAACTATGCAAATTATTAAATATCTTAAAGAAGAACAAGCAAAAGGGATTTCTACGGAAGAAATTCTTGCAAAACTTGAACTTGATCTTGGTATCACTTCGAAAGTGTATCCAGAAGATAACATGGTCTTGTTTGACTATTCCATGATTGATTCCCCAAAAAGTCATCCAATGGTGATTGAATCCCGTTCTTTGATTCTTACCTTGGATAAATTTAATCTGTTGTCAAAGAAGTTTTTGAGATTTTTTAATTGTGGGGAAGTTCCTGAATATTATGCAGATTTTTCTCTGAAAGATTCTGTTGTGATGATGAAGTATGATGGAAGTTTAGTAGGGTTATACCATAACCCTCATACGAATCGTTGGGAAATTTCTACGCGGGGTATGGCTAAAGCAGAAGGACCACATCAAATGGGGGGGACTTTTCGGGATCATATTCGTGAAGCATTTGGTTGTTCGTCTGAAGAAGACTTTCAGAACAAGATGAATACTTATGCTAACGAAGTGTGGCATGGGTTCAAAGTATTTACTTTGGTAGCGGAGTACATATCACCGTTTAACAAAATAGTCACTCGATACGATACAGCTTGTCTTGTTCTGCTTGCGGTTACATCTAAACATGATTTTGGTTTGGATATTCAAGAAGAAACTGGTTTGTTGGTTGATTATGGATTCAATGTGATTCCTGTTCAAACATTTCCAATCAAAGAAACATTCGATCAACTGATTAAAGATGCAAATGAACTAACTGATCTTCAGGAAGGGTTTGTCGTGTTTGATCCAACTTCTGGTAAACGGATGAAGATCAAATCAGCTACATATTTGATAGCACATTCTATTCGGGGTAATGATCCAGTACCAAGCAGAAAGAATCTATTGAAACTTGTTCTTTCAGGGGATGCCGATGAATTTTTGGTATATTTTTCTGAGTTTAAAGAACTTGTTCAAACTGTTCAAACTGAAGTGGAAGATTTTGTTCATAACATGGTTGCTAAGTACAATGAATTGCGCCATATTGAATCTCAGAAAGAATTTGCTATGTCCCTGAAACAGTTTCCGGGTTATGGCATCATCTTTACTGCAAGGAAATTGAAACAAGAACCGAAGCATGTGTTTGAAGAAATGGACATCAATTCTAAACTTCGGTTATTTTTAAAAGACTAACATTCGCTATTCATGAATCCAGAACGTAAAAATTTCGAATCCTTCTGCTTAAGTAATAACATAAACATTCACAAATTCCTATCAAACAATAAAGTATATGTTTACTTCGATAGGATTACTGAACTAATGTGGCTCTCTTTCCAAGTTGGAACTAAAAATAAATAACATGCTTTATCAACCAACTTCATTCTACGCAATCATCGATAAATCTGGTAATATTGCAAATATCACTAAGAATCGTTTAGCGGCCCAACAGATTTGTACCCAAAATGGACTTCCGATCAATCATGCAAAGCAATTATTTGTTCTTGATGAATACATTGAACATCCTAAGATGCAACCTACTTCAGATGCTATCTATGATGTATCAGAAGGTAATGTTCTGGTCCAACAACCTATTGAAACAAAGGAAGAATCCAATGAAACCCCAAATGAACCGTCAAAAACTGAATGAAGTTTTGCTATCCCTTTTGGGTAGTCAAAACATGGTAGATGCTTGGTGGAAATCGCCAAATGCATCTATGAACTTTCAAGTTCCCGAAAAACTTATTGAAACTGCTCCTGAAAAAGTTTCAGAATTTGTCTTGCAACATATCCTTTATGGTTGATTTTGATGTATAATACATCTATCCAAACTTCAAAGGAACTTTATCATGACAACAAAGAAAGTAAACAAAGCTAAGATTCGCCGGGACATATCCGCAAAATTGGCAAAGCAGTTCATTGATGCAAAACATGAATATAACTGCCCTGCTTGTGTGTATGTTCTTCGTCCTGAAGCTTTGGTTGAAGCTAAGAAATTGCTTGCTGAAGGTATCAATCTTTCTAAGTCGAACTATGCATTTGCATTTTCTGGTTTGATGGCTGATATGTTCCTTTCTGATGTTATCTCAATTGTTTCTGAACACTATTACCCTTCCAAAAAATGACTAACCTTGACATCGCCCATGCCTTTGTAACCGCTATGTTTGTTCAGCAAGAAAAAGAACAACATATCAGTGATGCATTCCGTTCTTTGTGTTCCGAATCAATGATTTTTGGATTAGCAACCCCAATTCAAGATTCGTACACAAAACTTGTTGAAAATATCTTAGGGAAGGATACATTTGAATGGGTTGAGTGGTGGATGTGGGAAACCGACTTTGGGCAAGAACCAAGGGAATTCTGGACGGATAAAGAAACAAAATATGACGTTTCAGGTTTGACGTTTCCAGAATTTTTTACTATCATTAGTAAATGAAAGTTATCCCAATTGAAAAATCAATCTGTGATGAGTTCGTAACTAAGAAACATTATTCCCATAGACCATCTATATTTTGGAATGGGTTTGCTTTAGTTATTGATTCTAAGATTGAAGGGATTGTTGTATATGGTCAACCTTCCCCCGCTATTCAATCTTATGCATTTGAAGATAGAAAATTCCGAATGTTTGAACTATCAAGATTGGTGATTCAGACTGAACAAAAGAATGCTGCTTCGTTTTTGATAGCGAATTCTTTGAAGATGCTTGAAAGTCCTTCTGCTGTAGTTTCATATGCTGATACTGAAATGGGTCATGTTGGCATTGTATATCAAGCAACAAATTGGTTATATACGGGGGCAACCGTGTCCCATGATAAGACATATGTTGTTGATGGGGTACGCACGCACCAAATGACCTTGCGGGATAAGGGAGTATCAAGTCCTGTTAAATGGGCAAGGGAAAATGGGATAGAAATGATCAAACCCCAACAGAAACATCGGTACTTCTATCTGAATGGTAATAAGTATCAAAAGAAAGAAATGCTTTCTAAGTTGAAATATTCTGTTGAACCATATCCAAAAGCCGATAAAGTCATGTATAATTCAGGTGAACGTATTGAAAAATTTATCACCCCTTCTTTAGACTGTTAAAATATTATGAAAAAACACATTGCCTTCCCTTCTATTGGTCAATTCAAAGATGTTGTTCGACAAGTTCGGGACAATGCAAAGTATCATCAAGTTGCTTTACCTACTATTTTGTTTCAAGGCGGGATCAAGTGTCATGGCAGCAATGGGGCAACTGTTAGACCCATGAATGGGTCAAACGATGACATCTATTTCCAATCCCGTGAACGAATTCTTGATCTTCTATCAGACAATGCTGGGTTCTGTGCTTTTGGAGAGCGTAACAAGGAACACTTTAACGCTTTGTTTGATTCTATCGCTAAAAAATATCCAGATGCTATTGGTAGTATTCAGGTATACGGTGAATGGATGGGTTCAAATATCCAGAAGGGGGTTGGATTAAACTATCTTCCTAAGATGTTCAATGTGTTTGCTATTCGTATTTCCGAAGATGCCGAAAGTCAGAAATGGTTTACTACTGAACAAATCATTGATGTTATGGCTGGATTCACCACAAACGAAATTCGTCATGTTTATGAATTTCCAACATTCTTTGTTTCTATTCCATTTTCTAATCCTGAATCTGTTCAGAATATCCTGATTGACTTGACCAATGAAGTTGAACGGGATTGTCCAGTTGCCCGAACAATTCTTGGAAAAGATTTTGATAAAGAACTAATCGGGGAGGGAATCGTTTTTAAGGCAGTTTCTTGTGATGTTCCAGAAATCAATATTGATGGGTTGATGTATAAGTCAAAAGGCGCGAAACATTCCGTTTCCAAAGTAAAAACATTGGTTCCTGTTGATGAAGAAAAGATGAATTCAGTTCAAGAATTTGTTGATGCTGTTTGTACTAAGAATCGTCTGGAACAAGGGATTGATGTTCTGAAACAGCGAGGATTGGAAATTGAATCAAAGAATACTGGCGAATTTATCAAATTTATTGTTGGTGATGCAATAAAAGAAGAATCTAATATGATGGTTCAATCTGGTCTTTGTACAAAAGATGTTTCTTCAAAAATTGCATCTGTTGCGCGTCAATTCTGGATGGAACAGTTGTGAATGTAGCAACCCTTTCATGGTCATTGGATATTGAATGTCCAAAGTGTAATGAAGATAATGATTTGTATGATACATTTCATAACCCCGAAGATCACATAGCACATTGTATTTTCACCAATCAATGGGATATATTAGAAGGGCTTGAAGTTACTTGCGAACATTGTGGGTATGTATTTCCTTTAGATAAAGTGGAATGCTAAATATTCTAAAGGAAAATCTATGCAAAACACCATTACTGAAGCCTATTCCCAAATGTATTCAACCAAGCAACTTTTGGTTGAAGAATTACATCCAGAAATTCAAAATATTCTTGATTCTGATTCAATTCAACAAGAAAATAAACTTGATGTTGTATCAAAAAAGGTTAGGGAACTTGCTTCAGCAGGGGTTGATACCGGATTAGAAAATAGTACCCCTAAAATGGGGTCAAGCAGGGCTGTATTCTTCCCCAAGGAAGCAAAACAAGTAGTGGTTGATGGTAACCCCACAACTTCCCAAACGGCTGTTAAAATCGCGTTTAAAGGCATCCTTGATCATCATCACAAGAATACTATGTTTGGGATTCAACAGAATCAATTAGAAGCTGACCCCCATCTAACAAATAATTATTCGGTTCTTGCTAAGAAAGATGATGGAACTTTCAAAACTAACGATTCCCAATCGGGGGGTATCATTCCCCCTGTTTTTAGTTCTCATCCAGAAGGACATCACATCGAAATGGGGAAAGCTGCCCCAATCGGTAAGGGGGATATGATTCAACTAACAAGAACCCCTGATTTTCCCCATGGGATTACATTTGATGATATTTTTCATACCCTGAATCGGGAACATTCTTATTCAATGGGACAACCATATAATGGTTCGACTGATGAACGCATGGATAAGGTTAGTAAACATCCATGGGTATCTGATGCAATAAATTTCATGCACGATTCAGGATTACATCCCTGCGATTTTGCAAAACGTAATTGTGGGGTATATACCCATCCAGTATCTGGTAAACGACATCTTGTTATGTTGGATTATGGATACAGTAGCAATTTAGCCAAACAATATACTGATGCAAGAAAGAAACGCGAACGAAGTGGGTTATAATTCATCATCTTAAACAAAGGCTTAAAAATGAACATTAATTTCTTTATTACTGACAAATCCGGTTCCGAATTTTACGTTGATGCGACTATTGTTGTTGACTGTCAAGAACCAAATCCTGATTGCATTGATTCTGATCAAGATTGCAATGGTTGGTTCGATGTTGACACTGAATTCAATCTTATTGAAGGGGTCAATGAAAATGGCGACACTGTTCAATATCTATTCGATGAACTTGAAGCAGATTTGCAAGATCAAATTTCTGACACGATTGATAAGTTAGCCAAAGCACGAAATTGAAATCTTTCTAAATAGAGGATAACTAATTCTAAATTATCTTCATGAAACAATCTTTATACGAAGCCATTCGACATGTAATCAGTATCCCAGAATCAAAACAAGATGATTTTAAGTCTTGGTTTGGTAAATCTGTTCTTCATACAAACGGTATTCCCCATACGTTTTATCATGGTACTAGTTCTGATATAGAAAAGTTTGATCATGCGTTTGTTGGTAAAGGGGCTGATTCATATGGGGCTGGGTTCTATTTTAGCAATAAACCAGAAATAGCATCAAGTTATGCATATGGGGGAAACTCATCGAATGTAATTCCTGTTCACATTAGAATGGAAAAGCCCATCATCTATAATGAAGATGAGAAACCATTATCAAGACTTCATATTCAAAAACTGATTACGTCTGCTCCAAATCATAAAGAATCCTTGGAAAATTTTGGGGATGTATCTTATGAGGGATATCATAAAGTATTGAATCAGGCGGTTGATGCATATAAAGATCGTTCCAAATTTCAGGCAATGGGAACAATTCATAGAGATTTCTATGGGGATAATCATAAAGAATTTTTAGAAAATTTTACAAAAATCACTGGTCATGATGGGGTGATTGTAAAATACGATGATCATATTATTGCAAATGTGTTTCATCCTAACCAAATCAAATCTGCAATTGGTTCAGGATATTCCAAAAAATCCGATAATCTTATTGAAGCGATTCAAGACCCTGCTCACAAAGCAATGGCAACTAAAGCATCAAATTCAACCAAATATGGGGGGCTAACTGCTGCTGAACGGGTTTCTAAGGATAAGATGCCTAATGATACCATCGTAATCGATCTTGAACGACCAAAGAACGCTAAACCTAATTCAGAAGTTGTTCATCATCTTAATACTCATGGCTATAATATTGCTGGAAATTATTCTGATGGTTTGGCTGCTCATGAATCAACCCCGAATAGAAAAATCAAAATTGGTAAGATTCTTGAGTTAACAAAAGCATCTACTAATGTAAAAACATTATTCGAAACTGATCCAGCAAGACAAGGCATTTATCAGAAAGATGATGGGGAAAGTAAACGCGCAAAGATTGTAATTTCCCGAAATCCCCATGTTGTTGCTGGATTATCTACCCATGAAAATTCTGATTCATGCTTAACATTAGGTGGGCCTGCCCGATATACTGATAGACAAGGTAATAAATCAATAAATGATCAAAAACGGGGAGCCCAAGCAGAAAAGGTTCCTCATATTGTTGCATCAGGCGCACATGTCGCATTTCTGACAAATGACCCCGACAAAATTCATGAACATTACAACAAAATTGCAAGACAGACATTGAATGTGTTCTATTCTAATGAAGGGGGTAAACCTATCATTAGACCAACAGGACAAATTTATGGTAATGAATGGGCTGGTTTTACTGAAACACTTCAGAAACATTGTGAAGAAAATTATCCAGCAACTGACGCTGAATACACCCTTCACCATGACGCATATCAAGAAGGCCCAACAAAAATTCGAAATTTTGATTCTAAACATGACGAATATTGGAAAGATCAAAGTCAAGACACATTTGCGTTAGAACATCATCCTGATCCTGATGTGATACATCATTTGGTCAGTAAAGCATTTGAATTAAAATATTCCCATGGGGTTGTTGCAGCAATGAAGAACCCCAATATGTCTGATTATACAAGGGATGAAATTTTCCGAAAGGTTGCCATCAAAGATGATAACAATCCTATGAAGTCTTCCCATTTCAAATCCCAAATTGCACAGTACGCAAAGACCCCTGAACAGATTCAACCATTATTAGATTCAACATTCGATTCCCCAATTGTATCAAAAGGTGTCTCTAAAAATGTAAATTCTTCCCCTGAACAACTACATCAGGTTTTGAATACATGGGGGGCAGGAGCGACGAACATTCCGGGGGTAAGAAAACTGGTTGGTAACTATTCTCACGAAATCATTCATAATATTATCCATAATCCAAATTCTGACGATACCCATTTAGCATCTATTCTTCAGGCAAAAGAACTAAACGAAAAGAATCCATCAACAGGAATGATTGATCTAAGAGGGCATGATGACACAATGGACTTCATTGCATCTAAATATAAGGATCATGAAATTGGAAAGAAACTAATCAATATTACCAATGATAGCGGCATACTCCATTCAAGGGTAATTTCTTATGTTGCAGAAAAATCCCCCCATCTACTTCACTTGGTTCCTGATGATAAATTGGGGGCAGCATATTCAAGACATTCTGGTATTCCAAATTTAGAAACTGAAATGTTGCAAAGGGGAACCCCCGATATGCTTGCTTCGGTTGCATCTGCAACAAAGAATGAAGATTTGTTAGATTCATTTGTTAAACACCCAAATTCCAAGATTTCATCGAATGCAATCTTTCGCAAACGCACATTGTCTCATTATAACGGTTAAGGAACTCCATGCTTACTTTTAAAGAATTTCGCCTAAAACAAACTATTTCAGAAACAATCATTCCTGATCATCTTAGACACATTCCTGAAAATTGGGATCATCATGCTAATCTTTCCCAAGAAACCCATGATAAGTTCAGTCATGCATTCGGTGCTAAAGGATTTACTGTTATTCCAATTCCAAAACAAGGTCATGGCGATATGGATTCAGACGTTGCTGAACATCTAACAAAACATGATTGGGATGTGTCTGATTATCAAAAAGGAATCGCCCAAAAGAAAGTGATTGTTAATCATCCTCAAAATGGCCCCCAAGAAAAGATTGTTTCGAAATCTATTGGTAAAGTTTTAGATGAAACGAATGCATCTGATGACATCAAGAAAACATTCATCAATGATCCAGCAAGGGCATCAACAAAAGCTTTATCAGGAAAGCAAACATATGCCCTTATTGCCCATAGTCCAGTCGCAATTGCATCATCAACTTCTCCGGGTTGTTCATGGGAAACCCAATCATGCATGAATCTTGAAAGTGGAATTCATAGAAGATATCTTAGGGATGATTCTGAAAATGGTTCAGTTGTTGCTTTCGAAGTGCATCATGACGATGAAGGGGCAATGAAGTGGGGAGAACCTGATAAACCACTTGCCCGAATTTCCGCTAAACCAATGCATGAAGAACCAGATGATCATGAATCGGATACGATTGTTCGGGCCGAAGATAAAGTATGGGGGTCAAGTTCCTCCGCTTTCCCCCATGTATTCAATACATTCTTAACAAATAGTTTTCCTGCAAAGGATGGAACAACATATCATTTGAATTCTAAAATCTACAATGATACAATGGGGTCAACATATTCTGCTATGTCTAAAGACCAAGTAGAAGATAAAATCAATAGAAATAAACCATTAGTTGATAAAACTGGAACTGGATTAGATAAACCAATTATTGATCATGCAATACTACATGGTAAGCAGTATTCTTTAGATAAACCAACATTTGTTTCCAATATGGCCCAAGTTGGTAATCTTAGTGTTCAACATGTAGCAGCCCTTCATAAACTGATCGATGGGCATAATATTACTGATGAAAATAAAGCGGCGGTTAGAACTTTAGCAATGCTTCATGGGGATAAATTTTCGACGAATGCCATTAATTCATTTGCTGCATCGAATCAAGGCATCCCAAGAAGAATGCTAATGAACTCAAAACTTCATGAGTCTTTGGTTGATCAAGTAAATCCAGATGATTATATTCATGTTCGTCGATCTTTGTTGAAGCCAAAACATTATGATAAGGTTGTTGATAACTATGTCAACAATATGTCAGGGTCTGCATATCCCGTTAGGGAACATGCTGGATATTTTTCCAAGGAAAATTTGGATAAGTTGACTACCAATATGCGAAATTCTGATTTGGTTAATATTCTTCCTAAGAACGAAAACTTTACCCAAGAACATCATGATGCATTTGTAAATAATTTAAGTAATTCCTATAAATTTAGCAATACCCATCAATTAATGCGCAATTCTAAATTTGCATCATTTGATGATTTGTCGCAGTTTGCTAATTCCCATAATCATGGGGTAGACTTAGCAGAAAATCCAAATATTTCAACAGATACTAAAGTAAAACTGAAGAATCGATTTGTGAACGAAAAAACATTTCCGATTCGGGCTAATGCTATATTTGATAAAGTAAACAAGATTCCAGAAGCTATTTCGTCAGTAATGACATCATCTGATCATGATGAATTAGCAAAGACAGGAAAGCAGTTTTACTTTGAAGATGCAAAGTCATCCAATGATCATCTGAAAGCCCATCAAAAATTGGTTGAAGATGCTGACCAAAAGATTACTGATCATATTGATGCCCAAAAAGCTAAACATCCAGATGATTTGTATGATCCAGACGAAGATGAAGAAAAAGGAAATCTTCAAGATGCGTTGCATGGTAGAATTGAAAGTTATGTGTCAAATATTGACAATCATCTTGATAAACATGCAACAGATGGATCGACTCATAGGAATGAACTTATTCGCAATTATCCCCAAATGGAAGTTGCCGAAAAACATCTTGGGAATCTTGATGTATTAGAAAATTACAAGACAGAAAATAATTCTTCCCGATATGATGATACAGAACACTTCAATGATTATGTTAAGGAAGTTCATGAACGGATTTCTGATGCAAAACAAAGAACTGATGAACATGATGAATTTGGGGATGACAACTGGTAAACTGTGATATAATTCAGACTTCCAAATCAACAAAGGAAGTAATCATGACAAACCAATCCAGAATCTGCGTTTCCAACCGCGAAATGAATGGGTACGATGACTCAGATTTTTTCGCGGTTTTCCAAATCGAAGGAACGAACCAATTTGAAGAAATCATGATCGGGTCAACCCGATTCGGGGGCGGTTACTATCATCATCCCGTGAATGCGTCTAAAGAAGTCATGGATATGTATCATGCTTGGTTAGATGAACAATCCGCAAAACGGGGACTTACCATCATTCGTATTGGTAAGAAATGCAAAATTTCTAATTCCAAAAAGTTCAAAGAAAAACAAGGTAAAGTCTTTGAAATCAAGAAAAGTCCTTATGATACACGGGTTACGTTAGCAACGGTAAGATTTGATGATTATTCAACAACAACCGTTGACATCAATCGCATTGTTCTGGTATAATCTATCAACTAAAGAAAGTTGAGGAACCCAAAATTGGTGGTAATGTTTTTCCGGGAATGAATAGACGATATAATAGGGATGAATATATCGCAATAGAAGATCATCTTTCTGATGGTATTTTTGCTGCGTTGTTTGATAAATTTGAAGTTTGTCCTTATCTTAAATCGAAAGAAACTTTTGGGGATATGGATGTGATCTGTATTCCAGCATCCCCATTGTCAGTAGATAGACTTAAAGATTGGTTCAGAACAGATTATGTTAATCACAATGGAAATACATGGTCATTGTTATATGAAGAACTTCAAATTGATCTGATAGTTTCAAATGAAAAGGAATATGACTTTCATAGAAATTACCTAGGTTCTAGTGACCGTTGTAATTTTGTTGGGAAAATCGCTCATATGTTAGGGTTAAAATTTGGGCATGATGGACTATGGCTACCAGTACGACTATCCGATTCTCATAAAGTAGGAGATGTTCTGTTGACACTTGATCCAAGGAAAGCAGAAGATTTTCTTGATATCAAACCATTACCAAGTACAGCAACGGAATTTCAAGATGTATTTGATAATATTGTTGCATCAAAATATTTCAATCCAGAAGTATTCTTGTTGGAAAATAACAATACAATTTCGCGGGTGAGGGACAGAAAACGTCCTTCATATCATCAATTTCTTCACCTTTGTTCAACATTACCAAAAAAGGAATGGTTTCCCCGCGTAAAAGATAAAACTATATATCTTGATTTGATTTTTGATGCGTTTCCTGATGCCAAAGAAAAGTATGATGCATTGTGGAAAAAGAAGTTGATGATTGATTCAAATGCAGTAAAGTTCAATGGAAACATAGTCAAAGAACTTACCGGACTTCAGGATAAAGAACTTGGATTGTTCATTCAAGCTCTTAAAAATGATCCAAGATTTTCATCCGAAATGATAGCAAACACGAAAGATGAAATCATTTCTAAAAATATCATGGAAGTGTTCAAAAGTAGGGTATAATTCATCATCTAAAGGAATCTAAAATGAAAAAACTTTTTATTATTGCTTCAATCATTCTTCTGTCAGCTTGTTCTAAACCTGATGCTGCCCGATCAGCATTAGCAGCATCAGGTTATACCAATATTGTTACAACTGGTTATGCATTTTTTGGTTGTGACGAAAAAGATGCGTTCCATACTGGATTTGAAGCCAAAGGTGCAAATGGTCAACAAGTAACTGGAGTAGTCTGTGCTGGTTGGTTCAAAGGATCGACTATTCGCGTTGATTAAACAAAAGGAATATAAAATGAAATTATGTAAAGACTGTGAATTCTATCGTCAAAGTGAATCGAGATTTTCTGATATCTGTTGTCATCCTGAAGCAGAAGATGAAATTGAACCAGTGCGGGGCTACCGATCATTCGCAACTTGTGATGATATGCGTTCTTGTATTGAATGTGGAAACGAAGGTAAATTATTTTTACTGAAATCTGGTAACAGTCAATAAAGTGTGTTATAATTAACCAACTTAAACAAAAGGAAATTTAAAATGAGTCAAATTAGTATTTCAAGGGCATTGGTTACATTGAAGCGTACCAATGATCAAATCAATACCGCAATTGCTTCGGGTAAGTATGTATCCCGAACAATCGGTAAGAACCAATACAAAAAGGTTGGTGGTTCCAATGATTCGGTTGAACAAATGACTGCCAAGATTCAATCCAGTTTCGATACTGTTGATGGTCTTATTGCCAAGCGTCAGAAGATCAAGTCTGCGATTGTTCTATCAAACGCAAATACATTTGTGTCAATCATGGGTCAGACTATGACTGTTGCTGAAATTATTGAATTGAAGTCCACTGTTGCATTCAAAGAACAGTATCTTCAGTATCTTCGGGTACAATTGCAACGGGAAAATACAGAAGTCAAAAACCTGAATCAAGTTGTGGATAACACTATTGATACATTGCTGACTTCAATCTATGGGGCTGATAAGGCTAAAATTGATGGGGATACATTCAAGAATGTTGCTACCCCTCAAAAGGAACAAAAAGAAGCTGCCTTGCTTGATCCAGCAAAGATTGAAAGTAGAATTGCTAAACTTACAGAAGAAATTTCTGTTTTGTCAAGTGAAGTTGATTTGTTATTGTCGGAAAGTAATGCAAAGACAATGATTGAAATTGCTGATTAAATAAAAAATACAGTATGTGGTGCCAAGGGGACGGCGACTTGTTTTGGAAACAAGAATATGTGGGTTCGAGGCCCACCGTACTGACATGTAAAGAATACCCATTCCATTTCTGATCAAATAGAAATTACTGTTCTTTGGGAAACGAGAACTGAAATGTTTCCCACCATACTTGGATGTATAATCAAACCGATAACGCGAAAGCGTATTTACCTTTAACGGTCAAATATCATACGATTAAAAATCAGAGTTTAGGTATTAGAATTCATACAGTCAAGTGTAAAATATTAGCCTGTAAAGTTCTTTTAAATCCAGAGTTAGGTTTTGTTTAGTTAACACTATTTGAACCTCTGGCTGGAAATGATGATGGGTTTATTGTTATCAAATATATCAAGGAAATTAAAATGAATGAATCGTATGTGAAAAATTGTGATGTTATTATGTCAGAAAAAGATCGTCAAGCTGGATTGCCTGCTTTAGTAAGTTCAATTGATGATGTGGTAACAGTAACTATTGATGGTTACTATATTGTTCCAAAAGATGAATATGACATTGTGAAAAAAGACAAATAATAAATTTTAATAAAGGAAATATATTATGAACAACATTAAAATTTTAACACTTCCGTTGGCAAATGGTAAAGAAATCAAACTAGGCTACACATTCCAATCAACATGTAATACATGGGTTGGTGGTATGTCCCCTGAAGTAATGGATGATATTGAAAATATATTATCATATGAGCGTAAAGTATTTCGCATACCTAGCGATACGGATTCAGAAAAATGCAATCTAAATAATTACAATTTATAATTAGTCAAATGGAAATGTCGCTTGCCAATTGAAAGAAAGTACCTCTGCCAGTCTTGAAAGTATTCCGTTTTGCTAATCGGAAGGCATGGACAAATAGCTACTATATTTTAGCATATTAGATCAGCAACCATTTCGCACTGCTTTTGGTCAATGTTATAGTGAGTGTGCTAAAATATGGTAACTGAATTCTTCTAGTGGTAGGAACCTGAGCCGTCTTGTGCAGGGAAACATCAGTTCAAATCTGATATTCAGTTATTTTAGTCATATAGCAATATATTTCAAATGGTTTTGTTTAGATGTATTAACAGCAGCCCTCTGTTTTGGGATCAAATTTGGTAACTGATCATTATTTTATTTTGATTCAATGGGAAGATTAAATCACGGACATTGGTGATTATCGGCAAAATCATTTGAAATGTCATGAAATGCATCAAGGAGAATCTGATATTCAGTTATTTTTGTGTTATAATTACTTATCTTAAACAACAAAGGAAACCCCATGAATTTTTTTGAAATTGGTAAAGTATACGCAATCAATGATATTAATGTGAAAGCAGTAAGGAACCCATCGTGGGGTATGTGTACTTCGTGTGCATTTTATATTAATCAGACACGAACCTGTGATACATCTACGTGGCATTCTTGCACAGCACAATCTGATAATAATGATATTATTTTTGAGAAATACGAACATATGGTTACAGAAACTGATGAGCCAAAGTATACTGTTCGGGAAGTATTAGCTGCATTTGGTGTGCAGGAAGGGGTTGGTTCGACAATGTTTGTCCAACTTGTTGATGAAGTTTCTGAAGAATTAAAACGAACTTCTGATCCTGAATATCTTACCTATCTACGTCTTAAAGAAAAATTTGAAAATAGGTATTGTTAATGAACTCTATCGTTTCTTTAATTTTATTCATTTCTTGGATAGCGGGATTTGTCCTTGCCAAAGGATTCTGGTCAACTTTATTTTGTTTCTTTCCATTTTGGTCATACTATCTCGTTGTTGAGCATCTAATTATTAAATTTTTGTAATATGGACATTCTTGACAAAATTGTTTTGGTTATTGCCATCATCTATGCAATCTTTCTCTACAGGGAAATGACAGGAAAAGACTGATATAATATGGAATGACTAAGAAACAAACCATTACTGCTATTATTCGGGACAAACGGGGCTATGTTCTTTCTATTGGGAAGAATAGCTACCGAAAATCCCACCCTCTTCAGAAACTTCATGCAGAAAAGGTTGGGTTGTTCCATAAAGAATTCATTCACGCTGAAGTTGATGCAATCATCAAATGTAAAGACCTCTCAAAAGCCCATTCGATATCAGTTTATAGATATTCTGAAAAAGGACTTCCTTTATTGGCTAAACCATGTCTAATATGCCAATCTGCTATTGAAGCATCTGGAATCAAGAATGTTTTCTTTACTAAATAGAACAATAACAATCAGGAAACATTCATGGTCGATTCAATCACAAAAGCATATCTGTCAATTGGTATCAAACAAGAACCAATTCAAGAAGAAGTCATTCAGTTAGATGAAGAATTGAATCAAACCGAAAAAGACATGGCAAGAAGAATGATGGGTTCAGGTCATTCATACTATCGTCAAGCATTTCTAAAACAACATCCAGTTGCCGAAGATGCATTCAAGAATCATCCTGATACTAAACAATGGACTCATCGTGTTCCAATTGATATGGTTGAATCTGCTAAAGAACCTCATTTTGGGGTAATGTCTTTTCTAAAAGGTAAAGGATATTCGTCAACCCCTGAAGATTATAAAGCTGGTATTACTAAGTCTTCAATCCAAGTTAATCATCCTGTCCATGGTCTTCAGGAAAAGATTGTTGAACATAAAATTGGGGGTATCTTAGAAAAGCACAAAGAACCTGATCTAAAGAAAGCTTATGATAATGATCCATTCCGCATTGGAGCTAAGACAAAAGCATTCGATTTTATTCTTACTGGTCATCCTGAAGATGTTTTGGCTGGATCAACTGGGCAAGGTTATATTTCATGTGCAAATGTTCGGACAAAAGATTCAAGGGATAAGTTTCAAGGAAAAGGCCCAGCAGCAAAATGTATGCCAGAAGAAATTAGCCAGCATACTCATCATGTATATTTGGTGCCAAGAGGGGGATCGGTTGAAAATGATGTGATTGGTAGAACATCATATAAAATGCATAAAGGGTTAGGTACAGGACATGAAACCTTGTTTCCCGAAAACAGAGTATATGGAACCGTACCAGATTGGTTTCTTCCAAAATCGAATGAATTAGTATCAAAAATGTTTACTAAGAAACATGATGTATACAAGAAGGTCGATGGGGTATATTCTGACAATGGACAAGATTATCAGTTTCCAGAAAATCCAACGGGGGAACATCTTGATCTTGCATGGAAAGCTGTTGCAACTGATAAGGATGAACATAAAAAAGCAAAGGTTATTGGGTTAGTCAATCCTGATCATAAGTATAAATCAAAAACATTACGGGATGCAGCAAACCATCTGAAAGGAATTCGAGAAGCTAATAAGACTGGGGACTTTGATAAAATTACTGAATCCCTTACCCTTGCTGATAGAGGTATTGATGCAACAACAAAGTTACAGATGTCAATGAATAATCCCCATTATCAAGCGTTAGTTGAACATGCAGCAAGCCAATTCAATTTAGATAGGCCAGATCATGTTAGACGTTTATCAGAAGTTGCTATTGGAAGAAATGTTTTCTCGAATCAATTCAGAACAGATTTTCTTGGTAAAATTTCCCGTAATCTTCCTGAAGCAAAGACGATGGATCAATATATGTCTTTAGCTAAACTAAAAACAAATGGGATGTATATCAGAGATTCATATTCTGGGGTAAAGATTCATTCTGATCATAAATTGGGAAGATATCCATTTGAATCTATTATCAAAGCCCATTCTGAACAAGGAACCCTAAATCCTGAATCATATCAAATGGCATACCATTCGACTTATGGGTTGAATCGTAAGAAAGGTAACTTGTATGATTCAACAGTAAGACATGAAAGGGAAGCAGTTCCGGGAATGTCAGCAATTGTTGATCATTGGGCTCACCAATTGAATAAACGGGCTTGGATGGACAATGGAACATATGAAGATAACTTAGCAGTTTCTTTTCATAGAATGATGCCAAGTACAAGGGAACGGATTGCATCTGTGATTGGGGTTGATCATAAAGACATCATGAAAAAAGGTAAATCTGGAATTCAAAAAGAAAAAGAACGAGATAAGTTGTTGGGAAGATAAAGTTGTGATATAATTTGGGTTCTTAACAAACAAGGAACCCTAAATGAAACTTACAACTGTCAAAATTCAGAATGATCAACCAACCGTAGCAGAATCAACCCATCGCGTAATTGTGATTGATTGCTCGGGATCAATGTCTAATGATCTACCAAAACTTCGTACACATTTAAAGAATAAAATCCCAACTTTGGTTCAACCAGATGATGTTCTTTCAATCATCTGGTTTTCTTCTAAAAATCAATTTGGTACTTTGTTTGAAGCAGTCAAAATTTCTTCCCTGACTGATCTTTCCAATGTTAATTCCACAATTGATCGATTCGTAAAACCAGTATCTATGACTGCATTCAAACAACCATTGGAAGAAGTTATTCGTTTGGCTAAAGCATATCCAATGCCAATTGCAATGAATTTCTTTTCAGATGGTCAAAACAACGATGGGACTCCAACTAAAGATATTCTGAAAGTCTGTGAATCTTTGTCTGACTTAGTTGCATCTGCAACATTTGTTGAATATTCCCATTATGCTGATAGTAAAATGCTTCAACAAATGGCTGAAGCAGCGGGCGGTTCTGTTGTTCTTGCTGAAGACTTCAATTCATATACTGAAGTTCTGAACAAGACTATGAATACTATGTCATCTGGTAAAAAGATCAAGATCAAAAATATCAAGGTTGAATTTGTTGTTGGTAATCTTCCTGATGGTTTTGTTGTTGCTAAACCAGATGCAGTAGGTACAGTTACGCTTCCTGCAAATACATCATCATATAGTCTGTTTGAAGGCTATCAGGAAGTCCCAGAATCGATTCAAATCGATGATCTGTCTGTTACCCCCTATATGGTGGCTGCGTTGATTCAACGCGGCTCTGGTGACCTTGCATTGACCCTTGCTGGTTCATTGGGGGATGTATCTTTGTACAAGAAAGTTGAAAATGCTTTTTCTAAACAAGACTATGCCCGTTTGGTTGAATTGTCAACTGAACTTGGTTCTGGTAAACAAAAACTATTTTCTGAACCAAGGAACACAAATTTGATTCCCGATGCAAATGCATACAATGTTCTGACTATGTTGATGGATTTGGCTGATGAAGAAGGTAACTATTTGGATATTTCTCATCCAGATTTTGTATATTCTGCTATTGGTGATTCCCGTTCAACAGTTCCTGATGCAAACGGATTTGTCCCAAAATTTACTGATGCAACTAAAGAAATCAAAGGGGCTATTTCAGCTTTGAAATTTGATGAAGATCGTCCAAATATTTCTATCTTGGTCAAACGCAAAGGTACAGTTAGTTTGCCAGAAAACGAACATGGTTTTTCTGATGTGATTGATTCATTCATCTGGCGTAACTACACCATTGTTCGGGATGGAATAGTGAATTTGAAAAAAATTCCAGTCATCCTTAGCAAAGCAAGTTATGATCTTCTGAAACAAAATGGGGTTATTGATGAACCATTCAAAGTTGGTAAGACATTTGTGATTGATACTACTAAGATGCCAATCATCAATCGGTCTATGGTTGAAGTTGGTTCTGCTGTTGAACTTGGAACTAAATGCTTCAAATTGTATTCTTTGAAAGCAAAACAAAAATTTCTGAATAGCAAACTGGATAAACCAGAAGTATCAGAAAAGTTTGCTTCTTTGTATGGTCTTGATGGGGCTCTGTTTCTGAAGCAATATGGGGTGACTGAGGGGGGATTTAGTCCTAAGACAGAAAAATCTGAATCTGTTGATCCTTATATGGCAAAAGTTTTTGAAGTGAAAATGTCAGGATTTTCGTCTATTCCTAAGATTGAAGATGTCGAAAAGAACATTGCTGCTAAGAAGTCTTTGACTGTTTCACAACAGGTTGTTTCAAACGCTTTGAATGACCTGAATAATATTACCCTTCCTGATGACCTGAAACTGAAAGCAGTCAAGGATAACATCAAGGCATTGAGCCGGGAAATCACAATGACTAAGTTCGGGGTGATTTTGGGTAAGAAATTCCCAACAGGTATCACAATGGAAAACAATTCTGTTGATATTGATGTTGGGTTGAGCAAACCAATTACTTGTCAATTTAATTTGGTTGATAAGGAAATCTAAGAAAAATTAGGTTATAATTCGTTCACAAAAACAAGACAGAAATTGTTCTGTCTTTATCAAAGGAAATCTATGCAACTCATTGTTACCCCAAGTTTGAAAACATTGCAGGAACGCAATGAAGAAAAATTGAAAGAAGCCAAGGAAAAACTTGGAACAAAATGGCTTCTGCACCCGGTCAACTCAATCAAGAAACTGCCCCCAAAAAAGGCAACCTCGTATTCAACATTTTTTGCTTAAAGGAAATTTTATCATGGCACAACAACTAAACCAAATCCGTTACGTTCACGTAAATTTTGATACCAATGAACGGGGGGTAACAATTGCTTACTTCCGAACTGAAGATTATGTATTGTTTGGGTATTCCCTAAAACGCAAAGGGGATGCTTACAACAAACAAATTGGTCGGGAAATTTCCAAAGATAATCTTTTGAAAAATCTTACGTGGATGGAAACGACCATTATTGATGAAATGGATGCTTGCGGTAGCTATGCTTATGGTAATATGCTGACCCGAACAGGGGCTCTTACTGTTGAATATGTTGCCCTGAATCTTGATGGTATGGATCAACTTTCCGATAGCACTTTGGCAGCATTCACGATGTTTGATTTTAAACATTCTGCAATTTCCGATGTATTGAAACAAGCAGTTGCCCAAATCATTGAAGAAGTTGGCATCTAAATAGAATATAATCCGGTAAACCCAAGTATGGACAAGGGCGTGACTGTTACTCACTGTTTAAGTTGATTCGATTTCAACTACCGGAGCCAAAATTAGCCGATTTCGATTATTGGGATATCAACTATAATAATGTAGCTATATATTCCCATGAAAGCTGAGTTTTATTTAGAATGTGTACCTGTACATCATTTTGTTGTTGAACCCATTTTATTTTATCGATATCTTTAAATCCTAATTTTGGATTTATATTATTAATTAAAAAATCATTCTTTGGGTCTAAGTAAATATCATATTTAGGTAAATAGAAATCTGCGGTGTATGTACGTTCTTTGCCTAAATTATCAGTATATTTTATACGTTTAGGTATTTCCCATATAATATTATTTTTATCAAGAGATATAGCTAAAGTAACTTCATATGATGACCCTAATTTGACACCATTGTACTCAATTTTTCGTGACTGTCTGACCCCACCTAACCCTCTACTGATGGCACATTCCCTCAATCTTTGTAACCCCTCTTTAGATTTTTTACTTGGTGGTGGCATTACTGTTTTCCCGGAAGCAATGTTTTCCGATAACGTTTTACCATTAGCAGCAACACGACAATCGGTTTCTTTTGTTAGACCTTTATTCCATGCGTTTCCACCAGTGTTCCGTTTATTTTCAGTAATTGATATTTTTTTGTTTGGGTTATCTCTACATGAAATTTCATGTGCTGTTAATGAATGAAATGTTTTACATTCTTTATTACAAAATATGCAATGTGATCTGCTTTTTCTGGATTCATATTCATCCGATTTAACAAATACAGCTTTACCACCAGATTGACATTGTTTTGAGTTGTAATGCTTATGTAAACTGCCAGTAGAAACTTCTGATTTGCAAAGTAGGCATGATACGGTGTATCTTTTATATGACATTGAATTGTCTCCGGTAAATATAAAGTAGGACAGCACAGGTATCCGTACTGTGTTGATAAGAACTTGGAACTTCTTATCTGACTACATATATTTACTGTAACTTGAATCTTACTGTGTCAGACAAGATTCGCCAAATTACATTTAGGAAATTCCTAAATAAATGAGCACTCTAAGGCTTAATCCAGACTAGCCCCTGTTCACCGAACCAGCGTAAACTGGAATGCCATGCTTTGGCTGAAGAAGATAATGACTTCAAAGCAAATCTAAACCAGCGAATTGCTGGTTTTCTTTTATGGTATAATTCAGTTTTGAAAACAAAGGAACAAAATGTTTACCTATTGGCATGAAAATCCCCCTCCTGCATTCAACCCTGACTACATTGAATGGGCAAAAGACATTTCTACCCTTGCTACATATGATTGCGAAATAAACAACGTATATATTAGTACCGACATGGATTATCGAAAATCTGAATGGCGCAAATACTATGATGCACGAATGAAACAGGGGAAACCATCTAAATTGTTGGTTAAGAAGGCTAAAGAATATTTGTACGAACTATAATAAGAAAGAAAATATGGCAACCGATAATTTTGAAGTATTAACTGATGCTCAACATTTGAAAAAACGTCCTGCTATGTATATAGGAGCAACATCAGTTGAGCCTGTTTCTGGTATGTTTTTTGGGACACAAAGTACCCTGAATGTTATTCCCGGCCTTCTGAAAATTATTTCAGAAATCTGCGATAACTCAATTGATGAGGCTATCCGAACACAATTTAAGTTTGCTAATAAGATTAGTGTGTCTATTAAGAAGGAAAGTGATATATGTTCTGGTGATTTTTGGCGTGTTATCATTGAAGACAATGGGCGAGGCATCCCTGTTATTCTACACGGTAAAACATACCAACCAGTTATTGCTTGGACGCAAGCCAGATCAGGGTCAAACTTTTCTGATGATAGGGAAACAATTGGGGCGAATGGTGTTGGAAGTTTCGCTACCTTAGTGTTTTCATCTGAATTCATTGGGGAAACGTCTGATGGAAAAACATACTTGAAACTTACTGTTGGAAAATCTGCTAAGATAAAATCTGTAGAAACGAATCCTTCAACGAAACATTTTACCCGTGTTAGTTTTGTTCCTGATATTCAATCGTTTGGTATTAACACAATTTCCAAAGATCACATTGACTTCATTCGGGATAGATTAGAAAATCTTGCAGTTTGTTATCCAGATATTACATTTTCGTTCAACGATGAAAAAATCAAAATCAAATCTATCAAAGATTACGCAGCAAAGTATTGTTCACCATTTGTTATTGGACAAGATGAAAAAAATGTATTGATTTTCGGGCCATCTGGAAAGGATGAAGAATTTCGCTTACATTCATACGTGAATGGTCTTTGGATTAAAGATGGCGGTTCCCATGTATCGTTTGTCATGGATCAAGTCATTGCTAATCTTCGGGAATATATTAAGAAAAAACATAAGATTGATGTTCTTCCGAACAATATCAAACAACACTTGACGTTTGTTTCTATTCTTCGGGGGGTCGTTAACTGTCGCTTCGACTCTCAAACCAAAATGAGGATAACAAACACAGTAGCAGAAGTTTCTGCCCACTTGAAAGATATTGACTTTGATAAAATTTCAAAGCAAATTCTGAATACACCCGAAATCATTGATCCGATTATTTCAGCTATTCTTTATAAGAAGGAAAGGGAAGAAGCAGCATTACTTGCTAAGAAGCAGAAAGCAGTTGCTAAGGTACGGATTGTTAATCACATAGCTGCCACTGATAGTGATCCAGAAAAACGTAGAATTTTTATTGTAGAAGGATTATCAGCATTAGGGCCACATATCGCAGTTCGGAATCCAAAAACTGATGCAGCCTACCCTTTGAAGGGCAAGGTGATGAATATTGATGGGATGAAACCAATTGATATCATGAAGAACAAAGAAATTGCTGAACTTACTTCTATTCTTGGATTAGAATTTGGTAAACCAGCAGTTATCGTTGAATCATTATTTGAAATTGTCCTTGATGGCATCGCTTATATCGTAGGAATTGATGATATTATCATACATAAAGGTAAAGAAATGTTGGTAAAAACTTTGTTATCTGATGTTGATGTTGATGGTATAAAGCGACCCTAAATAATCCATTACGACAACCAAGGAATATAATGAAAACAATATTTGATAGTCAAGTATTTGATGGGAAATCCGAACAAACATTAAAAATTATAATAGGAAAATATACAAGAGGAAAATATGGTTCATATGAACATATGTTCAAAGGAAATAAATGTTATTTTTCCGATAATTATTCTAAGGTAAAATTAGTGGTTGTTGTCGATGGTATATCATACTTGGATTATAAAAATTCACCGTATTTTTGTGGTACTACTGGATGTAAATGCAGAACATTGAATCCTGTATCATTAGAGTTTTTAACTACATGTGCTGGCCTAAGTGTAGATGACGCAAAACTAAAACTTACTAATAAAGGACAAAAAGCATTCAATTCAGCATTCAATGACCCAAACACTAAACATTGTGGTGTATTAGCCAAGCGTGGTATAAATTCTATGTCAAAGGCAGAATTATTTAAACTGTTTAATGATGAAGCATTGGTGCAAGAATATTTGTCAAACAAAGGCACGAAAGGAAAGGCTACTCAACGGGCAAATGGTTGGTTTGACGATATTTCAAATAATCCATTTTCAAAATTGTATTGGGTTGGTAAAGGACATACTGAAGAAGAATCGCAGGCTATCGTAAATTCAAGAAATTTTTGGTGTAAAGAATTCAAAGATACCCATCCAGAATCAATGTTTGAAAATCCATCAAAACTTGATTATTGGTTTAATAAATATGGGGTGGAAGAAGGAACCAGAAGATATAATGAAAATATTGCCCGTTCGGTATACTCTAGTTCTTTAGATGGGTTGATTGAAAAATATGGGGCAGTTGAAGGCGAATTGATATATAAGCGTCGATTGATGTCGTCAACAGAATATTTTGGTACTTCATCAAGAGAAGCAAATAAGTTTTTCATTAAATTGTATAGGAAACTTAGGCGACTTGGGTATCTGCGTAGTGATATGATGTTTGGGGTTAATGGGTCTAAAGAATTTTGTTTAATGGATGAAACGGTTCTTAATGGTGAACTATATGATTTTTGTCTTTTACCATTAAATATTATCATTGAATACAATGGTGCTTTATGGCATCCAAGAAAAGATCGATTGTCTGATGAAAAATATGAAACTTGGAGAATGCCATTTCACCCAACCACTACAGCAGAGCAAAAAGAACAGAAAGATCGCCTTAAAAATAATTTTGCTATAGAACGAGGGTATAATCTATTTGAAATTTGGGATTATCAGTCTACCGAAGAAAAATTAACAATCTGTTTAGAGAGAATATATGAAGCCAGAAATAAAGAAAATTCAACCAACCAAATCTAACATGGATGCATATTTTGCAAATCAAAACGTAATCAAAAAAACGGCAAGAACATCTACTATTAACTATGGTAAAATTATTGCATTTACCGATTTAGATAAAGATGGGTAGCTTCGGCTACCTATAAAATACACATCAAAAGAGATATTGGGTCACATATTTTCGGGTTGTTATTGAATCTTCTATCAAATTGGCCTGAGCTATTTGAAGAAAAACGGGTGTATCGCTGTCTTGCCCCCCTTTACTACTGCAAAAAGGGTAAAGACATCAAAACTTTTTATACAAAAGAAGAATTTGATAAGTTCAATTCAAAGGGTTATGATGTACAATTCTTCAAAGGTCTTGGTTCCATGCCAAAGGAAGTATATAAGGAATGTTTAGTGAATTCTAATCTGATTGAAGTGTCTGCGAACAAACAAGACTTGGATCACTTAAAAATGTTTTTTGGTGATAATGCCCAAGCCCGTAAAGAATGGATGTTGAAATGAAAATTACTAATAAAACTATTACCGAAATCGTTGACACTGATCTACTGGATTACTCAATGTATGTTCTTCAGAATCGAGCGATTCCGTCTGCAATTGATGGACTGAAAAATTCTGCTAGGAAATTGGTTTATTCTATGTTGACAGAGTATCCAACAAAACGGGTAAAATGTGCAGAATTGGCTGCAAGCATTGCTAAGTACGGATTTCATCATGGGGAGGCATCTGCTGAAGGGGCTATTGTTACATTAACCGCAGATTGGAATAATAATTGCCCTGTCTTTGAGGGATATGGAAATTTTGGGTCAAGATTGATTCCAGAAAGTGCAGCAGCCCGTTATATTTTCTGTTCATTATCCCCGGAATTCAAAAAGATTTTCATTGATAATGAAGTCACCCAATCATCTAATGATGAAGAATCACCCGAGCCGATTCATTATCTTCCTATTATTCCATGGGTAATTTGCAATGGTGTATCTGGCCTAGCGGTAGGTTTTGCTTGCAATATTTTGCCCCACTCAATCAAAGACATTACCAAAGCAACAAAAGACTATCTAAAGAATCCCAAGAAGTTTTTAGATGCAAATGAACCCATTCCCCCAACATTTCCTCATTTCAATGGTATTATCCAAAAGGAATCTGAAACTTCATGGTCAACATTAGGTATAGTTGAATACGTTGGAAAGTACACATATAAGATTTCTGAACTACCTGTTGGGTATTCAAGGGAATCGTATATCACTGCTTTGAACACAATGGTTGATAAGGATTTGATTAAGGACTACGAAGACTCTTGTTCAGATCAGGGGTTCTCATTCTCAATCAAAACCACTGGCGCGCAAAAAGAATCTATTGATAAAGACCCAATCAAGTATTTCAAACTTCAGAAATTTCATACAGAAAACTTGACTACATTAGGTATTGATGGTAAACTGAAAATCTTCAAATCTGTTGCAGAACTAATTGCTTATTTCTGTGATTACCGATTGACTAAATTTCAAGATAAGATCAACTATGACGTTAAAAAGATTGAAACCGAACTACAATATCTGATTGACAAGAAGAAATTTATTTCTGAAGTTATCAAGGAAACATTCAACTTCAAGAAGATGACCAAATGTGATCTGTTGGATTTTGTTTTTGAACATGTGACTGGATTGGATCATGGTAAGACATTCATTCGGATTCCTTTATATGAATGCACTATCGATGAAATTTCTAAGTTAGATTCTTTGATTAACGAAAACACTGTCAAGTTAGTTGATCTGAATCTGACTACCCCTAAACAAAACTTTGAAAAAGCTCTGGCTACCCTGAAATGAAAACATTGAAAGTATTTGAAACATTTGCTGGTATTGGTGCCCAAACAAAAGCCCTGAAAAATATTGGGGTCAATCATGAAGTAGTTGCCATTTCTGAATGGAATATTGATTCTATTATTTCGTATGGGTATATTCATCATCTTGATCTGATTCAACAGATGGTTATTCCTGATGATAAGACTATTTTAGAAGAACTATCTAAGTTTACATTTTCTTCTGATGGTAAACATCCATATGAGAATCTATCAAAATTGAATCCAGTGAAACTTCGGGAACTATACAAATGCCATTTGGTATCAAATAATTTTGGATCGATTTTAGAAATTCAAGGAAAGAATCTTCCGAATATTGATCTTCTGACATATTCATTTCCGTGTCAGGCAATTTCTATTGCTGGTCAACAAAAAGGACTAGCTAAGGGAACAAAAACTTCATCATCATTACTTTGGGAAATTGAACGGATTCTTCTTGAATTGAAAGAAGAAAATCGGCTTCCTTCATATCTTCTGATGGAAAATGTAGCGGCCCTACTTCAATCTAAACATTTGGCCCATTTCAATATCTGGATTAACTTTTTGGAAACATTGGGGTATGAAACCAAGTATGATACTTTGATTGCAACTGATTTTGGAATACCACAGATTCGTCAAAGGGTATTCGCTGTATCTATTCTGAATGATAATACCCATGATAAGAATATTTCATTTAGCACATTTGCTTTCCCAAGGGGTAAACGTACATCCAAGACTCTGAAAGATGTTCTTGATCCGATTGTGGATGAAAAATACTATATGGATAGATTGATGAAATTTCTTCCGAAAGAATTGTCTGATAAGATTTCTGATGGGGGCATTCAGAAAGGGTTAGTTGAAGATAAATTTATCCTTGGGGCAACTATCTATAAACAAGATAATGTTGTGTGTCCAGAATCTGGATTTTTAGTTACTCTTACTGCTGGGGATTCTAAAGAACGACCAAAAGTTTTAGTATCAAATCCAATTACCCTTGAAGGTTATTCTGTCTATAAGACAATGCAAAGGTTGGATGTTGAAGCAAGACCAGCCCCAACTTTGATGTCAGGTAAGTATGATCTTCCGAGAATTTTTACTGATCAATATCGGATTCGTATGTTGACCCCAATTGAACGATTAAAGCTTATGGGGTTTACAATTGAAGATTATGCTAATCTAAAGAAATGTCCATCTAATATAACTGATCAAGCTATTGCTATGCAATGTGGAAATTCAATTGTGGTTAATGTTTTAGAAGCAATCTTTAAGAATCTATTTCAACCATCTTTAAATGCCCCCCAAACAGCATCAGAATCGTCTTGGTTGCGTTTAAATAGACTAACCTATACCAAGCCCCTATAAACCAACTAAAGACCCCTATGGCCCTTTTAAACGATTCGATGGACAAAGCAACCCTAACCGCAGCTATGCAACAAATCAAGGTTGATGCTGCCGATAGTCTGACATCAATGGAAACTATGGTGGATGATGTCATGACAACTTCAATTGACAACTGTAATCTATTTGGAACTATTGGGTCATTGGTGAAAGATGCATCCCCAGAATTTTCTTCTAATGTGAAATCTTTAACATCCACTATTCAGAGTGCAGTAACCTCAGTCACAGAAAAGGCATCATTGGTCATTGCATCTGTTAAAGGACAAGTGGCAAAGGTTTCATCTTTTATCGATTCTATCTTAGCAAAAGTAAATCTTCTTTTTGGTTCAGCGAAAACAAAGATTATTGACCTGATCAACAAATTTACTTCTGGATTGGATTCTATCAAGACTAATATTCAAGCATCTGTAGATTCAATCAAAAATAGTATTGCATCTGTTATGGATGGTATGGTATCAGGAATTAAGAAATTTGGGGCGACAAAATGTTCGTCAGTGAAATCTATGGCATCTAAATTACCATCAGGAACTTCTTCTTTTGTTGATTCTGTTTCGGCTGGGGTAAAGGGGGATGTAACGGAATTGGCAGAAAATGCAATGGGGCAAGTAAAAACTGCCTTGACATCAACAGTTTCTTCCTTGACCGGAACCGTGACTACAGCAATGAATTCAGTTGCTTCTGCTGCATCTGATGTTGAATCAAGTCTTGCTCAATTGAAAGCATACGCCTGATGAATACCGCAAGACTTGGGGATTTGACAATGGGGGTTTGTAAAGTTCATGGTAAACAAAAAGGAACAATCATTTCTGCATCCCCTGATGTATTCTGTAATGGAAAAGGGGTTGCAAGACTTGGGGATATGGTAAAGGCTGCTTGTGGTCATACAGCAACTATTATTACTTGTTCCCCTGATACAAATTGTAATGGAAAAGGGGTTGCAAGACTTGGGGATAAAGTTCGGTCAGATGTCTATGATGCAACTATTATTACTGGTTCTGAAGATACTATCACAAACTAAATAATAGATAACTATCTTCATCTATTATGCTTTCTCACGATTACTATCACGCAATTACCAAAAAGGTCATTGTATCATTTGGAAAAATCTTTTCGGACATCAAGATTTCCCGATACAATAATCTGAATGTTGTTGAACAAATCATTGATGTTCCTTTGTCATATGGTAATCGGGAAAAGTGGTATCTTCGGTTGAAAGAAGAAGCAAAGATTGATGAGCGGGTTCTGATTACTTTACCCAGAATTGGATTTGAAATTGTTGGGATGAATTATGATCCAAGTAGACAATTGAATAAATTTACTCAATATCGGGCTTGTCTTCCTGATACAAGCGGTAATGTTCTTTCTGCATATGTTCCGGTTCCATACCTGATTACGTTTGAAGTATCTATCATGACAAAGACTCAAGATGATATGTTTCAGATTATTGAACAGATTATTCCTTACTTTACCCCTCAATATAACATCACAATCAATGCTATTCCCGAACTTAGTATTGAACAAGATATTCCGATTACTATGACTGGCATCAATCTGAATGATTCTTCTGATGGTCTAATGGAAACCAGAAGGGAAATCGTATCTACTTTGGTCTTTACTGCTAAGACTGAATATCTTGGATGGATCGATAAAGATACCAATGTTATTACGAAAGTTAAGACTAAGATTGATCCAATGTATGGGGAAATAGGAAGAGAAGTTGATGTAAGCGCGGTTGGGGTTCCGTTCAACTATACAACAACAGAAGAATTTTTTGATGTTCCAAGACCGATTGGGAACTATACTGGAAATTGATGTATAATCTTGTCATCTTAAACTTCAAAGGAACAAAATGACAAGAATCAATGCAAATCTTCCCCCTAAAGTTCTTCTGGATTCCCATCTGATGAGCGAATATCGGGAACTGCCAATGGTCTATGCTGCTTTACGCCGAAGTCTTGATGCAAAACCGATTCAGAATGTCATTAAGTTGATTCCATCTAAGTTTTGTTTGAATTTTGGGCATGTAAAATTTCACTACAACAAACTGACCTTTCTTCAAGATCGATACCAAAGGCTAATTGAAGAACTGACAATTCGGGGTTACAAACTTGACCCAAACCGTACATTTGATGTTTCAGAATTCCCCAAAGTATTTCATCAAAATTGGGAAATGGATTCTGATGCTAAATCAATCATTGTTCAGCGTATCATCGAAAAATTTGATATGAAACCTACTTGGTATAAGTATTACAGTAAGCCAATTTCCCGCGAATCCCTTCTTCAACTTTTAGGACAATAATGGAATATATTTTAATTTTTCTTGCTGGAATGTTTCTTGGTTGGTTTCTGACCCCTCAAGAAATCAAAGTAGTCGAAGAAAAAGAACCATTTGAAGTGGTTCTTGAATTTCATGACACGTCTTACATGGCTTATCATGACGAAACTTTTCTGATGCAAAATAGTTGCTTGAAATCCCTTGTTGATGATCTTGCTAAGAAGATTGGGGATTATACAATCATCACCAAAGACGATAGTATTGCAAAACAACTCGAAGAAGTTCTTTCTATCAACTCCTCTTAGAAATTAGGGTTTGGTAGACTTCTTTAGACCAACCCATAATCTGAAGATAGTCATTGATAGTGATCTTACCATCAAATGCTTCTGGCAGGGTCTGATCTTTGATTCTAATCATCAGTTCAGCCTCTTCAGGGGCCATATCTTCAAGCCACTGAACATAAATTGACTCTTTCTGATGTCGTTTTGTTTCCCGATTGTACATAATATACATCTTATTATGGGTAGTAAGAATTTCTAATGGGGATACCCCAAGAACATGATTGGATGGAATATATGGGGGCATTCCGTCTGGTAATGGCATCTTGAAATTTGGATTCAGGGCATAACCAAGAACAGTAAAAATTCTTGGATCATATTTCATATTTTCCTTGAACCAAGAAACTTTGTCTTCTTTTTCGGAAGCGATTTTCAGAAGTTCATAGAATGTGATACATTTGCGGTTAGTTTGATCAACCATGATTATTCTCCCAATGCTTGTTCAAAAAATGCAAGACCCTTATCAGTAGTCTTTGCTAACATCAATTGGGCAGCATCTTCCCCCAATGACATATTCGCCCGAACCAAATCAACAAACCCTTTTCGGTACATTGATTCCAATGAAATCAAAAGCACCAATGATTCAAATCTTTGAACAAGAATATCATCATTAGGGGTAGCAAGTCCTTCTGCTTTGGCTAAAAGAAGACTCATCAAAAATAGTTCTGATGCAGCATGATCTTCCATGTTAGTGTTTGCTGTTTCTTTTGTTAGGAATTCAATATCTTCATCAGACAAAGAAGAAAAGAATGAATCCAATGAAAAGAATGGTTGAATAGATGATTTGGTTGCAATGAGTTTGTTAATAGCCCATGAAGTTCTACTATTGATAATGCTTGATAGATCAAGATTCAGATCATCCATGATAAAGTTCCTTTAAATAATAAATTGAAATACTTTACTATTTACCATGATCAAATCCGAAGCTGAATATCTACAAAAAGCAATGAATGCATATACCAATTCATCTTGTTTGACTATTGAAGAGTTCAATCGGGATATAGCAAGTCCAATGTATATCAAAAAGGCTATCCGTAGATATAATATTGATGGATTGAATCTAAGAAGAATAATGAATCATCTTGTTATTTTCTATAACTGCTTTGGGGCATTTGGAACAGATATGTTATTGTATAAGATAGATGAACCTGATGTTTTAGAACATTTGATACCAATGATTATGGTTCTTGGGATGACGAATCATAATGTTGATCAACTTTGTGTTACATTAAATATAGTAACAATTGAGAATTTACAGAAAATCTAACATGAACAAGAACCAAGCAACCGAATTTATTCAGTCATTTTTTGATCCTAAATCAGATGATCAGAAATTGGTATCCGACAAACTATCTAACATTCTTGAAAAGGATGATGGGGTAGATTATGCTGTTAAGTTATCTGCTATGTTGTTGCTTCTGAATTCCCGACATAATGATGAAGTGTTAGATGCTAGATTGGAACACATTGTATCTAAGTTTGATGATGTGGTAGCATTGATTATCGAAAATAAACTTTTACTTCCTGAAGAAGAATGTCTGATTGAACATGCTATTAGAATCATTTCTGAAGAAGGGGAAGCCCCAGCTAATGTATCCGCTGGTATTGATGCATCTACCCCAAGGATCAAACGTAAACAAACTGATAACGGTAATGAATATGAAGATGGTGATTTGGGTTTTGATAAGATGATTGAGCGATAAGATGTCTTCTGTAATCATCAAGACAACCAATAATAGATTCATTGATTTAGATTTATCAATGGGTAAACATCCAGTTTCTGATGATATTCTGAAGAAAACAAATGTGAATGCTATTATAGCGTCTATCAAGAACTTAGTTATGACTGGAATGTATGAAAGACCATTTCATCCAGAACTTAGTTCCCAAGTGTATGATTTACTATTTGAACCATTAACCCCAACTATTGCAGATATTCTTCAACGTACTATTGTATATTGTATCAACAACTTTGAACCAAGGGTAGAAGTTCTTTTGGTTGAAGTAAGTCCTGATGAAGATAATTCTGCTATTTCTGTCTTGTTAGTTTTTAGGATTGTTGGAACCCTTGAAACGATCAAGACGACGTTTTTCTTGGAGAGAACACTTTGAGCATCCCATCTAATATTCGGGTCACTGAGCTTGATTTTGACACCATCAAAGCCAATCTAAAGACCTTTCTTTCATCTAAACCTGAATTCACCGATTACAACTTTGAAGGTTCTGGACTATCTGTTCTAATTGATCTTCTTGCATACAACACCCATTACAATGCAGTCATTGGTAATATGTTAGTTCAAGAAATGTTCTTGGATACTGCTGTCAAGAAAGAATCTTTATCCTTAATTGCAAAACGTCTTGGATATACCCCAAAATCTTATGTTGCCCCTCAAGCAAAGGTATCATTGGAAGTCTTTCCAACAACCCCTCTTCCTGATTTTCTGACATTAGGAAAGAATGCAAGATTCAATGCAACATTAGCAACAAACGATATAACAACATTCATCAATAGGGAAGCGATTACAATTTTTCCAAGCGGGGGAAGATACATCTTTCCATCGATCAGTATCTATGAAGGAACTAATACAACTTTTAGATATGTTGTGGAAACATCAACCCCTCAACGTTTTGTTATTCCATCTAAGTATGTTGATATTTCATTGTTGAAGGTATCTGTTCAAGAATCAGGTACAACCACAACAGTAACTGAATTCAAACGATATGAATCTATCACCGATGTTACTTCAACAACCAATGCATATTTTGTTAAGATCAACGAAACCCTGAACTATGAAGTATATTTTGGGGATGGTATCATTGGAACAGAATTGACTAATGGTAATATTGTTATTCTTGATTATGTAGTAACTAATGGGGATTTGGCTAATGGAACTAAATCATTTACGTTTGCAGACTCAGTAAATGGTTATTCTAATGTAACAACTACCCTTATTCAAGAAGCATTTGGAGGAATGGTTTCTGAATCCAATGATTCGATTCGGTTGAACGCCCAAGCAAAAGTTCTGACGCAAGATCGGGCTGTCACAGAAAAGGATTATGAATCTATCATTTCTGCTATCTATCCTTTAGATACTATTGCTGTATTTGGGGGGGAAACTTTAGCAAATCCAATCTATGGAAAGGTATTCATTTCGGTAAAATTAGCAGGAACTACTGAAACATTATCGACTGAACAAAAGAACACAATTGATTCTGTTCTGAAAAAGAAATCTGTTCTGGCATTATCCCATGAGTTTCTTGATCCTGAATATATGTATCTGATCATTGATACCAAAGTTAAATATGATGCTGATAGAACCGTAATGAGTGCATCAGATGTAACAACTAAGGTACAAAGTAATATTGTGGCATATACTACATCTACTTTGAATAGATTCAATTCTACTTTTGAATATTCAAAGTTGATTGGGTTCATTGATAATATTGACCAATCATTCTTGGCTAATGATACAAAGTTTTATCTAAGAAAAGAAATTGATTTTATCTTTGGGGTATCAAATCAATATGTATTTGACTTTAATACTTCATTAGTACCATCCAATTCTAAAACTTCTAATGTGGTATCTAATAAGTTTAAGCTGACTGATTTCCCTGATATTGATGTGTATCTAACAGATTCATCTGGTAGTATCTATGCATATCAGATAGTCAATAATACAAGATTAAACGTAAAAGAAAATATTGGGACGATTGATTACAATGCTGGTATTATTACAATTACTGATAATATTTTGTCATCTGATGATACTGTGTTGAAGATTACAGTAACCCCCGATAGTAAGATCATTGTTCCATCCAAGAATAATATTTTGGTTTCTGAAACTTCTGATCTAAATATACAAGTTAATCAATCATAAAAATGAAAACAGTTCTAAAGGCATTCAAATATAGAATCTATCCTACTAAGGATCAAGCTAACTTTCTTGATAGAAATTTTGGAGCAGTACGTTTTCTATGGAATCAATTTGTTGCTAGTTTTAATAACTACGACAAAGGACCGTGTATTCCCCAAGATGAAAAGATCATCAAAGATATGGTGGGGCATGAATGGATGCATGATGCTATATCATATGCACTACAACAGAAGACCCGCGATTGGATAGATTTCAAGACCCAATATTTTTCCAAGAAGCGTAAAATAAAACTCGGAAGACCATCGTTCAAAAAGAAAGGTGTTTCTAATGATTCATTTAGAATACCATTTGCGTCTATGGGTAGATACCATGATAGTATTGATTTAGATTCAGGAAGAATCAAACTTCCAAAAATGACTTCTATGAAGATGGTAGTAAATCGTGGATTTCAAGGTAAACCTAAGTCTGTTACAGTTTCCAAAAATAAATCCAATCAATATTTTGTTTCAATTCTTGTTGAAGAACCTATAGAATTGAAACAAAATACTGGTCGTTCAATCGGTATTGATTTAGGATTAAAAGACCTTTGTATCATGTCAAGTGGTATGAAAATAAGTAATCCTAGATGGTTTCGCAAAACCCAAGCGAAGCTAAAGAAAGCGCAACGCGCATTTAGTAGAAAAGTTAAAGGTAGTTCCAGATACAAGCAGATGAAACTTAAAGTTGCTAGACTGTATCAGAAAGTTTCTAACCAGAGAAATTTTGTATATCACAATTTAAGTTCTTGGCTAGTGAATAATTATGATACTATTGTGATGGAAGATTTAAATGTAGCTGGAATGATTAAGAATAGGAAACTATCTAAATCTATTCATGATGCTGCTTGGTCAACATTAACAAAAATGATTTCATACAAGTCTAATTGGTATGGAAAGACATTTCATCAAATTGATAGATTCTTTCCATCTTCAAAGACTTGTTCTTGTTGTGGTAACAAGATGGATTCTATGAATCTATCGGTACGGGAATGGATTTGTCCTGAATGTAATACTGTTCATGATCGTGACCTAAATGCTGCTATAAATATACTATATAAAGGTCTAGATGATCTTTATGGATTTTCATCGGAAGAATTATCCGATTACAAACATCGAGAGTTATTAAATCCTTTTCTGGAAACACCAAAGGTAGATTCGTTGAAATGTTTAGTTAGTTTTATTAATCCTGATAAAACAACATGATTACTATTATGAATTTCAAGAAGAAACCGCAATAATGAATACTGGATTTACTGCCAAGCATCTTGTTAGAAATCAGATTCCCCGTCATATTAGAGATAATAATCCTCTATTTATTTCGTTCTTAGATTACTACTATGAGTTCCAAGAAGAAACCGCGATTCAGAAATGCATTCAAGATGTTTTAGCTTTTGCCGATTCAGATAGTTCAGCTTTAGATTTTATTGAATCATTCTTTGAAGAACTAAAGGGTATTCCAAAGAATATTGCTGTTGATCGTAGATTAGTCGCAAAGCATGTCTATGATCTATACAAATCCAAAGGTTCAGAAAACTCCATAAAACTTCTTTTTAGAATTGTCTATGGAGAAGAAATATCAATTGAACATCCCAAGGAAAACATTCTAAAGGCATCTGATGGTCGATGGGTTCAGGATACGATTGTCACTGTTCAAGTACAAGATGGAGTCATTTTAGATTCATCAAACTACATTCAATTTGATGGTTCCCCCCGTAAATTCAAAATAAACAAAGTTGAAAAGAATCTTACCCTAAACAGAATCTTCTTTACATCATATATTGATCTTTCAGTAACACAAAATCAATTAGTAAAAGTATATACTGACGATCATCTTGATTTCTTTGGGCCATTGTTTTCAACATTTCCATCTTCTATTTCTGTTATAGATGGGGGAAAGTATTGGCAAGTTGGACAATGTTTTACTATTGACACAAACCAAAAAAAGACTATTTGTCAAGTTGCAAGGGTTGGGGATCAAGGTACATTAGAAAAAGTTAATATCATTGACTATGGGTTCACGACAAATAATCAATCCCTTCCTTTTAATATTACCTTTGGAAATAATAATGTGATATTTTTAGGAAATAATGCGATATATGATTCAAATAACACATTTGCTATTTCCCCATTTTCAGGGGAAGCTGATGCAAATTCCCCTGAACAGTGGTTTGATTCTCAAACTATTATAAAACTTGATACTTCCCTGATTTCTAAAACGTTTGGTAAATTGATTTCTGATAAGGGAACCATTTCATCCCCTAATATTAGACTTCATGACGGATTATATTATCAGTTATTTTCATATGTAATCCATACCCAAAATCAAGTTGCAGATTATCAGAATGTTCATAAGATCGTTCATCCTGCGGGGGTGAAATATTTTTCATTCCTTGATAAGATTGCAGTAATTGACATCAATAATGAAATTGAACTGATCCATACATGTAATACTATTAACGTGAATCTATTTGATTCTATTGTAGTAACAGATTCTATTGGTAAGACAATTGATAAGAATCTTCAATCTGTTCTGAATCAAAATAATCTGTATGTAACCCCATATAAACAGACATTTGAATTTGATGTTGGATTTGGAAATGATTCTGTAGTGTTTGATGGAAATATTGTTCAGAATATTGCTCAATTAACAGATGCGTATTTTGCTGAAGATTATGCGTTTGATCCTGGAATTATTGATGAAATGCATGTTGCTGATGGAACCCCAACAATGAATGGGGATAGTTTAGTGTTTGGTTCTGATACAGTAGTTGTACCAATAATATAAGAAAGATTTTATGGCTGATATAGATTTTGCTAGTTTACCAAATAAAACATCAGGAACCTTAATTGGAACAGAACAGATTATAATGAATGATTCTGGTATAGCTAAAGATGTTACGTTGACCGAATTGAAGGCAAACATCAAAGCGGAATTCAATACAATTGAAGTAACAAATTCAGCGATTAAATCAGGGGTAGTATTCAATACCCCTTTGATTGATGTACCAGATTTATCAAAACCATTCAAAGAATCTTCTACATATTCTGGAGGGGAAGCTAAGTTTGGTAAATGGCGACAATATCATAATGCTGCTGAATGGGGATGGGGAATCACATATAACACCCCCTTGAATCCATATTCTGTGTATCCCCCAGCATCAGGAGCAAGAGATGTTGCGGGAACAACTGCAAGTTCATGTGTTGCTATGCGATTTGACGTTGCTGAAGGAGCATCAGGAATGAATTTCTGGGGTATTGATTGGGCACCCCCTTCTGCAACAAATACTGCCCCAGATTGGGCATGGGGGCCAAATTTATTCTTCTATCAAGGGGATGTAATTGGGGTTGCTGGGGCTGCAGGGGGAACACTTAGGGTTGCATCAAGTGCAGGAAGAGAATCTGCCCTAATTTTAGAATCAAGTAATACTGCAACCAATAGATCATATTCAGTTCGAACTGCATACACTGGGGAATTCCAGATTCGGGATACCTCAGCTTGGACAAATTGGAATTCTATGCCATCTGGTTCTGATGGTGAATTAAGAATGGAAATCAGTAATGAAGGTAATATACATTTTCCAGGAAGTGTTGAGCCAACAGGGGGAACATTAAGTAAAGTGCAATATGTACCAAACCCAGTATCTGCTTCCTTGATAACATCAGCATTTAATACTGAAGTTTTGATTATTGATTCATCATCAGTTACTGCTGCATTAACAATTAAATTTCCAGATTTGTATGGTAATACTGCTAATCAAGTTGGTAGAAAGTTTACAATAACGACATTTAATGATATTACTTCTATCACATTACAAACCCCATCGACTAATATTTCAGGGGCTATTACTTCATTAGATGGGGGAACTTCTGTTTCGTGGGTATATTATACAAATAATGTTGGTATTAGTACATGGTTTAGAGCCTAAATAGAAGAATAAATAAGGAATTTTAAAATGGCTATTATAGATTTAGCAAATTTACCAAATAAGACAGCAGCAACATTAACTGGAACTGAACAGATTTTCTTGAATGATTCTGGGGTAGCAAAAGATGTTACTGTGGCAGAATTGAAGAATGAGTTTAAGGAAGATTTTGGGACAAGTTCTGGTGCATCGCTGGTTGGATATATGCCTGCTGGGGTGGGGGCTGTTGCAACGAATCTACAAAGTGTTTTACATCAAGTAACCCCAAGTTACTGGGATGGGGTAACTGATTCTACTGCTGCAATAAATGCGCTTTTTGTTACGTCAAAGGTAGTTTCATGGTCGGGACCAGTTTATATAAACGGCACGATTACTGTTCCTGCTGGAAAAGCCCTCAGAGGGTTTGACACACTTCCTGTTGACTCCCCTAAAAAGAGTGCATCTGGTACAGTGATTACTGCTTATGGAAGTTGGCTTATTTGTGGCCCAAATGCTCAAATTATCCTTAACCAAAATTCGGAAGCTACAAATTTTGGTGTGTATTATCCAACGCAAAACTACAACATTGTAGAAGACCTTGGGCAACCAGATAAGTTGTCACCACTTGTGGTGTTTCCTCCGACCTTTGTTGGGATCGGTACTTACAACGCACCAAAGTTATCTAATATTCTTTATCTTGGTGGAACTACTATTTTTTACGCAGATTCGTCACAGAATATGGAAAAGTTGACGATTCGGGGCATTCGCGGCTGTGCTACTGGTATTGCGTTTGATGTCGCTAAATCAACTGACATCATCCGGTTTTCTGACATTTTGTTAAACCCTAATTCTCTGCACAATATTGTTGTGAGTTTCCAAAACTTTGCAACAAAACTTGTAAAAAACTTTGATGTTTTCAGATTTAGTAACAATGATGGTGCAGATTTATCTGACGTGTTTGTATTTGGTTGCAGAACATTTGCTGACATTGGGCGGTCAAGTGCTTCGTTATCAATGAACAACATTGGGGTTGATGTTTGCCACACCATGCTTTTGCTTGAGGGCGTAGCGAAACCTTTTGCTGTGTCTGGGTCTAACATCTGGGTAACACCTTTGGTCTACAAGCCAATTATCGGAGGTGTTGAAAGCACTCAGACGCCAGCGCTTGTGCGCTTCGGAGCCACTGCGCAGCTTTATAACGTAAATCTTACCAATGTAAAAACCTTTGGTAAAGTAGTTACTTACGTTACCGATACCAACAAGGTAACGACTGTCTTGCAATGTTCAACAAGCAACATTTATCCTAATACTATTTCGATAGTAAATGCTGACCATAAAGACATTACTGGCTCTTACTCCTCAGGGATCAGCTTTATAAATCATAGTGCAGGTGATAGCGAGACTAGGCTGAGTGTTAAAAATGTCACTGTTAACTACCGTGAGTGGGGTAGCTTTGAAAATGTGCTTGTAGATGGCTGGGGTGAAGAGACTGGTGATGGTTGGCTGCAATCCGGAGTAGTAAGCATATCGACAAATCTTGCACAAGACAGTGGTGCAGGGCTGCGGGTAAATCTTGCCCCAAGTGGGTATCTACAAAAAGACATTGAGTTTTGGGAAAACACATCAATCCCGCAAGGACTATATATGCGGCGTTTGGATCAGTATGGAGGATCAATGTCAGATGTTAATGTAACTATGACAGTAATCGATTCGACAAAGACGACAACAGAACGAACTATGTATAACGGGGCAATTGATTCTGTGAAATTTCGCACTGATTTGTTTATACCTGCACCTGTTACTGCCACAGGCAAAAAGTATTGCCGTATAAAAATTACAAATACTGGTGTATCCAACACTAGCTTTTCTTTTGTTGCTGGTTTTGGTGCTAACTGCTATATGCCAAAATTCGCGCCGTGTGCAATACGCCCGAGGCAGTCGGTTACTACTGTAGCTGGAAATGCAAGTATTACTATTTTGCAAGCAAGGCGCACCAATGTTGTTTATGACGTTGCTATCACTACCAACAGGACAGTAACCGCCGATGCGCTGCCTTTTAAAAATGATGTAGTACGGGTAGCTAGGAAATCTACCGCTACAGGGGCTTTTACAGTGACATTCTCCTCAGTCACTATTGCTATTGGGCAGTGGAGAGAGTTTGCTTATACCGGGGCATCATGGGTTGAGGTGGCTTCTGGTACACTTATCTAACAGTAAGTATGAGGTCTGCTACTTCTGATTTAATTGCATAATTAATTCTAATTAGATTAATTTCCTCCCTAAATACCCAAAAGGATTCAAATTATGCTAAACGAAAATATCAACGTAACCGGAAATCTTACTATTGATCACTTGGATGAAAATAAAGTTCTAATCAAACGATATGACTTAAAAAATCTTGTAGTGACTTCTGGCAAGAATTACATCACATCAAGAATGGTTGGAACTGCTAAACCCGTTCTTTCCCATATGGCAATTGGTTCAGGAACAACATTTCAACTACTTGCTAATACTACTTTGCAAACTGAATTAGCAAGGACATCATTTGATTCTGCCCTATTAGCAGCAAATGTTATTACTTATGTTGCAACATTCTTTCCTACTATTGGGACAGGATCGATTACTGAAGCTGGTATGTTTAATGATGCAACTGCTGGGGATATGCTTTGTCGAACTACCTTTGCCCCAATCAATAAAGGTATTGCTGATACTCTAATTATTACTTGGACTATCGTGGTGAACTAAAATGGCAGAATTAACATATAGAAACACAACTACCCCAACAGTACCAACTGAAACTACTGCTAAGGGCGAACCTTTAACTAATGTTGAAGTTGACGCCAACTTTAAAAGTCTTGATGATGATGTTCAGTTAGCAAAACTAAATGCAATTGTATATTCTTTAGTATTCGGTTAACCAATCATGCAAATCGCATTCTATAAAGCTATAGAAGGAAATTTGCTGGATATGATTATTGGACTGTGTAGTTTTTCCAAATATTCCCATGTTGAATTTGTATTTTCTGATGGAATTTGTGGTTCATCATCAAAACGGGATAATGGGGTTCGCTTAAAGAAAATCGATCTTAAATCTGGTCATTGGGATGTATTTGATCTGAAAATAGATATTTCTGAAGAAAGCCTAAGAAACTGGTTTGAACAAAATTCAGGATCAAAATATGATGTCTTTGGGGGAATATGTTCAATTTTTAGAATCAACTTTAATATCGATTATCATATCTGGTTCTGTTCTGAAATTTTAGGTATCTTTACTTTGGGTCAGAATAATCTAAATCCCGGCGCATTATATAAACAACTTCTCAAAAATAAACTGATATGAAACTTCCAATCCTTGATCAAGATAAAGCAAACCATTTCATTTATGGTAATATTATCTTCACCTTAGTATTTCTTTTGAATAGTTCAATGGTATCAGCATTCGTTTCTGTTATTGTAGTTGCTTTTGCTAAAGAACTATATGATACCATAAATCAAGAAGAACATACCCCAGATTTAATGGACGCATTATTTACGATTCTTGGAGCATTTCCATGCTTGTTGGTATTAGCTAAATAGAGAATGGAACCAAATGAACCTTTCAATCAACTTTCTGAATTCGCCCTTCTTCTAAAAGAAGCTAAGGCCGAAAAACTTAGACTTGCTAAAGAAAGGCAAGATGAAGAAGATCGTCGAAAAGAAACTGAAGTTGTTCCCCTACTTTCAGAATTGTTTAGTTTAATTTCAAAAGAAAAGACTAAAGCAATTGAAGTCATTCAAGAAATCCCCAAAGAAGTTATTCCGGTTCCTATTGTAGAATCCTTTCCTCCCGAACCATTAGTCAAAAAGATAGTTCCCCCCATTGTTCCTTTTGTATCCGATTCTGAAAAGAATATGATGTTGATGTTCAAGAAACTTCAGGATGAATTTGCTTTTCTGAAAAAGTTTGTGGGGTCTCAACATTCTGGAGGGGGCGAAGTAAGACTTCTGAAACTTGATGATGTCGTAAATCAAGTCCCCAATAATGATGATGTAATGGTATGGGATTCTACTCTAAATAAATTTAATTTTACTGATCAAGCATCGATGTTATCAGTAACTCATAATGTGATTTCAAAAGAAACTATTATTCCTATTGATACTTCATATTCTGTTATTAGTTATTTGAAACTAAAAGCCCCTCTAATTATTCACGGAAACGTAAAGATTACCTAATATGTCCCAACTTGTATTTGACAAACTAAATGTAGCCCCAACTGCCCCAGCTATCGGATCAGTATCGGTTTATATGAAATCTGATGGTGTTATGTATGGACGCGGGGATGATGGGGGAGAATATCCGATTGGGCCTATTCCAAGTGATGGTGGGGCTGGTATTTCATCATTGACTTCATTAGATTATATTGACTTTGATACAACTACTGCATTTCCTAATCTTGCTGGTAGGATGACATGGAATAATACTGATGGCACTTTGAATCTTGGGATGAAAGGGGGAAACGTAACCCTTCAGATCGGCCAAGAACAACTAATCAGAATCACAAATAATACTGGGGTGACATTTACATCCCCTCAAGTAGTACGATTATCTGGTTCTCAAGGTCAACGATTAACAGTTGCTTTAGCCCAAGCAAATACAGAATCAGCATCAAGAAATACTTTTGCTATCATTACAGAAGATGTTCCTCATAATACAGAAGGGTTTGCGACTGTTTCTGGGTTGGTTCGGGATGTTAATACATCTGCTTTTCTTGAAGGCGATTCTTTATACTTATCAGCAACTGTTCTTGGGGGATTGACATCAGTAAAACCTATTTCCCCGCTTCATGCAGTACATGTTGGTTGGTGTATTCGTTCCCATGTCACATTAGGATCAATATTTGTTGATGTTGAAAATGGATATGAATTAGATGAACTACATGATGTTCTCGTTTCAAATTTAGTTAATAATGATGTTCTGACTTGGGATACTGCTGCTAATGTCTGGAAGAATACCCAAATCGGCGTAAAGGCATCTGTTCTTCCAACTGTAACCAAGACCGCAAACTATACTGTAACAAATAGTGATTATACCATTCGGGTTAATGGAACTTCTGAAATCACTATTACTTTACCATCTGCAACAACAAATACTGGAAAAATATTCATCGTTAAAAAAGTTGATTCAACTCAATTTAAAGTTATTGTGAACACGACTTCATCCCAGTTGATTGATGGTTCTTTGACTACTGATCTAACTTTACAATATGAAACATTAACATATCAGTCTAATGGTACTGGTTACGATATTCTTTAAGGAAACAAAATGAGTTACACCCCAAACACCCCAAATCTTGAAGTCACCCGTGATGCTGGTGGTCGGGCAAGAATTTCAAACATGACCACATTATTTGATGGTAAAATTCTGAATGTTGATAATCCTCTTGTGTTTGAAACGGTTGGGACTGGAACCAATACTTTTCTGACAAATAAATCTACTATGTCTGTAACTGCTGGTCAGTATGTCATTCGTCAAAATACTCGAACGATTCCATATTTTTCTGGTAAATCTCAATTGATTGAAATGACTTTTGATACCTTTGGTACTCAGGCTAATGTCGTAAAACGGGCTGGATATTTTAATGGGGCTGCAACTGCTCCATATAATTCTGTAAATGATGGATTTTGGGTTGAAAATGATGGAACGACTATTCGTCTGAAGATTCAAAATTCTGGAGTGTCAGTTCTTGATCTTCCTATTACTTCGTGGGATGGTTATTCAAAATTGAGTACCTATAATTGGAATAACTTTACTGTTGTTCTATTCGATTTTCTTTGGCTTGGAGGGGCAGTTCTTAGAATGTTCGTTAAGACTGCTTCGGGATTTGTTTTAGCCCATACTTATTCTCATGCATCAAATGCAACTGATGTGATGATGGCTACCCCAAATCATAATATTCGGTATGAAATCCGGTCAACTACTGGGGTTGGAACAATGAGAGCAATCTGTTCTCAAGCAGCAACCGAAGGATCATCGATGGAATCTGGATTTTCTTTGTCTAATGTTAGTTTGATTGCAGTTGCTACTAATGCAATTGGAACTATATACCCAGTTCTTGGGGTTAAGAAATCTGCTACGCTAAGGGATGTATGTGTTGCAATTACTTCGATTGGATCATCAAATACTTCTGCATCTGATGCTGGTATTTTGATGTTAATCTTGAATCCAACTGTTTCAACCCCTCTAACATATACAGCAAATTCTAAACTATTATTCGGGGTTCCGACTGCTGGAACTACAATTACTGCTGGAACAGGTCGTGTTATCCATTCTATTCCATCGGGTATTGTTGGGGCTGGATTTGGCCTGAATGATTCATACTTATCGTATATTGGTATGTCTGTTGCTAATGTATCAGATGAATACATTCTCGCATACATGCCAACTACAACCAATCAATCCATTTATGGAACAATGACCCTTAAAGAGTATTAAACAAAGTTGTCGAAGGGAAAGTGATTTCGGATTTTGCAGAATATGCTTTGATGCCCTTAGTTGTAATCCGATTAGGGGCAGAATCAATAACTAGATTGATCTTTTCTGCAACATGCATCAATTTTGTAATGTTGTTCAGACAAACAACAGCATCGCAATCTTGGTAAAACTGACGGGCAATAATCTTGTCTGAACTGGTCAAAGAAAATGCATATCGTTTATTATCAACATCAAATACATTCCGGGAATCAACCCGAACTGCATCAGGATTAGCACTCAAGAATTGTTTGAACAGAGTACGGGACAGATTGTTTGCGCTTTGGGTCATTATATTTCCTTAGATAATGTTTAATGATTTCATCTTTAGTGAACCAAGCAACACCCCCCGAAACTGAACTTGAGGCATTTGCTTTCCAATCCACTGATCGTATTCTATCACAAAGAACGTCTTTGTCTATAAAAGATCGAACAAAATATCCTCGATTGTTTTCTTGAACTTGATCTACATCAATGATATTAGATGGGGATGCCCCAAACAAGAAGAAAGACGCATCTTTTCTTGAACAAAATTCAAAATCAGAACATTTATTGCCAAACGATACTTCCCGAAGATTAGGAAGATTCAAATAATGTAGTCTTACCCAAACTTGAAACACACATGGAACATGATAGGGATTCCCATTTAGAAGAAATGAATCATCGGGTAAATCGGTTGAAGAAACAAGAATCCATCGTTCAGAAAAGACTTTCTGCATGGATAGTTTATTGAATGCTTTAGGAAGAATGAATGCAATCACTTTTACCTGAGAATACTTCATTGACCGTTCAATGAACGCCTTAGATAGACTATTTGCATTGCCAAATGGGGGATTCCCAAAGATAACCACATCAGAAGTCATATGAATATAATCCTGAAGAAAATCCAATTTTTCTATTGAAGAATCTTCAGGAAGTATATCAAATGATCGACAAGGTATCCCTTTAGAAAATGAACCTGAACCAGCAGATGGCTCAATGAATTCTATTTTCTTATTGGATAGAATATTCTTCAGAATAAAGATGCAGTCTTTTGCAACTTCTGGATTTGTGTAAAACTTATCCAGAATGTCTTTATTCTTGATTTTTTGCTTAGGCATTATTCAAGTTCAAGGGATGCAACTTTTGACTTCAATTTTGCATTTTCATGAACCAATCCAGTGACCAATTCATAAACTTTTGCTGCCAAAACAGTATCTTGGATGGAACCATCATCTGATGTATAGGCATCAATACCAAACAGTTTACCGATATCCCGAACGATTCCTTGATAGTAATTTGAACCATCAGCCCAATATTTTACTTCAGAAGTATCTTCTTCAATCTTTTCAAAAGAACAATCATTTTCTGAGCAATGATGAGCATTATTGATTTCTGAACACTCTATATTATGGAATGCACAGTTTGAACAGCACCCGGTATCGACTGTACGATACGTTCCAGATGAAATCTTAATGATCTTTGGTTCTACAATCTTTTTCCAATAGAATTTGAATATATTACAATTATCATCTCCTTGATTAATTTTATTGCAGCTATCAGCACGATACCGAAATTCACATTTTGAGCACCCATATTCTGTATCTGGGTCAGAAACGGTTTCGTATTCGATGTTGTTGAATGTTTTTTTCATTTGAGTCCTTGTTTGTTAATGAAAGAATTATATCACAATTTGGGTCGTCTAAAAGAATCGAACTTTTATTTTCTCCGAGAAGGGACGCCTTTTTCTTCTATATTGGAGGGTTCTACCATTGAACTAAGACGATTTTCTTAGATTGAAATTCCCTTGATCTTTTCTTGACGAATTGCACATAGAACAATCGCCGCGTGGTCATACATAGTGGTTCCTTTTGCTGACCAATTCTGCTTTTCAATAAGTTTCCATGTCTTTTCGGACTTTTCCAGATGGTACAATGCCCCAATACCTTTATCACAATCCTTTACAGGAACAGTAATTACAAATGGAACAGTTTCAACTTTTGGAAGAGGATAAAGAAACATTCCGGCAACATATGTAACCTTATCTGCATCATTCTTCTTGACAATGACTGATTCAGCATCAAGAATAAGTTTGGTTCCATCTTCTGCTTCTGATACAAAAATATATTCTTCAGCAAAAGAAGAACATGAAAATGCAATCAATGAAGTCGCAATGATAGATTTAAATTTCATACTCATCTTTTACATCCTTAAATTGTTCATTTGCAATCCATTCAGTTACTTTTTCCATACCATGCCGAAGAAAATGAATTCGTTCATCATCATAGAATAAACCATCACCTTTTGGGGAAGCAGAATAGACTAATGTTCCCCCAACATCTGGACATTCTACCGTAAACTTACCATGACGTAACCGCATATAAGCTACTGTAGTATCATTAGGGTCAAGTACATCATACTGTTCGGGACAAGCATGACAAGTAAGATTTAGTCGATAACCATCGATCATTAAAATTGGTTTCATGGGTCTTTAAATGAGTTTAAATCGTTTTAAATGCGTCAGGCTATGCTGGCATCAAATCTTTATTTAGATTGACTGGGAGCGATTGTGGTGCGTTCTGGATGCCTTGTGGTAGTGTTTTTGTAATACCATCTTTCGATCCAATGCTGCATCCCGTTCACAGAACAATTTTATGATATAAGGGTCAGACATATCCTTGTATGCGTTGATCTTCAACGTTTCGTCAATGTCTTTGATTGCTGCATTACATTCCACAATTCCATATTCGGAAAATTTGTTCTTGAATGATTTTGCAAGTTCAGAATATGTCATCTTGTTCCTTTGATTGAATGGTTAATTATACCATCATTTACCAATGGACTTATCGATAATGCACATTTTTACTTCATTTAGTCTAGACAAAGGAACTGGATATTGAATAGTTACACTTGCTTCTGCATCTGGGCCGTATGTCATAACAGAAAGTCCAAACTTTGATGCGATTTTACGGATTGCAATATTTTCTGAGAGACATGCCATGTATATCCTAGTGATTTGTCGCTCACATACACATTGGAAACCACGCGCAAACAAAAGCTGACCAAGTTTCTGACCCCGATAATTTACATCAGTAGTAAATGCAAATTCAGCAACATCATCAGAAATAGCGACATGAATAGTAGCAACAAGTTTTTCTTCATCATAGATACCCCACCAGAAATTTTTCTGAAGAACTGTATCTTCTAAGCTATTGTCTACATAGAATTCAATCTGTTCTTCTTTGATAGAATACCCAAACCGTAGATATTGATCATTCTTTGGAAGAACTTTGATATGATCAATGATTTGACTTGCATCTTTCTGAAACATTCGAATTAGAGAATAATCATGAAATTTACACATTGATAGTCCAACCTTCCCCTTTGATAAAATCACAAGTAATATCAATATCTGGTTCTGGAAGATAGTTTTGGAGCAAATTAAGCAGTTCCAAAACTACATCTGTATTTTGACCAGAACCAAGTCGAACATGGTTCATAATCCCAAAGATAACTTCTGATTCATCTTTGGACATGGTAAGTTTTAGTTTGCCGGAATTTGTTTCGCGCATTTTCATTTTAATAAGTTCCTTAAATTATTTTCGTAATTTATATTTAGTTTCGGTTTGATGTGAAGTTTGATTATGATTTCATCTGTATCAAAGCTTCGATTGAATCCAACATGACTTAGATCATGATCGGGAAAGTTTTCATTTACTAATGGTTGAATGCTATTCTTCAAACTATCAAACGCAATTTTAGCTGATTGATCATTATACCATGTTACCATAGCAGCCTTAGTAGATGAAACAACGACTTTTCCAAAAGTCAATCATTTCTTTGTTAATTTCGATATCAATCATCTGTTCATCAGTTGGTTTACCTTTGATAGACTTTCTGAATGACATACAAGAATCAAGTTCCTTCTTCGTCCGAATCCAATCTTCATCCCCCCAAAACCAACGGGCTTTGAATTCGGCCTTTTCAGTATCAGAAATAGTCCTGAATTTGAAATGTGGTCGTTCAGAATGAATCAATACCTCATTATCTACCAGACCATCTTTTGTTATAAGCATTACCATCTACAAATTCCAGTTTTATGAAGAACGATTGATGTACCAATGATCCCGATACATACACCAATAAAGATTCCAACGATCAGAGATACCATTAGTTTTCCTCATAAACAACAGTTGTAAGTTCTTGAACCAAGACAATCCTGTAATCAACTACAATATTTTCATAGTTGGTCAATCGAAGATTCTTGATTTCAGTCTTTGCATATTCAATAGAATCGAAATCATGGTCAATCTCAACCCAACCAGAATCATCTGAGTTTGTATATTGTACTCTGAAATTTAGTTTAAGATCATAAAGCATACTTTAGTCCAATAGAGCAAGAAGTTTTTCTGATTCAATTATAACTTGTTTATAGTGGGCAATTCGATCTTCAAGGAATTCTTTTGGGTAAAAATGATGGGTTCCATGATCAGTAGAAACAAGTTGGTTAATTCCATCCTTTTCAACAACCCAAGCAGTAGGATCACACTCCCATCCTAACCAAAGAACATCACAGTTTGCAATCGCCCTATATTTGATCCCATCAACTTCAATATTCAAACTATCAGATTCTAGTTGAGCAATCCGATCTTGACAAATTTTATCCAATCGTTGTTCAATGATCGGGAATAATTTCATACTTTCTTTCCAAATTTCATTGCGAACTGCTACTAGATCAGGATGATTCAAGTTCATTTCAAAATATGAATCAACAAATTCATCATACCATAATTGAAATTCATCATCTGATAATGACGTTAAAAATTCCCCGTTTCCAAGATTTTTGAATAAGTCTTTACAGTATGTTTCAGTGTTCATTATCGTTCCATTGGTTAATATTAATGTATGAAGAGTATTTTAACACAACTTCATCAAATGTTCGATATTTTTCCAAAAAATAAACATCAGAAATTCCAGATTGAATGAGCATTGACGTACAGTGAATACATGGGGAATGGGTTAGGAAAACTGATCCTTGATTAACAGAAATACCCCTTCGGGCTGCATGAGCAATTAGATTCTGTTCACAATGTACAACATCAAGTTTAGTAACCAACCGATATGGTTTCCCAATGAGTTTATCAAAGTATGGATAAATTTGATCATTGACTACTAATCCATTTCGGGCATCATCAAATGGAAAGAATTTTTCTTCAAGAGAATCATCAAATGCATCACGAATCATTCCGTTATAAGCTGTTGCAATGATATCTCCAGATGCTGAACATACAACACCTCCGACTTTTAGACGGATACCTTTTGATTGGGAAGCAGCAAGTTTAGCGACTTCCATCATAAAATTTTGTTCTTTGGGTTTCATGTATTTTCATCCAGACAATTTCCATTTTCGTCGTTCAGTTCTGCATAACAACCCGATGAATAAACAGGAACATCATTAAAGATTTTATAAAATTGTCGGGCTTGGAACATGGTTTCAAAGAAGAACAAACCTGAATCTACCAATGCATGAGCACATTCAAAGTATTCATTAGACTTAGTTCCAATAAGTTCTTCAACTTTTGTTAAAATATGTTCCCAGATTGCATCATCTTCTGGCTCCATTGTAAGCCCATTAGATACATACACTGATGGTAGATTAACTTGTTTGACTGCAAGTTGACGAATTTTTGATTCCGATACGATTTTCACTGCCAATCCTTTGAAAGAGGGTAAAATTCTTGACTAATAGAAACAAATGTTCCAAGTTTGGAGCCAAGTTCTGTTGCATGATCATGAGAAGTTCCAATTATACCAAACTTCTTGTCAACATACCGGATAATTTCTGGGGTAGTTTCAGTTTTCTTGATCACTTCTTTGACATTGATGATCAGATAATACAGATTTTTCATTCGAATTCTTTCTTGAGTTCAAGATATTGTTTGTATCGGGCTTCCTTGGCAATTTCTTCTTCGTAGAAATAGTTAATCATTCTTTCTATAACAATTCTCGCAGCTGACCTATCAGAACCATAGTATTCTTCTGAATCATTGCTATTTTGTTCATCAATGAATTCGACCATCATTGATTCAAATTCTTGTTTGGTAAGTTTCATTTTTGGTTCCTTTGTTTAAAAGATGTTTCATTATTCAACTTTCTTCAAACATGAATCAGTCATAACAATTGCTCTCCAATCTGGTAAAGGGTTGTCAAGAAGAACAATCCAAAATTTGTTTGTTGTATGATCAGCATAGAAACCAAGAATAGTTCCTTGTTTTCCGTCAAGGTCAATGGAAGTAGTTGAGTGAAATTCAACCCGATCATCTAATTTAAAGTTTTTCATTTTGGTTCCTTTATATGACTTGTTAAGATAAGTAATTATAACACTTATTTCTTCTGAGGTATAAACATTTTTTCATCGTTAGCAGGAATCAACCAGTTAGACAATGGAATTGTGATTGGGACTGCTTGAACTGGCATGTTAATGAATTTGAACAAAAATGGATGCATTTTAATCTCCTAAAAATTGAAGGGTTACAAACAAAATTACAATAACCATCATAACATATTTCCCATGGGGTTCATCAAACATTCGCCCAAATGGAGCAAGAATGGAGTCATCTTTGTCGTTCATGATATTTCCTTGTATTAAATAATTATAACACACTAAATAAACGATAGAACAAGGAATTTCAAGATGAGCGTAAAAATTTCAGGATCGTTAAATAAGATAATTAACCAATTTTAAACTATGTCATACATCGGTAAACCAGTCTCAGGACTAAATCTTAACCCTAATGCCAAGGGTGTAACTGTTCAGCAGTTCATTGCTTCTGGAACAGAATATTCTTATGGTCTAATCAAAACACCTCTATCAAAGACTTATGTTGATGTGTACATTCAAGGTGTTTATCAGAACAAGGATGAATATTCTGTTGCTGGTTCATTGATTACATTTGTTCAATTGATTCCCCTTAATTACAAAGTAGAAGTAATTATAACAGATGCAATGCCCGTTGTTGATTTTGTTGATCCAAATATTAGTCCAATTGGATTTGCTAATAAGATTGTGATTGATGAAAATCATGTGGTTCCAGCAGGGTATAACATGATTTCAGCGGGGCCGATTACTATTGCAGATGGGGTAGAAATAACGGTTAGTTCTGGAAGCACTTGGATCATCAGTTAAATATAATAAAGGATAATTTATGGCAATCAAAGATACTGATGGACAGATACAACTTGGTGATCAACTTACTGCGTCAAAGAACATTGTTCTAAAGAATGATCCAGTTACTGGAGATATTGTTTTTGTGAAAGGAACTACTGGGGGTACACAGACTGAGATCGGTCGGTTCTATAATGCAGGTGGAAATACTTTAGAAGTAAATGTAAAACAATTTGGAGCGGTTGGTGATGGAATCACCAACGATTCCCCTGCATTTTTGTTAGCAAAAGCAGCAGTTCCATTTGGAGGAACTTTGCACCTTGAGCCAAACAAAACATATTTACTGAATACCAAAGTGTCTTTAGGAAATATAGGAAAGCTTGACGGTCATGGGTCAACGGTTAAATTCACACAGGCTGCATTATCTACTTATGGGTTTGGTCTTTCGTTGGGTGACTTATACGCTACATTTTCGGCATTTACTCCAGCTAGCGCAGTAACAAGCTCAAACAAATTCACAATTCCTTCTGGTGTGACTTTGGTAGCTGGTGATTTGATATGCATGTTGAGCACCGATGTTCGGGTTGAAAATGGTTCATCAGACTATTATCATGGTATGTGGGCTAAGGTAGTTGAAATTACTGCTGATGTGGCATATATTTCAAGTGCTTTTTATGGCTCTTTTAGCATCACATCAATTGAGGTTTATCGTGTACCAGAAGGGGCTACGGTTACTGGGGTGAATTTTGATTTAAGCCTAGCTCCATCAACACTTGTTGAGTATACTGAAGGTTTACGTGTAACGGGGATAAATACTGTTATTGAAAAATGTTCTGCTAAAGGAAACCAGTATGCTCACATAGCGTTTTCCGTTCAAGGTACTGGTGCGTATGTTCGGTCAAACAATATTGACTATTTCTTAAATACACAGTACATCCTTCCTGGGTCTCCATCTCGAATTGGGTATGGTGTGGCTATAGGAGCAAACGATTGTGTCGTAGAAAATAACATCATCACTCGCTGTAAACATGCTATTACTGCCCCCAAACGTGAGTTTGTCATCACAAACCCTATTGTTAGGGGAAATTCAATTGTTGAAGATTACGCGAATCATGTTACACATCAGTATTCAAGTTCTGTGGATGCCCACTCAAATGTAAGTGGTAGCATTATCATTGAAACAAACAGTATCACATGCTATGCCAATGCTTTTGGTATAAGAAATGGTGCGGCGCTTATCAAGAACAACTTAATTGTACAAGCTGGAGCAGCAAACACTATAGTGACTGGACAAGAGCTTCCATTTGCTTATTTGAAATTTATTGGAAATAAGGTGTATCAATTTGGTGCGTCATCTTGTATTGTTGGTAACTATAGTACGAGTGGTATTGCATCTTTTTCAGATGTAACCATCAAAGACAACACTATTTATACAGGGCGAGTCGTTAACTTTGGACTTGCTGATACTATCATTTCAAATATGGATATTTCTGGAAACACTACTTATAATCAAGATGTATTGACTGTAGTATCGGGAACAGGTGTAAGTGTTGAAAAAATGAACGTTTCAGATAACATCGTCTTAAATGCGAATGGATTATTTAGTTTTAGTATTGCGTCAAGTGCAAACACTATTTCTAATATCTCAGTTAAACGTAATAAATTTACTTCAGTATCTGCAACTACTACAGATGCTGTGCTTATGAGTGTAACCACATCTGCAAATTATGCTAATGTAGATATATCAGATAATACACTTGATTTAACATCACACTCAGCTGCATCTGGGTATGCATTTCAAATCCTCAATGCAACATTCAATAACCTAAAACTTAATGGGAATATCACTTATACAAGTAGCACTCGGGGGATGAACATTGGTAGGGGCACATTTACCCAAACTGATATTAAAGGTAATTACCTAAATGGTAGTGATTTGATTCTTGGTAGTAGTGCTACATCATGTACGTTCACAGACTTATTAGTCACGCAGAATAAAGTAGGTACGATTTATCTGAATGAAGCAACTACAGACTTAACTTTTATACGCTCAAAATTCACAGAGAATACAACCGATAGTTTGCAGGTTTTGAATCGTACTGGCTCTGGTGGTTGGGCTGCAAGCACGCCAATGCTTGTAGCTAACAACATATTTACATCTGGATCAAATCCAGCGATATCAATTAACGCAAACGGCACAGGAAATAAAGTCAAGCAGTTTGGGAACATTTGTGGGGTAAAGCCAAACGATGCTTCAAGCACCTATTTTGGTACACCTATAGGTAACACAATTGTTTCTGGGGCTAACCAAACGTGGAAAGGTGCAACAACGATCAATGAAAATGGTGATATTTCCAAGGCAAGCATTCCAACTACAGGCACATGGGTCATAGGTGATCGAGTATTCAATTCCGCTCCAGCGGTAGGACAACCTAAATCATGGGTACGAATTACTACTGGATCAGGAAATGTTTTAAATACTGACTGGGTATCAGAAGGTAACTTGTAATCAAATAAAATATAATCTTATGTCTAAACTAAAACTAAAAACACCCCTTGGTGGTTCAGTAGCCCTTGCAGCAACTAATACTGCTTCTGATGTTACTTTAACCCTTCCTGCAAATACAACTAATTTGATTGGAGCTTCAGAATTAGGTAGTAGTTCTGGGGCTGGAATGGTGGGGTATATGCATGGAGGGGTTGGGGCTGTTGCTACTGATGTGCAAGATAAATTAGATGAATACGATAGTATATTTAATTATATGACATCTGGTCAAATTACTGCAGCAAAAAGTCTATCTACTACCCAAGATTTATCTTCTGTACTGAATACAGCTTTTTCTTCTGGTAATAAAACTATTCGTCTTGTTGGCCCTGCCAGATATACTATTGGTTTTCCTATATATTTGACTTCTGGGTTAACTGTTTTATGTGATGATAATGCAGAAATCTATTTGAAAGATATGGCTAGATGCTTCATGATTCGTACAGTGACAACAGGATTGACTAATATCAAATGGATTGGTGGTATTGTTAACGGAAACGATGTGAATCAAGGAGATCAAGTAGCTGATGGTGCCGCATTTGATATAAGTAAGGCATTCTATTTAGTGAATGTAAATGGAATGGAAGTTGGTAATCTCACAATTAAGACAGTGCGAGGCCATGGTATAAATCACTGGAATTGTAATAATTTTCACTTCCATGATATTAAATTTGACCAGACAATTGATGCAATTACGCCTACAGGCGGTAAACGTCGAGATGGAGTAACAGGATCATCTAGCAATGGACTTATTGAAAACATCAGTGGGTACACTAACGATGATATGGTTGCTTTATTGTGTGGTGTAGAATGGGCCGGAGTTGGCACAGTTGCCCAAAATATCGAAAACGTGTCTATAAAAAATATTAGAGGTCAAACAAAAGATGGGCAAAATACGTGGCGGGGTGCTGTGGTTTATACATTATCAGGATATAAAGCTGACAAGATAAACATTGATGGTGTATATGGCGATTTTGCTGAAGCTATTATTCAAGTTGGATCATATGACCCTCTCACAACAGGAATTGCGGGTTGTATAAACGTATCAAATTTTGGGGGTAAGGCGATGAGAACTGTTGGGGGTGGTAATAGAACCCCAGTTTATATTTATAATGTGAATGTTGATAATCTTAATTTGTCTAATGGATATGTTGAGTATGATGATACCTATGTTGGAGCTAATAGTGCGTCTATTGTTGTTAGTAAATCTACAATAAACACTTTAAAAATCAATAGTATTACTATTGTTGATAAAAGAACAAGTGATGTAGCCCATACGTTGGTAAAAGTTAAAAATGATGGAATTCGAGAATTGACAATTAATAATGCGTCTAATTACTCTACCTTGTTTCCTACTTCTACACTAAAGACAATTGTTATACGAGAACAATCTGGGGGATCGGGTACTGGTACTGTTAATCTGTATGGATCAAATTGGAATATAGGAAGGGAAACAACTGGCGTAACAAAAGCTAATGTTACCGTAGCTGGAGGCATACTTGTTCCGTTTTCTTCAGTTATTGTGTGTGGATTATCAGATATTAGCACTCCATCTACTGGGGCATTAATGACTGATTATAATTGTGGTGTTTGTTTATATGATGGTAGTAAATGGGTTCAACAAACTACACCAACAAGAGATTTTGGGTCAATTCCAACAACTGGAAATTGGAAGGTAGGATTTAGATTTAAATCCTACAACTCACCATATAACGCAGTTTCTGAATATATCAATCTTAACGGAACCGCTCCGTTTGATTGGTATCCAATACCATCAAGTGTAATTTATTATGCTCCAGCAGCAAGTTTTTCGTATCCATTGTCCAACTTTGCATCAGGAGTAGAAACCCACTTTCAAATTGGTGGTGCTGATGCTGCGTCTTTTCCAGGAGGTATCGCAGGCAAATTTACGACATATAGGGCAGTATCTGGTGATAGTCAAGCATATCAATTGTATAGACCAGTACAAACTAATCAAATATGGGAACGGTATTGGAATGGGTCGGCTTGGACTGCGTTTGTTAAAATAACAGTTGTGTAACATCAATGCAATCAACTTTTCTATTAGCTTCTACCACAAATCCTCCGAAAATAATTCATTTCCATTATAGCAATTATCCCCATGATTGCTTCGATCTAATTGCCCATTAGATTCAGCCAAGATAAATGCATCTTTACGATTCAAAAACCTACCATTTGAATCAAGAAACCCTTGAACTTCAGTTTCATAATTTCGGTCAACAAACAGATTATTGATCATCCGAAGAACATTATGATGCCGATTTGGTTTTGGTAAAGACCAAATCTTATCATCAGTCTTAATTGCAACATGGGTAATAGTTGGTTTCCTAAAGATTGCATCATAGTTATTTGAATATGCAACCATGTCTGCCCCATGACGTGGAGCATCACCTTTTCCAGCTTCATGCATTATAAACTCCTTTGAATTGTGTTGATAGCAACTCGCATACCATCATCCCAACCATATTCATACTCATCACTTGCCATTCCAGTAATATCAATAGCATGTTGCACCCTGTTGGCTAATTCTTCAATAAGCAATTTAGCAAACTTTCGGATTTCATTTTCCATATTATCACCAGATTCAGAAAACCAAGTTTGCATGAAACCAGCTTCTTCAGCAAGTTGTGCAATAGTCTTCATTTCCGACCTTTAAAGAAATCAGCAAAACTACTAGAAATCAGGGCAATGATATATGAAAATCCCATGACGATCAGAATGAATGCTGGAATCAAAGGAGACAGTACCCAGAACCATGACCAAGCAATGAAGCCCATTAGTTTCAGAGTGATAAAAATAAGGGTAAGAAGAGCGAGAAAGTTCATTTAGTTTCCTTTAAGTTTATTTTTCGGTTGTCCAAAATTTGTCACAATCAGGACATCCATGTTCAACCCAATATGAATCACATGATGGATCATAGTTTCCAGTAGAACCTTTGTGAACATGGGTAGCATTTTCATGAAGACATTCAGATTGAAGTTTGCGAAGATCATCGTTCAATACTTGAATCTTCGCTTTAATTTTAGCGCGTTTGGTTGCGATTGCTTTGGTCATTTTTGATACTTCTGTTGAATTTGATGAACTTCTTCATCAGTCAAACTTGGATCAACGATAGACCTAAGTTGTTTGATCTGATTCCGAAGATTTGTTATTACTAAGTCTTTGAATTTAATTTCTCCGACTGCCATTTCAAGATTTTCTTCTGGAGTAAAGAATGGATTTTTATAGTCAATCATATTCATGCTTCCAAGTGAACAAAGATTTTACCATGAAAATTTATGGAATCGTCATCAGTATAATCCAAAACAGAAATTCCATATTCAAGATCAATAGGTTTGAATTCTGTACTTGTATAGTATAATCCAGTATATTCTTCAAGAACTTCAACGATTGCATCTTGAGGAAGTTGCTGAAGTTTTACGATAAGTTGCCCAACTGTACACATGTTAGTTCCTTTGAAGTTTAAGATAAGTAATTATAACATCAAGAATAACACTGCGCGCTATGATTGCTAATAAGCTCTTCTTTATACAAATCTTTTTCGACATGTCCAATTGACATGCTGATGTTTCGTGATGAAAATACCTTGTTAGCTTTTTCCAATTCTTTATTCACATCAGTTGCAACCATCACTACATCGATATCAAAAACAATTTTATCAGGCACTATACCAACATTGTAAATCTGGAAAGACACCGCGCCAGTAAGACTATTAGTTCCGCAATAATTGATTAGAATATGCATATGAAGTTCCTTTGTTTAAGATAAGTAATTATAACACTAACCAGAACTTTTTCTTGAACAATCCGCAATAAAAATCTTTACTTCTTACTGTTTCACATGTTTTAGTTGCATGTTCATCAATAAAATTAATCATTTTAGATTTCGGATGATGACAAAAACTGATCCCAAGTTTGTCTTTCTTACAGAATTTACAATCTGAACAATATACGATTTCATTCATGATGACTATCCCGAATCTTCATCAAAAGTTTACCCAAATTGTTCTCCCCTTTTCCTTGACAAATCCCCCAAAATATATCACCCCAAGTATTGGTTTCTTCAAGATATGCATCAGATGTTGCTAATAACATAGAAAGTTCTGGTTCATTTGCAAATTTTGAACGTAATGCATTCAGCATGGCAGTTTTGCGATAAGTATTCCAATCGCGTCTTAGAATAGCTGTTTGTCCAATATTTCTTGCATCTTTTGGAGTTGGAGCAAAGATGATTTCTGTTCGGTATTCAGGATCAAACGACTTCTGATACATATAAACATGTTCAGAAGAAGGAAAGATAATATTATTGAATTCACATGGACACAGATGAAAATTTGATAAGAAACGGTATTCATTGAAGAAACCTAAGATTGGAGCTTGCATACGACAAGCAGTTGGATCATCAAATAAGTCAATCATGGGGCAATTCCTCTGTTTCATAACAGAAATTTAACTGACAAGTCATACCATCATCAGTATCTTCATAACCAATGTTGGCAAGACGCTTTCCCGTTTTCTTTTCGATAAATTCTTTGAATACCAGAAACATTTGTTCACGGTCTAATACAGCAGAAGTTTGATATGTGATTTTCATTTTGATAGTTCTTTAATACGTTGTTTCAATTCAGGAACCGAATTAGATTCATGCAGCATTCTACTAGCTTCTGCTATAGATTTTTCGTCACCTTCAAGAATAAACCCACCCCATGATAAACTACATTTTATCGACTCTTTCTGTAGTCTAATTGCTTCTGTCATCCAGAAATTAACAGCTTTTGTTTGAACATCAAGTTCTTCCTGAAGTTTCTTGATTTCTAAATCTTTATCGTTCATTTTTGAACCCGGCGGGGTTGGAAACATTTTCAAAGTATCTTCAAATGATAGGTATCGCATACTTTACCAAGAAATTGTATAATAGTTACCATCTCGTTGATCATATACGATTTTCACTTCATATCCAAGAAGGTCAAGTTGTGTCTTGACAATCCCAGAAATATATGATGAGCCTTCAATTTGAGATTTGCCGGATTCTGCTGCTTTGGTGATTTGATCAAGAATTGATAAAGTTTGAGGATCGATCACTTTACTCAGAATAGACTGAGCATCTTTTGTTACTTGACGTGCTTTGTCAGCAGAAAAATATTCAGTTTTCATTTTGGATTCCTTTGTTGTTTAAGATAAGTAATTATACCACAGATTTATACAAGACCAAGCAGTTCTCGTTCTTCTTTTGACAATTTATTCAGTGCATTTTGTTTTAATTGAAATTTTCGATTTTCTTCATCCTGCTTCTTTTGTTTATCATCAACGTAGTATGCAAGATTATCTAATTTATTTTGACTTTCTTCAGAATAGTCAGCGGTCAAATAATGGGCAGAATCATAATAGTCATCTCGATCAGTAACTACAAATTTACCATCTTTTACTTCAACTGCAAAATTAAGTTTGGTTGCGCGTTCAAGCAAAGCCATAAACTTTGGAAGATACTCCCTGCGCTCATCATTGATGCGAACTTCGCATTCGTAATTTTCCCGAACTTTTCGTTCAGTTTTGGTTTCTTTTGCCATGATGATTTCCTTTGAAGTTTAAGATACACTATTATAACACAGATTTTTACCAGTCAATATCAATTACATATTCCCCAGCATCAATCAATCCTTTAGAATGTAAATCATTTGCAATCATGCTTACGTGTGGATAAAAGTTTCGTTCCCACCATAAGTTAGTTCTCCATTCATCATTGTTATCAATATTTTGTGTTGGATCACGGGCTACCCAAGCAGCAAAACTAACTCCCATTTCAGCATGATTAACTACTTCTGGTACAGTATCATTTTTATAATCCCATGCATGTACTTCAGGGACACATATTGATTCACGTTGACGATCTTTACATCCATCTTGTTGTTGAAAACTATATGTCTTTCCATATGTTTCGATAACAAGGTTATCCCAATCGGAAACATCAATCACTGTTTCTTTTCGCACTTTCAATTTCATAGCATTTCCTTTGTTTGAGATGATTCTATCAATAACCACGAAGATTTGTTATTGTTCCAATTGGAACCAAATTACCAAAGTCATCAGTTACCGCCATATAATGATAATCAGATGATTCATAACAAGACCAAAATTGACGTTGAACTATATCCCGAATAGCCATAGACCCATATGAACCAAATATAACTTCCGATTGCATTTCACCATTGTTCATGATGCGTTCCTTTGTTTAAGATAATTTATTATAACAGACTTTCCAAGTCTTTCAAAATGGTTTCAAACTTTTCTTCAAGTGTCCCTTCAAGTAAAACATATTCTGGATAATTGTACCCAAGTTCCTTCAGATAGAATTCATGTCCTTTTTGACGGAATGTTTCATCTTGACGGGTTCCGTCTTGAACCATTGGAAAGTCGGGAGCACTCAGATAAATTCTATCATAATCATCTAAATTACTTGCTAACCTTTGTAATTTATCAGATACTCGACCAAACAATTCTTGTGAGTAAAACACAGTGGTTAAAGGGCTTGTATCAGCGATTAAAGGGGTCGCCATTGAATCATAACACGCGATGGTATGTGATGCCCTTGATTCGTCTTCTAATTGATTCTGGGCGATTCTAAGCATGTCTTCATATACCAATTCACCATTTCTTTGCTTATAAAGTATACGACCATATTCATAAACTGCTTGGGTATCAAAATGTTTTTCTAACATCTTGGCTAAAGTGGTCTTACCAGTTGATTCTGCCCCAAGAAGACAAATTCGTTTAAGAAAAGTTGCTGATACAGTTGGACTAACTGATTCTTGGAAGATTTTAGCTTGTTCTGGATTCTTCAAATCAAGATTTCGAAGATAAGTACCAGACATTGGAAACGTGCTTCGTGTTGAATCAACATACACTGGGCATACATCATATGTAAGTTTCAGTTTGGAATTGAAATACTTTGAAAGATACTCAGCAAATCCAGTCAGATAATCATCAGAACCGAATACGGCTTGAACTGTTGTTTCAAGTTCATTCAGAAGATAACTACTACAGAAAAATCTATGGGCTTCATCCGAATCAGAATCATCAGGATACATATCTTCCACGGGATCAAGAACATGAATATCTAATCTATATTGATCAGGAAGACTTTGAAGCCATTTCAATCGTGTTTCAGATGAAAAATGTTTATGAACTACATCTTCATATGAAGTATAGGAAAGAACAATAACTTTTTCGCATTGTTGCAATGCAGTAGCAATAACAAGCTCATGCCCTTTATGCATAGGACAGAATTTACCAACAACTAATCCGGTAACGTATTTCATGATTTTTCCTTTAATAAGCCTACGAAATATAAAACAACAATTGATCCCAATAAAATTCCCATGTCATTAATTGGAGCATTTAGAACATAATTTTTAATTGCATCAACTATTACTGTAAGTCCAACTATACACATCAAAAATGTATTTTTCATGATTGTTCCAATGCTGCAAAGATTTGATCTGGACAAGGGTGGTTATCTTTCATTGTTAGAATTTTTGATTCATACAAATCAGCCATTCCATGTTTGGCAAATATATTCTTTATATCACTATCACCAATTTCCCAATAACCACAACTATTTTCGGTCTTTTTGATTTCATTAACGAATGCTAATGTATATTTCATTTTAGGTTTCTGTACTTTATCCCATACTAATTTGATAACCCTCATTGAAATGGCATCAGGATGTTCATCAGAAACATCAACGTCATTTTCGAGTTCTGGAATGCGTTCATACTTCCAAAGTTCAAAATGGTTTCTGATTGATCGTCCAAGTGAATGATGATATTCCCATAGTTGGGATTCTTTACAGTTCTTGAACTGTTCTTGTAATGGATCACCAGAACCACACCACCATTCATAGACAGCTTGAACCATTGATTCATCTGTTGGTCGAATATTCATTTTGATTCTTTATAAAATTTACGTTCTTTTGCCGGAGACCAATTTAGTAATTCAACTTCATCCTCAACTTGAATTGTTGAAATACTAACCACAACAGTAACAAGGATATTGAATCTTTGTTCAGCATAGTATAAAATAGATTCTTCAGAATCAAATAAATGTGGAAACGCTTCTAAATGTGTGATGCCTTTTTTGATGTCACGAATCAATGCTATATATGCAGTTTTCATTTTGAAGTCCTCAGTTTACAATCAAAAACTTTGTTCCCAACAAAGAATATTCCTGTCTTTTCACAGGATTCAACAATGTTTGGTGTTGATCTCTCAGATTCAAACGCACCAATAAACACGAAAAGAATTGTTGCAACAATACAAACAAACATCAACCCCATCACATCGAAAAAATCCATATTACCACTTCACATTCTTAACAAGTTTAAAATTTGACTTGACTATTTTAGCATAGTCTACTTTACGGGTAAACAATCCTTCGTCGTATTCTGGATTAGCCGAAAATTGAAGAAAGTAAGAGTTATCAATCTTGACCATAATTTCATCATCAGTAATAATGATCTGATTTGATTGAATATGAGTATCATCAAACCAAATTTCAGCAGATGCTAATTCAGCTTTGGCAATCAAGGATTGGAATAACTTCTTAGCAGCATTCCAACGGGAAAGTTGAATTTTGTTCATTTTGGAACAGCAGTAAGTTTACATTGAACATTTCTGGGGAGGTTCTGTTCACATTTGGCAATTTCTTTTTCTGCTTCTGTTTGTATATTAGCAGCAATACACGCAAATACAAAGAACCCGATCATCATACCTAAAATTAAAGATATGATTACATCACGATCAGTATGGTTCATTTTGATTCCTTTTCAAATTTCAGAATCTTATCGCAATGTTCGACTACTTTGTTAGCTGGCATATCGGAATACATCTTTTCACACCGGGAATGATAGATGTTTGATTGGGTGAAGCCCCCTAATGATAGACCAAAAATACCAAGCATAAAAGTTGATAAGAATTGAAGAAACTTCATTTTGATTCCTTTTCAAACTTCAAAAGTGTTTTGCAATGCTCATCTACCTTGTTATGAGGCATTTCCGCATACTTAGCAACACATCGATCATGAATATCTTCAGTTGCAGTTTTGTACCCAAAAAGAGTGCAACTGAATGCTATTACCAAGCAAATAATAAATTCCATTTTGATTCCTTTGTTGTTAAGAAAAGCTATTATAGCATACTTTTAAGAATTTCCCACAGTGATTTCTTTGGTTCAAACAAGACAGCAGATTCCCCACATTCACCATTTCGCATATAACTGCATAGACAGTATGTTTTGCGACCAGTGACCATATTTTGCTCAGATACGGATTTTGGATGGTAACAATCTCCAAAATACGCGGGGTCAAAGTATTCACACTTCGTACAAAACTTAGGTTCTTGTTTGGTAAGATCAACCATTTTTCAATTTCCTTATTTCGTTGGCTTTATTTTTGATTCCGGCATTATATTGAACATGGTACTGGTTTGTTTCTGGATACAAGTCTGCTTCAATAAGTTTAGCTGCGGATTCTAATGCATCATTCCAACCAGCTTTATATTCGAATTCTAATCTATTGTTTTCTGTATATTCATTGTTCATTTCATTCGCTTTCCAATTTCTGACGCACAATGAACAACTGCCATTCTGAATGCTTTGGTTTTATCATCACCGTCAATTTCCCAAGTATGAGGAACCCAAATTTCATCGTAAAATTCAAACGCATCTATATAATCATCTTTGATTTGAATCCGCATTAATCCCTTTTGGCATAGATACATAGCCAATTGCAAAGCATCCCCATCTGATTCTAATGGATTCCATTGATAGTTTACATCAGTTTCTGGATCATATGCTGACCAATCTTCATAGAATGTATCCCATCCTTTAAATTTGATGTTGGCTGCTTTAGCACATAGGGATAATTGTTCTTCAGTTGTCATTTTAAGTTCCTTTGGGCAGAATAGTTAGGACAAGCTTCACATGGTTGGGAAAGATTGATTAAAGAGCATTCAGAACAATTAAGTTTCATTTCTGGATACTTTTCCCTAAGCATTGATTCTAACAGATGTAAACGCTGTTCTTGGGTTCCGAATCTAATTTCTTTGTTCATTTTCAATCACCGCGTTAAGAATGGAAAGATCAAGCATTAGATCAGACAATCTTGCTTTCTTTTCATCATATTCATAGCCTTCCTGAAAAGAAGTGTTGCCAAGGACAATCTTCAAATACAGTTGGCCCAATGTAAATTTAAGATTATAGATTTCTTTTTCAAGTAATTCTTTTCGTTCGTATAACATTATAAGTTCCTTTGGGTTGAATCAAAACATTCAAATAGAAATGCATCCATAGTTGGCGCATTGGTTTCGTAAAATTCCTTTTCCCATGCTTCTCGCATCATACCATAAACTTGTTTGATATTTTCTTCATGATGCGGTCCTTGGGTTACGATTCGATTGAAAATCTTCTTTAGCAACCACGTTTCAAGTTTAGTGATGTTCATTTCCAAATGGTTTAGGGTTTCTAAGTTTCTCAATTTCATCAGCAGCGTCTTCTAGAAGATCAGAAATTCTATCTGGCTTTCCTTCTTGAACAGACTTACGAGTTGAAATATTGCGTCGAATAGATGCTCTTGTTCTAAGTCGAATAACGATATCTTGATCTGCTATAGGGTCATTCATATTCACATACCGTGTTGATCATTCGTTCAATTTTACGCATATTTACAGGGTTAGGCCACCACTGTTTATACTTGTATTCCATTTTAGTTGGGGATGAGTACAAGTATCCAGCCTTAACTTCTAACACTAATGCATTACAAAATACTTTGCAATATTTGTCGCCATCATATGATAGAACAGTTACTTGACGCATTGGGGCTTTCTTTCCAGCAATATCCCTAAGTTCTTCAAACGGGTAATCTGTCCAGCATGAAATAAGTTTACATCGTTTCATTTTGATCCTTTAAGTTTGACTAATTGTGCTTCGAGTTCTGTGATTAACTTATCGTTAGCTACAATTTTGGCTTGATGTTGACGAAACTCAAGGGTAGCTGCTTCAAGGTTACATTTCAAGCGGTATGTTTCCGGATTACCATCAAGAATACACTGATCAAGGTTAGTGGTAGTAAAGAAATTATCTTCCGCATAGTACCAACATTCAATAGTATTGATATGTTCACAAACTTCAAAATAATCAGCAGTATTCCAACGATTATTTGCGTCTTGACATTCTTCGTTGTATATGTCTTGCTGCTGTCTAGCTAATGAAATCAGTTTTGATTCAACTTGATTTTTGATTCCGATAATTCGTTTATGTTGAGAAAACAGATGATTGTACATTTTAATTCCTTTGTTTGTTAAGATAAGCTATTATAACACAAACTAAACCTTTACCAAATATGTTGTTGCAGTCTTGATTTCAGAATAGACCAACTCAATAAGATTTTCGATAACTTTAAGAGACTTATTCATTTTTAGTTCACAGGTTAAAATAACGGATAAAAAGTTCTTCATTTTCTGGACTACCGTTTTCATCGATATAATCTTTCAAAGCATAGATAAACTCATTAATATCTTCTATATAAGAAGCGTCTGAATCACAATACTCAAATTTGTTACCCATTGTCATACACAAATCAAATACTTGACGTGAGATTTTCTCAGAGAAAATCATCTGATATTTGATATAATCTTTCATATCCGATTTTGCAATGTCGATGGCTACTTCGTAAATTATTTTCAGTTTGGAGAATGACATTTTGATTCCTTTGTTGTTTAAGATAAGTTATTATATACTATTTTGATTTGCTTCCATTGTCTTCAATATAAGAATCAAGTTTCTGTTCGATAACTTTCAGAACCTTTCCTGAAATAACTTCAGTCCTTGGGTCTTGAGCAACTTTCTGAGTTGCATAAGCCGCAACCATAACATAAGCAGTCTTTTCTGATGGAATCAGACTCATCAGAATTGCAATACCAATTATTGCCCATGCTCCTAATTTGATATTACCAACTGCTGCTTTTCTAGCAGAGGTCTTAGTTTCTCTTTCCGGAAGAGAATCAAATTTACTATGGTCGTGTTCAATTGATGTATGTATGCTCCGTATAGAAATAAATACTGCTAACATAAGTATGATCAATGATAACACTGCTTTGGTTGAAGACAACACTGAGATACAATATACGAGAAGAGCGAGTTCCATTTTAATTTCCTTTAAAGTTTAAGATAAGGTATTATAACATTTATTTTTGGCAGATAGGATAACCATTAACAAAAATATCCCCAACCTGATTACGACCAACAACTGCTGCTTTACGTTCGCATTCATAAGGATGTTTACTTGAACCACATTGAGATTTGTAAACTGGACATCCTTTTGCAACCCATTCAGTTTTAGCTTTGATATCATCGTGTTTTTGTTGTTTGGACTTGATTCCGTTATCGATAAACAGTATTCCAACGACCACAAAGACGACACCTGATACTATGGTGTTGCGTAATAAACTATCGACATCAGCACCTGCCATACCTATCATGATCAATGCAGCGACAAAAGATGAAAATAATAACCAAGCAATCACTCCAGAAAATGAAATATATTCTAACATGGAAATCCTTTATTTAAGATAAGCTATTATACATCACTTTTGATGATGTCTAACATTGTTTTGTGAATATTGTTCCATTTACAAATTGCCCTATGTCTTGTGATAAATGATCCTGTTACTGTATGATTATTGTTACATATCACGCGATACTGCATATTGTAATTCCAATCAATAACCTTGGCAGCAGAACCACAGATTGCACATGGTAAAATTTCTGGGGTTATCAACTTTTGTTTCATGATAAATCACTTTGTTGTTTAAGATAAGCTATTATACACTATCTTGATGATTCCTTAGAGATTGTTCAAATCTTTCTCTAAGAAAGTCATTTACTGTGCTTGAATTATCTTCATAGAATTCTTTTTGAGATTCAGTACGAATGAATGTATACAATTCAGTAACATTGATCTTGATCTGTTTCCGAATCAGGAACTTCAATATCCAAGTCTTGATCTTAGACATTTTCACCTTTCATTAGTTTCTTCCAGTTGAAATATGAATAAACTGCATTGAACCAAAAGAATCCATAAAGAATACTTGTCAAATATAGTTCTCGACTCCAGAACAAAGGAACCGACAAAGTATTGACCAAGACCCATACTTGCCATGTTTGAATAGAACGAGACATGAGTAGCAACTGAGCAACCACAGATAATGTCAATACCATAGAATCAATCCATGGTGCATAAGCATTAGTATAAGAGTGCAGCAACCAACCATAACAAATGGCGGTGACGATTGCAATACACAACATTATAAAAAATGTTTTACCATTTGCATTTATGATTGGGGTTGGTTTATCTACTTTATATAAAACCTTATTCGCATTCCACCCAATCCAACCAAATACACCCGTAACCAAGAAGAATACTTGCAGGGTTGCATCAGCATACAGTTGCACGTTGTAAAACATAATCCCAAACAGAATAGAACCAACAATGCCAGTCCACCAAGTATGAATGTTATTTCGACCAGCAAGCACAATACAGAGAACAGTAAAGAAGTTAGCGCAAAGTTCAAGGGGAGTCCATGTAAAGTAGTTCATTATTTGTCCTTAAACATATTTTCAATTACCATTACTGTACTAACAGCAACATCAAGGGTATAACCATCAGAAATTAACATGCAAGCATTCTGAGTACGAATATTAATTATACTTTGTTTATGAGCTTCTGCCATGCGAAGTTTTTCTGATTCAAAACGGATTTTATTAGCTGCTTCTGATTCCAACCAACGTTCTTGATTCTTAGCATCAAATTTTGCCGCCTGATCTAAAGATGGTTGAAGGGCGGCATTAATATATTTCTGCAAATTTTCCAAATGCATGGCGTAATCCATTGCAATAGCTTGTTTATTTTTCTCAAGAAGTTTGTTTACTTCAGTAAAGATGTATTCAGAGTCGCTCATTTTTATCCTTTATAGATTTCCGGATTACTGATGCCATATGCGCCATGTTTTGATTCCTTGTTAAATTTTTCAGACAGCCGTTTAAATTCTGCCCCATTACAGAATTCATTTGTTTTTACTACGAGAAGCCATTTCATAAACATTGACCTATTCCAATGCCCAGTTTTAACCCATTCATATACTAATTGTGGATCAGTGCATTCAATGTTAGTTGTTGGATCAATAGTCATTTTAATTCCTTTGTTTAAGATAAGTTATTATTAAAATCCACTTGCCTTCATCCACATTTTCAATTCACCTTTAAGGTGAAAATTTTCACGTTTAAGTTTGTTGACCATCGCAACAAGATATTCAGTATCTCGACCAACTCGAATTGCCAAAAATTTACTTGGATCTAGTTGATCCTCAATCCAGACATCGTTGTCTTCATTATATGGGCGTGATGTCATACAAAATCCGGCATCTGTGTATACATGAGATGGGTTACCAGTTTCATCACGATTAGTAATTTCTGCGTACATTTAATATCCTTTGTTTGTTTAAGATAAGTTATTATAACACGCTTTAAAGGGCAAATTGTTTTCTGATAGCTTCTTGATATTTTATTTCTTCCCCAAATTGGGCATCGCACGCATATGGAACCAATCGCATAACTTCCATACATTCATCCAAAATTAGGTTTGCAAACCGTTCAAGATCAGGCATAACCGAAGAATAATGATCCCCATTGTCAAGTTTGTCATATGGATCAGTAATGCAATCGTAAACACCCGAAGAAATAGCAAGTTCTCTAATAGGATTTCCCCTAAGAGCTTTCATTTGGGTTTGATAAATTTCATCCCATTCAGCAAGTTTTTGTTTTCGCTCTTCTGAAAGTTCAGGAATAATACGTTCCCTTGATTCTTTAGCTATTTTTCTCATTTAGTTCCTTACCTTTGTCTTGTAGTTCATAAGCAGATGGACAATCAGGACATACCATTGTAGTATGTGGTTCTGAACCCATTACTTCACCATAGCCACCATTGCAGCAATTATTACCACATGTACCACAAATAACAACGGCTGTATCACAGTGGTCACAAAATGCCCAATAATGGTTAGGGTTCATTGTCAATCTCAAGTCGTTTATACATTGAATCCAATAAAACTTGTGGATGTATGTGTCCTTTAAATTCTATCATAGCAGATTTAAAACATTCTTGAACAATCAATTTTGCAAATGCTTCAAGATCAAATTCAGAAACTTCTGCTTCAAGCACTCCAGAAAACTGAGCACCTGATAAGTTAATTCCAGCTTTCTTAGCCAAGTCTGATAGTAAGTCGTTCATAGATTAAAAGTAAAAATAGTTTTGCCCTTAGCATAACAAAAGAGCACTTGCCAATCGTAATAAGTTTTAGAAATTGAATCGATAATTTCTTGAGAAAGATTTCCATCAATGATCACAGTGATGTTCTTTTCAAAACCAGAAAGGGCACGGTTTCGTAATTGTTCATCGATACAATTGATGTAAGGCTGAATATCAGTTAGTGAATTTACAAGTTTTAGATATTCATGTTTGGTCATTGCCATGATCATTCCTTGGTCATTTTAACTACTTTAAGCATTGCAATAGCAACGGCTTCCATTTCTTCCATAGAGCCAAATGATAGCTCTACTTTGCGGGTAGTTGATCTTTCCACATATGCAATAGAAATCGCATCTCCGGAGTGAACCATATATTTGTATTCGGCATCAGCATATATAGTAAGATCGATAGAAGCTTCAAATTTATTCATGATTAGTTCCTTTGTTTAAGATAAGTTATTATAACATTAATAACTAATAGACCCAAATCGATCAAACGTATCTACATTTCTTTTCTTAGGTTCAATATAAACAACTCTCTTAGTCTTGTATCGTTTTTGATCAATATCTTCTTGGGTTACATAGTCAGGAGTGTTCCAATCATGACCCTTGTATTGCTTCTTGAGTTGAGCGACTTCTTGTTCTGACAGTTTAGCATTCCAATCATTCATATCCCGTTTGTGTTCAAATTCAACAGACTTGATCCAGTATTCTTCTGTTTGCTTAGTTAGTTCACCGGGGGTCAACTTATCAATACCCATCCAATCCCCAACCATACCATTCCAAAGGACAATTTCTGGATTGCCTTTTATGTTTTGAAGAAGAGCAATAAGTTTATTCTTGGTCATTTTAATTCCATTGGTGACACCCTATCAGGGGCAATCTTAGATACATAGTGGTTGAATGTAAATCCATATCTCAATTTGGCTTCTTCAGCTAATGTTTCTGTACGATACGGTCCCATTATAACCTTATTTGGTAAAGCATTCATTCTTGCTTCACGTTCAAATATAGCATATCCGAAATCCGGAGCATATTTATCATTCATATCATTCAAAATAATCCAGAAGAGTCCAAATTGCCCAACATGGAAGTAATACTAATGATCCAAGGACTAAAATAACTGGGGCTAAAGTGACAATCAAATAAAACGTCAATGTTGCAATTGAAGCCAAAACACCAATTGCAAGTTTAACCTTCCAAGGGTAATTCCAAAATGTTTTAAGATACTTCATACAAAATTGATTCCAAGGGCTTCCCGTTCTTCTTTGGTAAGTTTTTCAAGAACTACTTTACGAAGAGCAGCTTTCTTAGCAGCTTTATCTTGTTCTTCGAGATACTTTACCATCGTCTTTTTCAAATGTTGAAATTTAGTCCAATCCGGTTCAAATGGCGATAAAGAAAGACTGAACGGCAATCCATATTGCTTTTCAGAACCAGTAGTAAACATATACCAACCACCTTCATCATTAATACTAACATTGAATTCATATGGACCATCCATGCCTTCTTTAGCATAATAGTAAACCAACTTAGTTAGTTCAAATTGGTATGTTTTACGAAATTCATCCCATTCATCTTGATTCATTTTAGTTCCTTTTAAAAGTATCATAACCAAGGCATTCAGCAATTTCTTCAAAGTGATTCACAATGAATGTTTGAACATTGGGTTCTTCTATAGTTCTAATGTACGCTGCATCATTCCATTTGAACCCAATATTTGCAGAAATCAATTTAGCCAACCCTGAGTCTTTTTCATGATAAAGACAATCTTCTTCAGTATCAAATGTAGTTCCATCAAACGCTTGATATACAAGTTTCATTTTAGTTCCTTTGTTGTTAAGATAGATTATTTTAGCACAAGTTTAACGTAATCAGAAATATTTTGTCGAGCTTTTGCTTCCCAATGTTCTTGACCATAAGGTGTATGATAAATGAACTTCCTGCAATTTGCTAAGTCCCGAAGAAAGTCTGCACATTTCGGACGATCAGTTTCAATATTTCCTAAGTTTTCTCGAATGATCAAGTCTTGTTGGTTCTTGAATTTTACAAATGAGTTTGCTAAAGAAGAAAGATCAGCATCAAGAATAGTTGCAACTTTATTGTTAAATTCATCGCAACCACAAAAGCTGTTGTTTGTGCTTAAATGATTCCTAATAGAAGTGCGATTAATCAACTGATATGCATCAGAAATAATACCCGAATCGATACTATACTTCTTGGATTCATACATCATCAACGCAGCAGAACACTGTTCGTTAGAATCACCAAATGAGCTTGGAACATAAACTGCATCGTGGAATCGCCCCGCGATGTATAAAGCTGAATCAAAACTACCATTGATTAGAATAGTATTTTCTGCTACTGTTTTTGCATGTTCAATTGTGTGATAGAACCTTTTTGGAAGATAATAATATTTTCCTGCATCTGATGCAAGAAGGTAAATTTGGTCAATGTTCATTGTTTTTACACTCAATTAAAATATCTGTAACTAATAGCAGTTGTGTTTTAGTTAGTTTACGATTTTCTTTCAAGCATTCCATTAGAATAATAGTATCAGCTACTATTTTCTCACTTGGTTGATCTGAAATATTATGCAACCGATCTGCTAATTTGATCAACAATCCATAGTTAGAAATACCTAGTAGTTTCTTTTTGTGATATTCAAGTTTACCAATTTTAGCAATAGCATCTGTATCATTAGTCAGTTCATAAACCAATGATGCAACCAACGGAGAAAATTCCTGAACTAATTCAATAAACGTTGTTTGAGTATCTTCCAATAAATCATGGCAACAAGCAGCAACTAAAAGTTCTTCAAGTTTCTTAGACTTCTTATATGAAGCCAAAATATAAGAAACCGCAACCGGATGAGTGATATATTCTTCTCCGGAACCCTTACGAATTTGTCCATGGTGTTTTTGCTTGGCAAATTGAATAGCTTTTAAGATCATGGTCATTTTAGTTCCTTTAAGATGCCTTATTGTAACATTGAATTAATTGTATTCCGTATTTCAGGCAATGATAAATTATTCATCCAACCATTTTTATTCACGGCTTCGACTTTCAGATTTTCTTCAAGAAACATAGCATTAGACATTTTATATCGTGCCCATGCAGTTTCAGTTTGCAAATTAAGTTCTGCAATTTGACGCTCTTGTGATTGAATAATATCAATCAACATTCCCTGGCTCATATCTTCGTACTTCATTAGTGATGACTCCGAATAAGTTCAATTTTAAGCAGTTCACGTACTACATCATCAAGATCATATGGGAACAAGTTGTTAGTATCCATACCAATATCCATCAAACGACCAGTAAGACCATGAGGTGTTCCGTGGCGATGCCCGAAGAGATGGAGCGTCCCTTGATTCATACCATTCCAACAAGCAATAGGATAATGACTCAAATTGATCATGTGCTTTTGTCCATCAACTTTATGAGAAATTTCTTTGTAATCATAAATGTTTGCAAACAATTCATTTACTTCTGGAAGTTTGCACAATGTTTTATCGTGGTTACCCTTTACAAGATTCTTGATACCATTGAGTCTACGGATCAAAGGTGGAGCATTGATAATACGCCCCATAGCCACATCACCAATGATCCACACGATATCATTTGGATTAACTTTTGAATTCCAGTTAGAAATAATCCGTTCGTTCATGAGTTGAACAAGATGATCAATTTCTTCTTCTGAAGCTGTATTGATATCACCAGTAAATGAAGCATCAATCCTATGAGGGCAATACTTCAAAATTTGTCGATGGTTAAGGTGACAATCAGATGTAATCCAAGTTTTAGTGGTCATTTATATTCCTTTGTTGTTTAAGATAAGTTATTATAACATAATTACCATTACATCTAAAATTTGATATGCTTCTTCATCCATGCTATTGTCAAATTGTTGAACTGCTAACTCTTTAGTATCTGCTTCAACAATGGTTCTTTGTTCACATTGGATTTCATCAGAATACCAATCAATCATCTTAAAAATAATCAGATAGTTGGTCATTTATATTCCTTGATCATAATACATTTACCTTCTTGAATGAGCCAAATGTATCCTGCTGCTTCACACTTGGCAATTTTTGCTTGAGTATTGGTTTTGATTTCAATATGACGGACATACATACCAGAAAACAACCCAATAAGAATCCAGAATAAGACTATGAAGAATTTGTATTCTTTGATGAAGTTCATTTTGAATCCTTAGGTGAAAACATTGAAGCAACTGCTTTCTTCTTAAAATCTTCTGAGGTAAGTTTTGTTGTATAAGGGATCATGATAGTTCCTGTTCCAAATCGAAACTGATTGTCTTGAATAGAATATGGAACATTTTGAAGTTGGCATAAGGAAATCAGATATGAAAAATCATTCATTTTGAATCCTTAAAGATTTCGTCGTGCCAAACCCCAAGCATAGTAATCCCCGTTACTGCTATAAAAGAAGCAAAATAGTTATCGAAACTAAGAAGACTGCCTAAGACAAAAGCGAAAAAGATTACTGATTTAGTTTTAGTCTTTGTTGTCATGGCGTTACTTGATATTTTTAACAAGAGACTGAACAATTGCAAGATTTCCCTGTTGCATACTACTGATGTAATATTCAGATGGAAACTTGATGATGGTTCTAAACAGATCACCATCATCAACAAGAGGATTCCAATGGAATGTTTTCTTTGAATCCTTAGAACAGTTAAGTTTACCGTTCTGGATAGAGATTACTTTGTATCCAAGATGTTTAGCAAGTTTGATTAGAAGTTCTTGATTGTCTATCATGATGAAATTCCTTTGTTGTTTGGATAAGTAATTATAACACTAAAAACACTAAAATGCAATGTTGTCATCCCAATTATCAAAATTTGTTTGATAATTTTTTGGTTTAGTTAAGAATGGGTCAATATCAAAAACTTTCCCGTTCATCCAAGCAATTGCTTCGTTATAATTTCTATGACTAAAGTTTGGGATTTCTTTCATGAAATATTTTTCTATTTTATGGGTAGTATTTCCAGATGGAGCATAACAAGTAAGAACCCCATAATGTGTATAATGCCCATACCAATCGCCATTGATTACACGAAAATCAACTTGATCAGATGTTTCTTTGAGAACTTCAACCCAAAGATCAATGGTATTTCCTGAGCCTAATCCGATTGTTTTGTTCATATTACTATCCAATCTTTAAACTATTTTTTAATGTGGTTACCAAACCAGATACTGAATAGTCCAGTTGATTTTCCCAAAATGAAATATCGTTTTCGACCAACCGAAGAGTTTCTGAATCTTCCATTGTTGGATTTGTTTTCATCTTTGTAAGAATTGCTGACCGTAGATTGCGACGTGATCGATTGAGATCAGCAAGTTTGTTGCTAATAGTCATGCTTGCACTTTCGTTGTAAAGATGTTAACCGAATTCAAATTTTCAAAATATCCTGCTGCTGGATTCGACATTTTAATTATTGTTCCTGCATCATCAAGAAATTCAAGATTCCATTCAGAATCTTTTTCTTTGATACATTCCAAAGCCAACATTGCAGCATCATGATTTGCGAATGTCCAAAGAATTTCTCCATTACCCGAAGATGATCCAAATGAGTCCCCCGATGAATAGATCATGTAAAGAACATAGACTGGATCACCAATTTTCAGATCAAGAACAGTTCCAAGTTCTTCATATGGATAATCGGGGTCAAAAAGATGAACTGATTTAACTTCAAAGTCATAATCTACATACCAAGGGCCATATGGATCAGTTGAATGTTCTTCTAAAATTATGGAATGAGAATATTTTACGAATAGAGGTGTCATGATGGTTTCCTTTGTATTAAATAATATTATAACACTAAGTTGCACTAAATAACTGATAGAAACCAAGGAATTTTAAACATGGCAATGACGAAACCAAAAGCTGAACAAGTAGTAAATGTACCATCAGGAACAATTAGTTCTACTACTGTTCAAGGGGCTATTAATGAAATTGATGTAGAAAAGGCAAGTTTGGCGAATCTTGCAGCATCCTCTGGTGCATCACTTGTTGGGGCAAATGCTTATCAGACGCAGGATGATATTAATAATGAATCAGGATCAGTATTCAAATATGGTGCTATTGCTGATGGAACAACGGATATTACTGCACAACTCAATACAGCATTAGCAACATCAAAATATGTTTTCATACCAAAGGGGTCTTGGGCTATTAATGGTACTGTGAATGTTGGTGAGGGGCAGAAAATATTTGGTGTTGGGGGTGTATTTGATGCAGTTTCTAAAAACAATCCATCCCATAATGTAAGAAATTTTGGAACAGTATTTGTTATGGGTGCAGTGGGACAATTTGTGTTGTCGGCAAATTCTTACGTTGGCTCATGTGTCATTTATTACCCTACACAAGATTATAGTATTACTGCTGATGGCGGCCAACCTGATGGATTATCTCCTTTCGTAGTCTTTCCACCTACATTTTTAGTAAGTGCATCATACGGGGCACCTGTTATCGATGATATTGTGTATATTGGTGGTACACAAATAGTAAACTCTATTAGTACAAATAATTGTGAAAAACTTAGAGTTAGTCGGGTCACTGGTTGCTGCACAGGTACAGCATTTGAAGTACAGAAGGCATTAGACTTGATTTACTTCACGGACATCCACTTGAATCCAAATACATGCACAGGGGAAATAAGTAATGTTGGAGGTAATTTTACTAACTTCGCCACTAAATTAGCTAAAAACTCAATTGTTTTCTCGTTTGCTAATAACGATGGAGTCAACCTAAATAACTGTTTTTCGTTTGCATCAAAGATATTCATAGACATTGGGGGTACTGGTTCAAGTATCTCTGCGGTGAACTGTGCAGCAGATATTTGTCACACATTCTTAAACCTACGAGCTAATAAAAAGCCATTTGGTTTGCAGTTTACCAACTGTTGGGCTACCCCGATGGTTTGGAATGCGATTTATGGAGGGGTAGTTAGTGCCAGGACACCTGCATTAGTGTACTTTGATACCGGGGCAGTTAATAACGAAGTGTCAATGACCAACGTCAAAACCTATGGTGCTAGTGGTGTTAGTCAAGTAACTGGATCAGCCCCAATTGAAACCGTTTATCAATCTTCATTAGTTAACCAGAATAACCAGATACTAGCAACCAACTGTACCCACTTGAACGTACAAAAATCATTAACTTCTGGATTATATTACATCGAAAATACAAACACTTCGGAATTCTTTTCTGCTAAAAATGTAATTGTTAATGAGTTCATATGGGGTGAAAAAGAGAATTTAGTAATTGGGGGGTGGGGCGAAGACTACGGTAATAATTGGGTTAAAGTTGGAGTGTCTACGGCTAAACCAAATATGGGTAACGACTATGGGGGGTTCCGCGTAACAATGGCTGCTGGCGGATCAATGATTAATTACACAGACTACTACCAACAAGCAACAGTTGCTAGTCCCGGTATCCCAAATGTTCAATCTGTATACTTGTCTTTGTTAAGTTCGTATTCTGTGTTGACATCGGTTATAGTCACTATTGATATTCTTGATTCCAGTTTCGGATATATTTCAACTGTTGCAACTGGCACAATAAGCTCATTTTCAACAAGAACTGATTTGGTTATACCTCCGGGTGATCCAGCAGGCTCTCGTAAGCTACGCATAAAAATTGAAAATACGGGAGGTACTTCTGCCGGATTTTCTTTTGTTTGCGGATTTGCCGGGAACACATACTTTCCTGCAATAGCACCTTCACCTTACAAAATTGACACAGACAAGTTTGTTGATCTTGCAGATGTTAGCTACGTAACAACAAGGGCAACACTAATTAATGTAGTGTATAACACCCCTATTACATCAAATCGAACAGTAACATGCAATACAACAAACCCAATGGCAGGGGATGTTGTGAAAGTAACGAGATCAGTAAACTCAACCGGAGCATTTAGTGTAACAGTTGCTGGGATAAAAGCTTTAAGTGCATCACAATGGTGTACTGTTATATATACAGGCACAGTATGGATTGTACAGGAAAGTGGAGCAGTATAAAATATCAGGTAATTTCTAATAGTAATATTAGAAATTAAACCATCTTCAAGTGTATTTATTCTTGAAACATTCATTTTCACTCTGAAGATTCTCATAATCTTCTTTTAGCGCATTGAAGTTGTTAATACCATCAAGATTAGCAGCAAGAAGATTTTTATTTTCTTCCCTAAGCTCGTCAATTTCTTCCTGCATATAAGTCATCATTACATATTCAAATCAAGCTTGTTGTTTATTTGTTAAACGAACTGGCATACGTTTAGACCAAGGTTTAATCATTTCAATTCCTTTAATTTTGGTACATAACCAACCAACATGAGTAATCACCATACCCGTATTTCATAGATTTCCAACCTATTAGTTTCGACAGAAAAATCTACATTTTAGCTTTGGTCTTAACTAATTCTTCATGAAGTTCAATTTTCAACAAAACTTGATCCGCGTAATCACGTTCTAATTCAGAAATTTCTTTAGTTAGTAAATCATAATCAGATTTCAATGTATTAAACTGAATTACACAATCTAAATTCGACATAAGTAAATTCTTAATTTCTTGATGTAGTTCAGATATTTCATCTAGTATGGCGTTTTGAATATCTTCGGGTTCAATATAGATTCTTGAACTACGCAGTTCTTCTATTCTCTTTATCCAAGGTTTAATCATAATCTTTCTTATGTCCAATCTTATATGCATGTACCCCAGTATCTACATGAATCGTATAACGTTGCTTGTCTTTATAAAGAAAGTCAATCTTTTCCTGATTTTCTTCGGAATGATGAAGACTACCTAAACTGTCCGGATACCATTCGGTCTTCCCATCAAGCCAAAGTTGTTCCCATGCCTTGTGATTCATATAAGCAGCGTCTAATACTTCATCTAATGTCATCATAATTGATCCTTGAATATATCAACTTCGTCAGGCCATTGATCATCATCTAAATTCATTGGATATTCGTCAGGGAAATGCTTGTTCATCTTTTCCCAAAATTGAACAAATGCTACCAACTTGCATCTTTCAATATAGATATATTCGTCTAATGTCATTTTAGCACATCCTTAAGCCAAGTATTCATTTCTAATGCTGCCCGAAGATAACCTTCTGCTTCAATAGAACCAAATGACAATCCTTGTTCTTTGTAATCAGAATACCATGATTTGGCATTCTCTACCATTCGATCAGATTGCCATTTGATCTCATCAAGGATACCTTTAAGTTCAGATTCCTTTTCTGAAACTTGGGGTTCTGAATAATATGTAACACCGTTTACATTAATTGAACTCATTTTGCGCTTTCTGTAATTTGGACAAGACTAATTTTACCACAAGAATGGCACTTAGTTTGACTTATTTCTGAACAACAACTAATACAAGTTAAATCTTCCTTCAGGCGTTTATGAAAACTTGTTTCAGAATCATCACCAGAATATAAGCAATCGATTCTATGAGCATAAACATAAGCAAGTTTCAGATATTCTAATCCTTTCTTGAATTCCGCAATAGTTTCATCTGAATATTCATGAGGTTCGTTCAGAATGTAATCTTCCAATCTCTCAGACATTTCGTGAATTCTGTGTTCTTGATAAACAAAAAAATCCCCATACATAATAATTTCCTTTAGTTGCGTTTATTTCATTTGTTGACTAAGTTCTTCAAACGTGCCTTTTGAGACTCTTAGCATCGGGAACATTTCAAATAATTCTTCCCTTGCTTGTAATGCGAGGTTTAGATCATCTGGATTATCAGATAGAAAATCACCATAAATTAACTGGTTCAACAGTTGTGGTAGATGTGTTGGAATATCACCAGCAAGATCAAGGGTATGGTTTACACCATGACCATTTTTACACACATGACCAGATGATGTCCAAAACTGCCATTCGTTACAAATTACACATTTTGTGCCTATTGCTTTATCACTCATTTAAAATTCACCCAAACAAAGATCACATCTGTAATTATCAAAGTTGTGATGATAATCATGCCCACGTACTTTTGAGTTTACATGAGGACATAATCCCTGAAGAAATTTCAATTCGTTCCGATATCGATCTAAATTCTTCAAATCAGATTGTTGGGTATTTACTAATTGTTGATGTTTTTGTTTTTCTAATGTAATTTGTTTTTCAAGGGCATCTATAACAATTTGGTCAGATAATGCTGTAACAGCAGTTTCGAGGGAAGAAATAGTCTTTTCGATTGTATTTAACTTATTTGAACATTCTTTAATTGAATCCGAAACTTTTTTACTGAATGTTTTATTATTGATCAGGGCTTCTTTGAATTTAGTTTCATACCTGTTTAGTGGTAGTGTAGTTTCTGAACTATTCATCATTTTCTCCAAATTCTTTAAGACATTTTTCGCATCGCATAACCCAACCATCTTTATCAAATAGGGGTTCATTTTCAAATAGCATACAAACAGGATTCGACCCAAAGTTTGTTGCTCCTGCCCATCTGCAAAACTTGGATGGTTCGACTGCACATGTTTTAATTCCATGGACAAATGTAATTGTTGATTTCATTTTGGTATCCCCATTTCTTCAAGAATTTCATTGGCAAAATCAACAAGGTCATCCATAGCAGATGCTACTGAATCATATCCATCTGAATGACATTGTTCATATGCTTTATTATAACACACATTAAAAACTCCCAATTTCATATCAGAATATTCTTCTTTGAGATCATCATACCAAAGATCAGCAGCTTTCGATTCAAGTTTCTTTTGATTCTTCCAATACTCATCAAAAGCTTTTCTTGATTCAGGATCATAAATCATTTCAATGTTTTTAGAAAATGATAACGCCAATAATTTTGTTTCAAATGTTACTGCTTTACCATCCTTGTATGCAGCATATTTGTATGTGATCTCTGGAGGTTTAGCATCACGATCATATCCAACTTGGTCTTGATAAAATTTGAATTGTTTCATTTTGAATCCTTGGTTAAACGTAGGGGATATTTGAAATTTTCAGCTTCAATAACTTGTTCAGAACCATCTTCAAATTGAACAAGAATCTTAGTTGAAATATAGTTAGTTGGTTCTACCCGCTTATTGATCAATGTACATGGTTTGCCTTCATAGAATCCAGACTTTTCGAGAAGTTGATTTGAATAATATACAGAACTCAAATCATCAATTTCTTGATCAAGATTTTCTTCAATAATGTAATAGTCATTTACTTCACAACAACTTTGCACAAATGCTACGGTTTTCTTTGCTGCTTCATCAGAAATAAATTTCAAGTCAACATCATTTTTACGGGCAGTCTGATATGTATACCCAACTAATTCCTCATGAAGATAAACTGCTTGAAGCCCAACCCATGTATCAGTGCAATAATGAACAAATACCCAGTAACCAACTAGACCAGTTTCAAATTCGGTATAACCAACATCATACTCAGACACATTAGCTGCATAAGCAAATGCTTCTATATCAGGGCAAGACGAATTTTGTTTTGATTTGTCAACGTTCAGGAGAGCATCAATAAGTTTCATAGTAATCCTTTGTGACTTGATTTCAAGTCTTGTTTAAGATAAGTTTATTATAACACATTTACTGAACAACAATCTCTTCTATATAGAATTCCTCACGATTCCCATACCATTTTTCTGCTGCTTCGGTAGTGTACCCACCTTTGATCAATTGTTTAATTTTGGTTGTTTTATGCCAAGAATTCAATTCAACTACTTTGGAATCTGCTTCAGGTTTGTCATAATAAGCTGAAGTTGGGGTTCCTCCAAGATCAACTACCTGCATCACAATGTAAATTTGCGTCATTTCAAAACTCCAAACAGAATAGATAGTTTCCAGATAATAACTTTCCATCCCTTAGTTCCGCTAAGATTATTGATTGAACAGATGCACAATCCATAATTATTCATAGTACCAGTTGCAGTCACATCAGACCAACAATCAGATGCCCATGTTACTTGGGCTACAAGTTTACCAATAGTAAAATTATGAGATTTGTTTGGGCAAAGAAATAGTTTTCCTTGGTCTTTCCATTCTTGTCTATAATCTGGAATCATTTTGGTTCATCCATCTTAGTTTTGTACAAGTCAGTCATTGTTCCCCCTTTTACAGCCCAATCTGCATCCCCAGAAGAATATGAAGAACGCATTGCAGAAAACTTAGCAGATGTTGCCGAAATAGAACCCATTGCCCCTTGAGGTGTTGCAACATAGTTTACAGTATTATCAGAAGAAATACCCAAACCTGAACCAACTTTCATTGCATCAATATTTGCCCCAAGAAACATGACCTGCCAACCACGGGTCTTGACCAGTTCAATCAAGGTCTTTACATGTTCTTTAGTATATTCTTTTGATCCATTTTCTTCACCGTCAGTAAGTATGCAAATTATCTGTGGATTCTTGGTTTCAGAATCAACTGCAGAAATAGTCATACCAATTGCATCATAAAGGGCAGTCATACCCCGTGGCACAAAAGTAGATGCAGTTAGGTCTTTTACTTCCTTCAGATCAACATTCTTGAATACCGTTTCGATTACATTGTCAAATTGAACAAAAGTTACAGTTGCTTCCCCTTCTACTTTCTTTTGTTCTGCATAGAAGGAATTAATTCCCCCAATTACATCATTTTTAATTGATGACATTGACCCAGAACGGTCAATGATTAGGGTGATATTTACGGGTAGTTTTTCGGTTGTCATAGTTTTTCCTTAGTTAAAAAATCGGTTGGTTTATGGTTTTTTGAATGTCAGCATGAATGTTTACGGTAAGGTTTCTTGCTTCAATAGCTTTTTCAAGTTCCTTAGCAACATCAAAGTTATCAGCAATTTCCCTATCTTCATCAGATGGAAATTTAGGCTTCGTAATGTCTACCCCAAACAAAGCATTAGTCGTAACCAATGCTGAATCTACGGCTGGATATAATGGGAATCGTTTAGTCATTTGGTAGTTCTGGAAGTTCCATCCAGTGTGTTACGCGTTCATCTTCGATTGTATCATACATTTCTTTATCTGACCAATAAAGATATGATTTATATGAGTCTTCGTAAGTTGGATGATCCCATTCCATAGAAAGAACACACGGAATACCTTTACATATTGTAAGAACGTAAGTTTCTGGTTCAGGTAGTTTATCTTTAGTTGAAATCCAGTCATTCTTAGAAGCATTCCATCCAGCAATAAATGCGTTCGCAGTATATGATTCACCGCGTTTCATAGAAGCTCTAATAGTTTCTAGATGGCGAAGGGTAGAAATATAAGCTTCTAACTGTTCTTGGAGATTCATTTCTTTTCCAAAATAATCTTTGGTTGAAGTTTCAATGTAAACAGTAATCATATTAACCCTTTAAAAATGACACAACAATTCCTGAAATAAGGAACGTAGCTCCTAAAAATATTCTATGTTCTGGTTTCGTTTCATGACTTATGTAAATCATACCCATGATACATAACAATGCACTTATAGACATTTTGCGTCCTTTGAAGTTTTAAGATAAGTTATTATAGCATCAATCCATCAGGAAATTCAACCTCATCACCAAGTTTAGAAATAAGATATGCGCGGATTCCTGCAATCAACATAGTTTCCCCATATGCAATTGTGTGATTAAGGTCATCTTCAAACCCAACGATAGCATCCCAACCAGTAGAACATTTATAGAATGTATTGCATTCTTCTTGAATAATATCAAATCCATTTGAACAATAATCTTGATGTGGTCTGCCCCATGCTTCTTCCATAGTCATCCATACAGAATATCCAGCGTCTTCAAGCATCCATAGATATCGCCAGTCATGATTTTTAAGTTTTGCAACAAGATAGTTCAGGAATTCATTCGTCGCTTCAGAGATTTTAATTTTCATATTATTTTACAACCATTCAACAATACATATAATATTAATACCATTTTTCGTGGTAGAAATGACTTTTACCCCATGCTCTCTAGCATTTGTATTCAGAATGTAGATTTGTGTTTTATCATCATAAGAGTATATTTCTGAATCGCGTTGCATTACCATACAATGGTCTTTTGTTTCAAACAAAATTTTACCTAATTTCATGATAAATCCTTTGTTGTTTAAGATGTCTTATTCCAACACAATAAAATCACAATCTTCTACAAGATTACCATTTTCAACCACAACATCAGAATACTGTGGTCGAATTTCTATCACTGTATATTCACAACCAATTTTATTCCAATACCATGATGATTTATCATAGCAATCGATGATTTTTATTTTACATCCGATGTATAAATTGTTCATGATAAATCCTTTGTTGTTTAAGATAAGTTATTATATACTACTTTACCAAGTAATAACGAACCATTGCAAGTTTGAAGCAATCAATTCTCCATTGATCATTAAACCTCAAATTAAGAACGATGATATCACCGCACTCAGCATAGGTTTCTACATCAACAACTTTCAGGATAGGTTTCCCTTGCCCATGTCCATCAGCAGATGCATATAGTTGACCAACTGCAATCCCATATTTTTCATAATCTTTCATGATGTTTCCTTTGTTGTTTAAGATGTTTTATTATAACACAATTCTACAATCACACCATACAAATGCCACCAATCTTCATCATTATATTTGTCGATAGCATCTTTTGCTGCTGCTTCAACTGAACTTCCATAACCCCGAAGTTCCCAGTTGTGTCCATCGTCATCTTCACAGATGCAAAATGATCGATAGTCTTCATTTGAAGATTTTTCTTGAATGATGATTTGAATGAACTTAGACATAAGTAATAGAAAGAAATCCTTCTTCCATAGTGGGTTCTTGATAAGATGATTTCATAGTCTTCATGACATAATCTGGAATAGACTTACCGGGTCTTGAATTCAAGCGACGAACGTGTTCTTCTTCAGAAAGATTTTGTCCAAAGACTACTGCGTGGATATCATATCCTTTCATAAGTCTAATCTTATTTGCGCGGGATTTGACCGAAAGATTTGTTTGATCCCAGACAATATCAAGAAAATTCATTTTGGCAAAAGTAAGATCATCCATCATTTCTGATGTTGCATCTTTGATGCGATCTTGAAATACTTCATTGTAGGTCTTTTTAGAATAAAACGCATATTGGTCAATGTAATGATCGGTGGACAAAATCATTATATTTAGGTTAGATAAGCAATTTTGCTCAACATAAAATGACTTACCAGATGCTGGAAGGCCGATAAGAATAGTTGCTTTTGGCATGATGTTTCCTTTGTATTAAATATATTATAACACGAAGTTGCACTAAATAATAGATAGAAACAAGGAATTTTCATGACAAAACCATATGCCGACCAGATAAATGTAAGTTCAACAAATTTAAGAAGTGTTGCTGATAAACTTGGGGATGTGGTTTCTGTGAAAGATTTTGGTGCACTAGGTGATGGCGTGACAGATGACACAGCTGCGATTTTGGCGGCATACGCTGCGGCCCCTGTTGGGTCATCCTTGCAATTCGAACCCGGCTCAACTTACAAAATTACCGGGCCGATTGGCGGCGGGAATGTCTACAAGACCATTGGCAACGGGGCGACTTTAAAACCAACTGCTGCCGCGTTTTCAAGCGACGGCTCACTGTTGACGCTGGGCAAGTTGCTGACCGCTTACACGGGGTTTACAACATTTTCTGCGGTAACAAATACGTCGGTTGTCACACTGCCAACGGGGGTAACTGCTGAGGTGGGTGACCTGCTTAAATTTGAGAGCACAGACGTTCGCGTTACCGGGTACAACCACGGAATGTATGCTCGCGTTACAAGCATAGTCGGGCAGGTTGCAAATTTATCGTGTTCGTTTTATTCGGCATTTACTGTAACTGGAATCAATAGGTACAGAGGCTACCCCACTTTAGAAATAAGTGGGCTGAAGTTTGATTTAAGTGCTGCCCCAAACAACCTTAACTATGTAAACGCGCTCTCCGTAATTGGGACGAATGTCAAAGTCATAGGCTGTGAATTTGTTGGTAATTCTTATGCCTGCGTTGGGGTTGATGCTGCTGGCGACAACATCGCAATCAACGGAAACTCGTTTTCCAATTTCCTTAACGTGCAGGGGGTGTCTCCGGGATTGCCAAGCAGAGTTGGTTACGGTGTAAACGTAAGCGGGAATAACCTCAATGTTTTCGGCAACACCTTTTCACGGTGCAAGCACTCCGTAACGGGTGGGGACAGGTCTGCTGTTAGCGTAAATGTTGACATCCACCACAATCACATTACCGAGGATTTTTCCGGTACGGTTGACGATTACAAGGGCGCTATTGACATGCATAGCAATGTCTCTGGTCCGTATCGCGTTCATCACAATTACGTCACTGCGCATTCCACTGTGGTAAACGTCCGAAGTGAGAAATGCACTATCTCGGATAACGTGTTTATCCAATCGACTGCTGCGGGAAACGTCATCAATAACGGCGAGCTTGGAATAGACGGCTTGATCATTAACGCAAACAGAATTTTCATGTGCTCTTCTGCGTCTGCTTTACTTAGTGATTACGCAGCATCCCCAAGCAACTACTTTAAGAACATCTCGATCTTTGACAACCACATCACAACAGGGAGCGTTTTTAAGTCTGGAGTTACCTCTACCGTCATCGAAAACATGTCTATCCGCAGAAACAATGTTCCAGGCAACCACCTCTTTTATGTCAGTGGTACGGGCCTTTCAATGTCCAACATTGATGTGTCTGACAACGTATCATCAGGGGGGCATGTGTTTTATGCCTCCGGTACGAGCCTGCTGATAGGCAGGGTCAAGGTTAATGGTAATACGTCAGTAGCTACAGGCCTGCTAACAATATCAAACACCAGCGCAACGGCCATGGCGGACATTGAATGTCGCGGAAATAAGTACACTGTTGCCGCAGGAGTGAACACGGATAATGGCGTGAGTTTTTCATCGGGCTACTTGACCAAGGGCGCTACATTTAAGCGCATTGGGATTAAAGATAATCTGATCGACATGACCGGCAGGGACAGCAATGCGACTGCATTAAATTTCAACGATGCCATTTTCAATGTTATGGATGTTGTCAATAACGTGATTATCCGTGGTCCAAGCAACACCTTTAGAAATGTTAGCTGCACCCGTGGCGACTATTCGGATGTAACTTTTTCAGGCAACAGGTTTGACGGTGATTTCAATCTTGCGAATCAGGGCGTATTCGGGTACGCGAGCCGCATCAAGATTGTCGGCAACACAATAACCAACATCACCTTGACTGAAGGCACTCTGGCACTGACGATAAACGACTTAGTTATCAGCGGTAACTCTGTGTCTGGGGGTGTTAACTTTGCGGGTGCAGCGTCATCAACATCGTGGTCATCTGGTGGTGAGGCGGTAGTTTCAAACAATGTGTTTTCGACGGGCACGTTAAGTATCAATTTTGATAACAACAAAGTACGGGCATACGGCAACACATTCAAAACTGCGCTGAATGACACCTCAGCAAATAACGGGTATTACGCTGTACCCCTAGCAAATGCGGTGCTGACTGGCTCAATCACATGGAAGGGTGCGACAAAGCCCACATACACGGGTGATCTTATAAAGACAAGCATTCCAACAACCGGATCATGGGTTATTGGTGATCGAGTATTCAATTCCGCTCCAGCGGTAGGCCAGCCTAAATCATGGGTACGAATTACTACTGGATCAGGAAATGTTTTAAATACTGACTGGGTATCTGAAGGTAACTTGTAATCAAACCCACATCAAATTTCTATTCTTAACTAAATTACTACAATGTTTTGTAGTTTCAGAATAGAAATCTGCTTCCAATTGATTGATTTTGTCATATAGTTTCCTACGGTCTTCAGTAGTATCTTCCCAAATACTCACCGAATCTCCAAATAGTTTCATATATCCTGATTCTTCATAAGCATCAAAAGTAAAGTAACGATACTTGGCAAATGAATATGCATCAATGATTTCTTGATAAGCAACTTTACTATCTTCATCAGAATTTTCAATCTGAAAATCAAGCCATTTTAATCCAAAGTACATTCGATCAACAGATGAAACTTCCATTGAAAATAGTTTCCAACGAATATAACTTTGTTTTGAATAGTAATAATCAGAACCCATTACTTCCATCCAGAAGCATTCTTTTTCAATGAAGTCAATTACCCCATACATCAATCCATCAGGAATTTTTTGGGTAAGATCAGACCATCCTCCAAGTTTAGCAGTAGTTCGTAAAACATGAGTAGAATCTTTGACATTAGAAATCCAATAAATTCCATCTGTAATCTTCCTTGGAATCCAGTAAACGATATTCTGAATAACATCAAGACTTTCGATTACTGCTAGCCCAATTCTTGATGTTTCTTTTTCAAGTTTATGAAATGCTTCCCATTCTTCAGAAGTACCCATAGAAAGCATTTCAGGTAATCCAAATACTTTTCTAAGAGAATCAGCAAATTTAGATAAAGACCAGTAAGTTTTCATTTACCAGTCACTTTCATCCATAAGAGTCGTTTTGAATTTTCCATTAACTTCATTCAATGTAATGGGAATTTCTGCTGTCACAATCGATCCAATTCCTGATGATGAATCGACTTCAATATCAACATAATCTGCATCAGGAAATCGAGTCATCAATTCTACAATATCAATCAGAGTTTGTCTATTCAGAATCATGTTCATCTTTCAAGTTTGCCCCATGCCAACCCCAAGCGGAATCTTGAAGTTTCAGGGCGATGTCATAATTGTTTGTCATATGGGAAAGGAAATCTTGAGTCAACAATGTTTGCTCTTTCAGAAGGGCAATGAATTCAGATTGACAAGATTGGATGAATGATTCGTTCATTTAAAGGCTTTCTAATGGGTTTAAACCCTCGGGGCTACATTGGTATAGGTTAGTCTATTTAAACGCAACTAAGACGATTCTGATGCGTTCTGGGGCTATTCTAAGGGGTTATTATTAATCGTTTCAAATGAAACCCATCTTGTAATAAACCCATAACCTTCATCGGCAATTTCATCGGTATTGAATCCAAATTCAGATGTATAGAAATATTCCCCTAAGAATGTTCCCTTGCCTAAAGATGATAGGTCTTGAACTGCAAATACCCATGTTCCATCTTCAGGAATGGAATCCGATACATCAATCAACAATGAATCAATTGTGGTAATAAGTTCTTTATGGGCTGAACATAGTACCTGATAAGATAATTGCTTACCATATAGAGAATCTATCTTTGATAGAAATTCTTCAGAAGTCATAACTTAAATTCATCCTTGATCTTATCTACTTCATGCAGAAACAACTTCATTCGATCAGAACATTCCTTGGTATCAACAAATGCTGTATCATGGGCAGTCTGAAGGGCTTGAAGAATATCAACCACCCGACCATATTCATTTCCTGAAATCACATTTAATCCATACTTCTTTGTCAGATGTTTGATCAGAGGTTTTTGATTGTCATCAGAAATCAATCCCCAATACCGTTCAAGATACTTCCTTGACATTGAACAAAGAACCCCAATAGAATCTTTGTTGCCATATTCATCCCGAATTTCAGGACCAAGATCAGTTCCTGAACCACATCCTTGAATCACAATCTTCTTAGATGATTCTTTCAACATTTTTCGCATGATTGCTTTGTTGAAGTTTTTGATATCGATAGCTTTTTGAAGGGCTTTAGTCATTTGCATTTTGATTTCCTTTGTTTTAGAAGATTGAATTATAGCATTAATCTTGATCATCATCTTCAGGATAATAAGAATCATCACAAAAATCAGTATCAATTGTGACAGAACCAAAGTCCATCTTTCCATAATGGCATGTAACCACAGTATCAACATCAAATTCGATAATTGTCACAAGCCTTAAATTTGGATCAGGACATACGGCAACTGGTACAAGACCAATCAACCCAGAATCAACCCCATAGTCAAAGTTATTTGATCCATCATAGCAACCGTCCCCATATGCGGTGGAAAATGCATGTACAGAATATTGATTTTCGCCTATAACAACAAATCCTGTTGGTTTATTGAAATAGTCACATGATTCCAATAAATCCATCCATTTGTCATCTGGAACTACATAGCATGGATCGCCAAGATAATATTTACCGGGGGCTACTGTAAAATATTGCATTTTTATTTCCTTTAACTTCTATTAAAGTTTAGACCAACCAAATGAACGGCACAACCATTGTTCATTATTCACAACAACAATATCGCCTGATGAAAGGGAACGACCCCGACCATAAACATATTCACGTTCATCTTGACGATTTGGGTTATTTGTAATGTCAAAAACTTCATCAGCAATAGCTTCATTGTCTGTACAAGAACCAGTATTGATTTCGAATGGTTTAGATGGTTCCCAAAAAGCAATGTTGTCTTGAACAAATTCAACGCAATCATCCATGAAGTACAGCTTATGGGCAATGGCAGAAGGGGCAAATTTGATTTGAACTTTTGTCATGATAAATTCCTTTGTTTGTTTGGATAGAAGTATTATAACATCAAATTTTAACGTTTGTGAAGTAATATTCTTGATTGGTTCGTTCTTTTTTCGCAATGTTCTGGTACAAATCTCCAAAATAGTGAACTTTATATCCCGCTTTAACCATTGAATCATGAACAGGATTTGGGTTTTCGTTTTGGCATCCAGAAAGCCCAAATTTTATACCCTGACTGTTTAGTTCATGGATCAAATTTATTAAATCAATGTCATCTTTATGTGACCATGTTGTATTGTATCCTGCACCTGTATTACTATATGGAGGATCAAAATAAACAAACATATTTTTTTCAAATGTTAATTTTTGAAATGGTAAAGATGAATATTTCACCACCGTTAGATCAATATTAGCGACATCATGACAATTCTGAATAGTTGCGGGGGAAGCACATCGTTTACCCCATGTTTGGTTAAATTCTCCCTTGCTATTGAAACGCATCATGTTGCTATTACACGACCAAATCAATGCCAGCAACAACTTCCATGATTTGGATGTATTGAATGATTTCCGTAAAGTCAAATATCGTTCTTGATTATCCTTCGTCATTGATGATAACAAGATTGATTTTTCAATTTCTGCTTTGTTTCCAAAATTTTCGTGAATCTGAATAAGTTCAGAAATAATGTCATTAGCATAGATTGTTTTAAACTTATCCAATACGTTCAGATAAACGGAACCCCCACCAGTAAACACATCAACGAAATCCAATCCTTGATTAATTGGCATTAATGGAATCAACTTATCTAAAAGTTTAAATTTAGACCCAATATAAACGATAGGACTTTTAATCATACTTCAATCTGTTTAAATTTATGATCAAATGCTGTTGGATCATCCCCATAGTAGCCCCGTGGATTAGAAACAATTCTCAGGTCTTCAATTTCATAATCTACTTGGCTATGTAGGTGGCCATGAACTGCCAATTTGATATCAGAATCAATCAGAATATCAAATAGTTCTTCAAAGTAAGCATAATGTAATGGATCATGTCGGAAATTTTCAGGAACAGACAACAAACATGGAGCCATGTGGGTGACAAGAACTTTTTTCTTATCAGTTTTCAATAAAGCGAATTCCTTGATCTTTTCTTTGGTAAGAATGCATTGTCTTGCTGTATCCCTTGGGGACAAATAAACCTTTTCCCCATATGCAAGTTTTGCAACATGAATTTGGGAATAATCATTCATTCGTCCTTCACAATACTGAACCACAACAGGATTTTCATTGTTCATGGTCGTCCACATAGTAGCCCCAAAGAAAATCGTATCATCAACTTCAATCGTTTCCTTTTCAAGAACAACAAAATTTGTCAGATTATTTTCCCGAAACCTATCGGTTAGATTCTTCTTAGTATGGATAAACGAATTTTGATAATGACAATGGTTCCCGATTATCCAGATGACCCTTTCATATCGTTCATTCAAGAACTTGAAATATTCTACTACTTGATCTTTCAGGGTAGATTTTTCTTTCAGAAGTCTTGCTTCCAAAGTATCCCCTGCAAGAACAAGAACTTTTGATCCTTCATTGGAACTATTATAAAGTTCAGAAACGCCCCCAAAATCTAAATGTAGATCAGATGTAAGATCAAATTTCATTTTTGGGTAATCTCAAAGAAACGTGCCATTGCACATGAAAACGGAACATTATGATTTATCCCATTATGATTACAACATCCAAATTTTACAATATCACATTCATTCTTGAATGGGCATTCTGCGTTTGGGGGAATTTTACCATTCACTAATTTAATAACTGTTGCTGTCATGATAAATTCCTTTGTTTGTTTGGATAGAAGTATTATAACACTTTACTGACATTTAGAAGAACAGAAAACGTGAAAATTGTAACCAGAATTGCAAAAACAAACCGAAAAAATGCAGCAAGCCATGATGTCGATTGGGTCTAAATTTAAACTTTTAGATAAGTTGATTCCATTAATGCCAATTAATCAAGGATTGGATTTCGTT